GTGTTCCATGAGGGCGAGGTCACGCAGCTCGGGGAGACGCAGGCCAGGGACCAGATCGGGAACATCATCGTCACCGCTGACGGGTCCGGGGTCCTCTACACGGCGGCGTCCCAGGGCTCGATAGCGAAATGGCACCAGCGGGAGCGGTGGCTGGCCGCCGGCGGGACGATTACCGGCGCGAGCGCCATCAACGTGGCGGCGGCCGGGCTGCAGCAGCTGGATGACGAGGTGGAGGCCAGGGTCATCCAGATCCCCCCGAATCAGCCGGGCAAGACCGTGTTCGAGGATTTCGGGATCTTCGACTGGATCGGGGTGGAGCGGGGGGACTTCTCCGCCATCGACTCGATGCGGGTGCTGGGGATCACCGTGTCCGTCGACCAGGACGGCGCGGAGACGCACGAGCTGGTCCTGCAGACCTACCGGCAGGCGCAGGTCCAGTGGCTCCAGTACCTGGTGAACAAGCTGGGCGGGCAGACGGCTGCCGCGCTGGGCGGCCTGACCGCCTCCGGGCTGGCGAACGGGCTGCCGGTGGTGGCGCTCGGCTCCCAGGCGTTCATCGACCCGCCGCCGCTGACCGGCACGGCAGGCGGGTCATCGGGCGGGATCGGCGTCCAGTCTTCGATAGCGGCTTCTCCCGAGGTGGCCACGGGCGGCGGCATTCCCGGGTCTGTCATTTCTAGCGGGTCCGTTCCGCAGGCGGCGCTCGGCTTCGCGATGCCAGCCGGCGGGACAGCGGTTACCTACAGCGCGACCGCGCCGGCATCACCTGCCCTGAATGACGTCTGGTACCAGACATCCGCCACTGGCATCGTGACCGGGATCAGCGTATGGAACGGCACGGAGTGGATCTCAGCTCCGATAGGTGCGACCGCTGTCAGCTTCGCCGCCACGGACATCGGCGGAATCCAGACGTTCATCCAGCCTGCCGCGCCCACGGGCGTGATAGCGGCGAACTCGCTGTGGTTCGACACGGCGCACAGCATGCGGCTGAATGCCTGGTCTGGCAGCGCGTGGAACCCGTACCAGTTCGGTGCCGGGGCCATCGCCACGGGCAGCCTCACCGCCGCGCAGATCGCGGTCGGGGCGCATCACGGCGCAGCAGATCGCTGTCGGGACCATCACCGCTGAAGAGCTGATGGCCGGGCTGATTGTCGCCGGGATCGTGGACGCGACTACCATTACCGCCGCTACCTTCGACGGCGGCACGTACATCGGTAATGACTTCATAATTAATACCGCAGGGGAGTTTTACTATTCCGGTCTGCCTGCTGCCGGTAATATGACTTACTCTATCACTAACGCCGCCGGAACGGATCAGTTCGGTAATGCGTACCTGCTGGGCATTACCATGTACTCCGCTAACGGAATCATCGGGCAATACGCTATGCAGCAAGAGGTGGCGGGAGCGGCAGGAGGTACATATCAGCTTTTCACGGCTGCTACGCAGGCAGGACCCTGGACCGAGTCTACTTTCATTCAGGTATCTTCCAGCGGAATTACCCTGGGAGGGGCTGTCTTCTCATTCGGCGGCGGGCCCGGCAATCCTAGTTATATTGCCACCGACAGCTGGAACCCGGTCACTTTCATCAACAGCTGGGCCAATCAGGCCGCCGGGAACATGCCGCTCCGGTACATCCTCAACACGGACGGCACCGCGAGCCTGCAGGGGATCATCGCAGGAGGGTCGGCGGCCACGGTCTGCAATAACCTGCCTGCGGCTTACCGCAACATTTCGTACGCGGCGTTCGCACCGATCGTCAGCACCGCGTACGACCCCGGCTTTATCCAGGTGGGAACGGACGGGTCGGTCGTCATCCACGCGGCCACGGTCACCGGCAAGGCATGGATCATCGACATAACCTGGTCGTTGTCCTAGCAGGGAGGTATCACCAGTCATGAAGGACATCATCACTAGCAACGGTTCGGGCAAGATGCATCTCGGCTGGCTTGTGCCGGGAGAGAAGGTCTGCCTGGGCGTCGGGCCGGTCAGCCTGCGGTTCAGCCGGAAAGAGGCCATCAGCTTGCACAGGATGTTGACAGAGCTGCTGGCAGAGCAGGAACCCCGGGGTAATTGCACGCCCTGCGGCTGCCCGCAGTCTCACGAGCCAGCTCCGATACCAGCAGCTCCCGTTCGGTTCTTCTGGGATGACGAGAACGGAACGTGATGTACCGGATTCTTGTCACCGGATCCCGGGACTGGGATGACCTGGAGCTGTTTAACTTCGCGCTGAGCGCAGCGGCGGAGCCGCACCTGCCGGACGTGGTTATCGTTCACGGGTTCTGTCAGACAGGTGCTGATCCTATGGCAGATGAGTGGGCACGCAGCCGTGGCCTGGATCCTGAGAGGCATCCCGCTGGCTGGCATCAGTACGGCCGCAGTGCCGGCCCGCGCCGGAATGCCGAAATGGTGGCCCTTGGCGCGGATCTGTGCCTGGCGTTCATCAAGAACGGATCACGGGGCGCGACGGGCTGTGCTGCCCTGGCGAAGGCGGCCGGCATCAGGACTGTTCCGTACCAGGCGAGCTGCCGGTTATGTCAGATCCGCAAGCTCCGTGTCATCTTGGCGTTGTCAGGCGGTATAAAGGAGTCATGAGATGGTTATCCCCCGTGACTGTCTTTAGGTCAGGCAGCCTTCCGACCCCCGTTAGGCTGCCTGACCGTACTATGTCTGCGATAGGATGGAAGTGCCTTGAAGATTCTTGTCACCGGAGCCGCAGGCTACATCGCCGGCCATCTGATCCGTGAACTCAGTTTCCGGGGGCATAGTGTCAGGACTCAGGACATCGCCCCTGGCCCTGACGTGGATAACGTGTTTGACTTGGCCGATTATCGTGAGCGAAGTCGCTGGCTGGAGTTCCACAGCCCGGATATGGTCATTCACCTGGCCGCCCTGTACGGGAGGGTCTGGGGCGAGAAGAACCTGAGCAGGACCGTTCAGGCTAATACGGGAATGACAGCTGAATTGGCCAGGGATACCGCACGTGCCGGTGCGAGGCTCATGTTCATCTCATCGAGCGAGGTGTACGGGAAGACCGCTGATCAGCGCGGTGATGTCCTGACGACCATGCCGTTGCTGCCCCTGAATATGTACGGGCTGTCCAAGAAGTGGGGTGAGGAGGCGTGCCAGCTGTACGCTCCGGATGGCCTGATGATCACCAGGCTGAACATGCCCTACGGGCCGGCGGCTGTTCTCCCCGATCCCGGCACCGTTCCGCGCTTCTCGGGCCGGGCAGGGGTACTGGGGTACAACGCGCTGCACACCATGCTGTGGGCGGCGTCTCACAGCATGCCGATCACCGTGCACAAGGGCACCGCTCGCTGCTTCACGTACGTAGGCGACACCTGCCGTGGCCTGGCCATGATCGCGGAGTCCGGTTACGAGGGCGTGTGGAATGTCAACCGGAACGACGATCATGTCATCATGAGCACGCTGGCTGAGTGGTGCAGGGCCCTGGTGCCCGGCTGCGCTTCGGAGATCACCGAGGAAGAGCCTCCCGGGCAGGTCACCCTGCGGAAGAGGCTGGATAGTGACCGGCTGTGGGAGATGGGCTGGCGTCCGCAGGTGGATCTGGTTGACGGCATGAAAATGACACTTGACTACGTGTCCAGGTACGATCGTGATGGACGGTGGCAAGGATGACTCTGATATCGGTTGTCATTCCAACAGTCGCCGGGCGAGAGGATCATTACCAGCGCTGCGTGGAGGCGTACCTGTCTAGGACTCGCTCATGCAGGCCGGAGATAGTCACGGAGCTGGATCATCCGTCGTGCGGGCTTGCCTGGCAGGCAGGTGCGGAGCGGGCAAGCGGGGACATCATCCACCTCACCTGTGATGATATCGAGCCGCTGGATGGCTGGGACATCGCCGCCATGGAGGCAGTGGAGAGGCACGTCCTGCCCGGCCCGCTGGTGCGGCAGGCTGGCTCCCTGGAGCCGCAGTCGTGGGGGCACGAGCTGCCGGACTGGTCTCCCGTCAAGATGTCCACCCTGGCGTTCATGACGAGAGATCTCTGGGAGCAGGTGCAGCCCCTGTTCACGGCCCATTATTATACAGATGACTTTATAAGCGAGCGGGCCAAGCACGCTGGCTGGGATATTCAAGTGGTGCACGGGTACTCGTTCCTGCATCACTGGGCACAGGTTAAGAGAGGTGCCGGCTTTTCCGAATTTGATCGCATGCTGCACGATAAGCCTCTCTTCGATCAGGCCATGCAGATGGTATCTGCCGGGCAGTGGACAGAGCCGTGGCCCCGGGAGGGCATGTGATATTTGATTGTGTGATGTTCCGCAATGAACTCGATATGCTTGAGGCGAGGCTTGACTACTTTGAGCAGTACCCGTATGTCCTGCACGTTCTGGTGGAGGCTCCTGTCACTCATCGGGGCGCACTAAAGCCCCTGCATTTCTCGGAGAACAAGGAACGGTTCAGGAAGTGGGAGTACCGGCTTCTTCCTCTTGTCTGCGAGAGCATTGTGCCTCCGGGCATTTCTGCCTGGGACCGGGAGCATATTCAGCGAGACTTCGCTCAGGGGTTCATAAGCCCTCGGACTGGAGATACGGTACTCATCTCCGATGTGGATGAGTTTCCGTCTGAGGAGTTCATGAACAGCGGCCTGCCTAACGCGCTGACTCCGAGGATCACCCTGAACCAGAAGCTCAATCTTTACGCCGTGGACTGGGAAGTTCCTGTCGAGCATGTGTGTCAGGTCGCCGTGACCGGTGATGAGCTGGCAGGAACCAGCCTCTCGCAGCTCCGCGATAACCGGCTCAGCTATCCGCGCTTCGACGGTGGTGGCAGGCACCTGACCTGGCTGGGAGGCGTTGAGGAGCAGGCATACAAGCTCGCGGTTACCTGTCATGAGGAGATGCGTTCCGACGAGCGTTACCGGATCGCCTCAGGCGAGTGTTACCGGACAGGCATCCATCACGCGGGCGATTTGCAGCTGAACGCTGTTGATGTGGATGAGACCTGGCCTCGGTACATCCAGGAGCGCAGATGCCCTGAATCATGGTTCCGGCCGCGATGAGTGAGACGTGCGGTGATTGTGAAGAGCCGATCTGGTGGGAAGACCGGCGTAACGGCTGGGAAAATAAGCATGGACAAGCCTGGTGCAAGGGACCGGACGGGACTCGCCCCATCTGGGAGCAGCAGCATGCCCCGAAAGGCAGCTTTCCTGTCCGTGTCCGGAAGCCGGAGGGTCAGGTCTGCCGCTGCATCGCCGCTAACCGCGAGCACATTCACCGCCTGGAGATCCTTCCGGACGGTGCTGAGCTAAGGGCAAATTAGATGAAGGCGATCATTTGCGTCATGGGCGGAGTCCACATCATCTCGCCGGATCCGTCTCCGGTCGTGTGGGTTGTATGTCAGTGTGGCGGTTCGGCGGTTCGGTGGGAAGATCCGGAGGCCGGCAAGCTTGTCGTGGCGACGCAGGATAAGACCAAGGTCTACGGGCTCGGCCTGAACAATTCTCTTCTCAGGGCGGCGCTGAGTGCCCATGGTCAGACGTGGGAGGGTTACAGGGCTTGGCATGATACGGCTACGGACGCCCCCGGCTATGTATTTGATAAGTCCCGTGCCGGGTGCTGGGCGGTAGTCTTCGCTATTGGCTCGACTAGCGACACGCGGTGGGCTTCTGCTGAGGAGAGTCCACTCAAATGAAGCCTGACGGCGCTGTTCGCCTTTATAGGATTCCCATGACGTTCCGGCAGGGCGCGGCCTGGGTGGGCCAGTGGCACCGGCATAACAAGCCGCCGCGAGGCTGTAAGTTCGTGGTTGGGGCAACTGATGCCGAGGGTACTATTCACGGGGTGGCTATGGCTGGCAGGCCCATAGCCCGGTCGTGTGATGATGGTCTGACACTTGAGGTCTACCGATCTGTGACGCTGGACGACGGGCCGCCAAATGTCAATAGTTTCCTGTATGGCGCGTGCTGGGCAATAGGCCGTGAGATGGGGTACCTGCGGTGTATTACCATGACACAGGGCGACGAGCCTGGGACGTCATTGATAGCCGCCGGATATCGCTTGGTGGGTGAGCGTAAGGCACGGGGGAGCTGGATGGATTCTACTTCTGATGATCGGCTGCGCAAGATGCGTGATCCGGTAGGTAACGGCGGTGTACCACGTAAGGCGTGGGATGCGCTTCGTGACTCAGACGGAGTAGGGCCGATTCTTGCAGTCCAGTCTCTGCGAGTTAAGCCATGAACCAGATCATCACGTTCACTGCTTATAACCGGCCTCACTATATGAACCAAGTGCTGGAAAGCTGGTCTCATGTACGCGATGTCAGCGAGGCGCACTTTGATTTTCATGTTGAGCCCGGGTGCCGGGAGATGGAGACAGTTTGCAGCTATGCTCCTCGCACTGGCTCGTCTGTGCATGTCAACGGAAGCCGCCTGGGCGTGCAGCGGAACCCGTTCGCAGCGATCAACTGCGCGTTTGACCGCTATCTGCGAGAGAGTCACGTTCGAGAATCCAGGAAGACTTCGTGATCCTGGCGGAGGACGATTTCGTCGTGAGTACTGACATCCTGGAGTGGTTCTCCTGGGTCCGGCAGGAGTTCTATGAGGATCAGCGTGTCTTGTGCGTGTCGGCCAGCCAGCACGAGAAGCAAGGAGACCTGGCAGACTCCTTGTTCCTCCCGTGGTTCCCCGGCTGGGTGTGGGGCACCTGGCGGGACCGGTGGCAGAACCTGATCGCTCCGGACTGGACGTTCGATTACGAGCACCGGGGCTGGGACTGGCGGCTCACCGACTACTGGTGCAAGGAGAAGGGCATGGTGTGCGTTGCGCCGGCCGTGTCCCGGACTCAGCACATCGGGGAGCACGGCGGCGTGCACACGATCCCGGGCCAGTGGTTCCTCGATCAGCAGTCACGGTGCTTCGAGCCTGAGATCCCGCCGCAGCAGTACCGGCGTCCGGACGGTGTGTCGGACATTCCCAACCCGCGAGGCTAGCGGTATTACAGGTCATGAAGAAGCTATCTAGTGTTCTGATTCTTACTGTCACGCTTGCGGCGGGTATCACAGGTTGCCAGCCGCCCGTGATCATCACGTCTCCGCAGAAGATCATCCCGTCATGCCATTTCGTGGAGTTCCCGTGGAGCGCTGGCTATATTGCCGTTCAGGAGAATAGCCAGCACCGTATTCAGTGGGGGGTTGTCATGACGCCGATGACGCTCTCCATTGGCGATTGGACTATCCTGGTATCCCTGAACGGCGTGGAGATTGACTCCAAGGAAAAGACTTACGCGACACCGTATGTTCCGCATGCCAGTTATTACAAGAACTTCCCTGTTCCGTCAGGCGAGGTGTTCTCAGTGACCGCTGAGGTAATCAGCGGCGGGATAGCTTACGCCAGCGTTCCCAATGCCTGCAAGACGATGTGAGGATGAGATCGTGACTCCTGAGACCATGGAGAGTTTCACCCGGCTGCTGGCCACCAGGCTCTCCGTAATCGTCCCGTCCGGGTTCCCCTTCGAGGTCCGGGACGGAACGCTGCACGGTTCCCGTGACCGGTGGTGGGGCGGAGTGTCCTTCGACATGCAGCGCCTGTGGCGTATGTTCGGTCCGCAGTTCCCAGGGGCTCCGGCCTGGTATGCGGGCGGTTACGAGGAGAGGCTAGTCCTGCTGACGGACTATGTTCTGGATGGCGTGCAGGATGGCGTCAGCGAGGCGACCGGGGACGCGTGGCCTGGCACAACTGAGCATCCGCCGTCGTACGCTGAGGTCCGTGACGGCATCCTGCACTTTGGTTACGGCGACCCTGCCGCTCCTGTGCTGGAGTGCGAGCCTATCCTGCTGTCTGATCTGGTGAGCTAGCGGTTGTGTGTCTCGGTTGCTGTTCCTGAGTCTGAGTCTTCTACGTACTTAGCATGCGGCAAACCAGACACCAGGGCGGCAGGCACGCCGTGGTATGTGATGACTGAGGTTTTGCCTTCTATTGCGGCTTGGATGATCTCTCCGAGCTTGGCACGGGCTTCTTCGGTGCTGTAGTAGATTGTCACTCCTTCAGGTTACCGCTAGGAGCCGCTGGACGACACCCCGATAGGGATAGTCAGTAAATCCCGGTACTTCGGAGGCAATCGTGCCGCTCAGCAAGGACGACGTACGCTACATTCAGCAGGCGTACCAGGCTGGCCTGGTTAAGGGCCGGGGGCAGCTCGACAAGGCTCTTGAAGGCGTGACAGGTTACTCCATCGCACACGTTGACAAGTACAGCCCGGAGCAGACGGCGTATGCGGCGAGCAGGTTCCGTGAGGAGCAGGCATGGCGGCGCGGGCCGAGGATCAATGCGGCGGCCATGATCCGCCGCATACGCAGCGGCCCTCTTGTGCTGTCGGGCATGGAGTTCGAGCGGTACTTCCCCGGTGGCCCGGAAGAGGGTGAGGAGACCAATACCGGAAATATCTGGGTCGCGCAGGGCCTGACGAACGTCATCTCGCTGTGGATGGGATTGACGGGTACGGCGATCAACCATCTTTCACAGACCGGTGCGACTCCTGTCTGCGGCGTCGGCACAGGTACAGCAGCAGCGACCGTTGCTGATACGACCCTGATCAGCAACGGCGGTTCTGCGTACTACCAGGCGTTCGATGCCGCGACACTGGGTACCACGGCCACTGCCGGTGTCATCATTGGCACGTCCACGTTCGCTTCTGCGGTGGCGAACTTTGCCTGGAATGAATGGTGCTGGGCCACCGGTACTGGCCTGGTGACGCCAGGCAGCTTCCTGGGCACGGCTGCTGGCTCGCCGTTCGCCACAGCCAGCAGCGCCGCCATGAACAACCACAAGACGAACGCGGCGCTCGGATCGAAGGCGTCCGGAAGTTCTTGGGTCTTCAGCACTCAGTTTCAAGCCCAGTAGGCTAGGCAGCAGCACCGATAATTCTTCTCGGAACCCTGGAGCTGCGGACGTGCAGCCTGCCGAGAGGTCAAGCATGCTGTGACTGCTATCAGCGACTCCGATGCCGGGTTCGGGTCTGAGGCTGGCAGTACTGCTCTTGTGCAGTCGAACCAGGCCAATTCTGGCATGACTGCCGTGACCAGTCAGACTGTCACCCTGCCCCACGGAGTTGCCCAGGGAAACCTGCTTGTAGCCAGCGTGATGTGCGGCAGCAACGCACAGGCAATAGCTGCTCCGGCTGGCTGGACGCAGGCAGTAATCAATCAGCCAGCCGGAGCTGCTGCTATTGAGGCGGCAATCTGGTATGCCGTGGTGACTGCCGGGATGGCCGGGCAGACCAGCTGGACGTTTACCACCGGGTCTCCCGTTTCCATGGCTGTCGTCATGTCGGAGTTCTACTCCCCTTACGGGTGGCTGCCCAATCCGCTGGATCAAGTGTCTCAGGGTGGCACGCAGCCTTTTTCTTCTACTTCTACCAGCATTGACTCGGGCACTACCCCATTTACCGAGCAGCCACTTGAGCTGTGTATCGCCTGTCTGGTATATAAGGGAGCAGGACAGGCATATAACGGCATTGCCAAGGGCTTTTCTATTGTTCAGGATAGTCCAGGCGGTGGTAATTCCCTCACAGAATTGTTTCTGGTCTCTACGGTTTCCTGGTCAGCCAATGCCAAATATCAGCTGTGGGGATTTCCTGTGTACTGGGCCGGCTGCATTGCTACGTTCATGCCTAATGTTCCGATTCCTGTCAGCAGCCGTGACTCTGGTACCGGAAGCGATTCGTCACTGCTGACGGCACTGGCGGCGGACCTGGATGCAGGCACCGGCACGGATATCGCTGTTGCCGGCCGGTTCGTATCTCCTGTACGTCACTGATTCCGACGCAGGCACCGGCACGGAGGCACAGAGTCTGCCCTTGCCCCTGCTTGTGCAGTCTGCGGACTACGGCTACGGCAGCGACACAGGCGGCATCGCCAGCATGACACGGCCTCCGCTGACTGCACTGCCCATCTTCGAGGGATTCAGCCTGTCCCGGGTGGCCGTGCTCGGCGGCAGTGGAGAGTACGGCAGTGGAGAGTACGGCAGTGGAGAGTACGGCAGTGTTGGCGGCACAGAGTCTGTCCAGCTCTTCGGAGCACAGTCGATCACTATCACCCCGACCATTACGTCATCCGCCATGAAGTCCGATGACTGGGACATCGGCGTCTGGCTGGACCTGACCAAGGCAGATGTCACGGTGACCAACGGATTCATGTCCTGGGCCGCTATCTCCAGCCTGTCCGGGGTCGCTGTCGTCAGCTCTGGTGCCAGCCCCAGCGACTACTACGGCCTTCCGCTCTGGACGCAGTACCAGCACAACACGCCAGCGGTTCCCATAGCATTCAGGATGTCGTCTCGTGACAGCAGGTCCGGGACACGCACTCTTGACTTCGCGCTCTACCGGGTGCAGCTGTCCGTGCTCAACTACACGGGACTGGTCTACAAAAACGGGCTTGGCGTGTCCTATGCAGGCACTGTCCTGCTCAGCAGCACGGATGAGGCAGGGAATGCCCTGCCTTATCTGGAGATCGGCCGGATCGTCTCCTCTCCTGGCAGCCTGACTGGCACGCTCGGTCCGCTAGCGCTTCAGGGAGTGTGATCACGATAGTGATGCGCATGAGGCGTAGACGGGAGCGGTCGTGACTAACGCACTGCCCATTCAGGGAGCCAGCTCCAACGTCTGGGGCACGCTGCTCAACAACTGGCTCCTGGTCGCGCACAATGCTGACGGCACCCTGATCAACCTGGTTCCGACCGCTGTCCAGACGGTTAACTACACTGCCTCGGCCGGCCAGCTGGTGACGATGGACACGACCAGCGGGTCGTTGACGGTCACCCTGCCTGCTGCTCCTGAAAATGGCACACCGCTTTGCGTGAAGATGGTCACGCAGGGCTACACCAGCGGAGTACCGAATACGGTCACTATTGCTGCTGCCGGATCTGATGTTTTCGAGAAACCAGGCGGGGTGACGTCTGTTACCTTGAAGCTGTCAGGGCAGGGCAAGGTACTTCAGTACATCTCTGGTATCTGGACCACGACCTCCGATGACCTGCCCCTCGGGCAGTTGGATAACAGGTATCAGTCTGTCTTTAGTGTGCTCAGCTATGGTGCTGACCCGACGGGCGTCGCAGATTCCACTACGGCTATCCAGGCTGCAATCAACGCAGCAACAGGTTCAGCTAACCCGGTAACAACAATCAGAACTCCAATCTCTCCAGTGTACATTCCAGCAGGAATTTACAAGATCACAAGTGATCTTGTCATCCGTTCAGTAGAAGCGTTTCACTTGATTGGTGCCGGACAAGATATTGTTCAGATTAAACCCTCTGGAACTAATTTCGTGCAGGCGGCGCTGTTCATTAACGGTAGTGCAGATAGTCTTTTCGAAGGGTTTCTCATTCAGGGTGACGGTACTGAGTCGCTGATTGATGCGATCCGCCTGGATTGGGTAACGCCAACGGCGCGCAGTGACACCCTCTGCGTCACCAACTCTACTGTGACTGTTGCCAACACCAAGTGCAATGGATATGATGTCGGAGGCACTGTTACCGGTACTGGTATCCCAGCTAGTACTACGGTGGTTTCCGTTATCCCCGGAGTGAGCTGGACCCTCAGTAATGCTGCTACGGCAAGTGGAACTGTAACGCTTTCTATCGCAACGCTGTACGCTGCTGCAAGAAGTACCACTGGAAATAGATTCAGAGACGTTCGTGTAAAGAGCACAAACTTCGTTACCGGTATCAGCCTTGAAGGTAACGGCTCTGTGCAGGTTGACGGAACTGTTTTTGATAATGTCGTGGTCTCTGGAAGCCAGGCACAGGGGACGTGGAGTAACACCACGTACTGGCAAAACGGTTTCGCTCTCGGGAACGGTTCTTTCGGTAACAACTACGACCATGAAGCCTTCGGTTGTGACGCTAGCGCCTGCATCAACGGCTGGAAAGTCAATGCTAGCTCAGTTGGTCTTTTCGGAAGTCAGCCGGCGGGAAACTTCACTGACTTCAATATCGTGCCCGGAGCACAGTGTACCTTTGAGAACATTCAGTCTCAAAACTGCAATAGGTTTATCAGTACTATTAATGCGTTCTCTCCGATTCCGGTTTCTTTCCGCGACTGCCTTATCAAGACGACGTATGCCAATGCTTCCGGAATTTTGGCTAATATTTTCGGTGGAGTGTGGCATTTCGATAACATCAGTGCTGTACCATGGCAAATCGCCGGCAGCGGCGTTTACTCTGGAGCAATCTTCAGTATTTCAGGGAGCGCGGCGAACCGGCCGAGCACAGTTACTTTCGACAGCATCGTATGCGGGAACACCAAGGTTGCGTGCATTGTCCCTACTGGAACATTCCCTGTCACTATCAATTCCAGAAATTTTGTCAACTATAGCAGTACTACCGGGAACAGTGCCGCCCCGGTCGCCGGGGACATCAGCTCGTTCTGGTCCGGAACCGGGTCCGGCGGGGCCTGGACGAATACCGACTCTGGCTCCGTGGTTATCGCGCCGCAGGTCAACTTCTTTACGGCCAACGGAACCTGGAACAAGCCAGCCGGAGCGGTCACGGTTCACGTAACAGTCCTTGGAGGAGGCAGCGGCGGCGGCGCAGGTGCTTCAGGGACGTCCGGGACAGTACAGTGCGGTGGCGGTGGCGGCGCTGGAGGAGTGCTCCTCTCACGGGAATTTGTTGCTTCCGACCTGCCATCAACCGTACCTATCACGATCGGCGGTGGCGGCAACGGCGGGGCTTCTGTTACCGGGTCATCAGGCAACACCTCGGGTACTGCAGGCAGTTCCGGAGTGCAGACCTCGTTCGGTTCGTATCTCACCGGGCAGCTGGGCTACCCCGGATCTGGTGGCACTACCACCTCGGGAACCGGTGCCGTCTCCATTTACGGCGTTGGCGGAGGCAACACAGGCGGCGGCGGCTCGGCGTCTGCAACTGGCGGAGCAGGCGCGCAGCAGAACCAGAATGCGCTTCCTGGCGGGGTGGGCGGTGCGCCAGGCGGCGGGATCACAACCGGGGCTGTAGCGGGGGCTGGCGCGGCAGGCACTAAGCCGCTTATCGCCAACGACGCTATTGGCGGGTCCGGCGGCGTGGTTGGCGGAGCGTCACCTACCAGTGGTACCGCCTCTGCTCTTGCCAATGGCTCGGTAGGGCCATCTGCCGGCGCTGGGGCAGCCTCGACAACCGGTGCGGCGCAGGCGGGCGCGAATGCCCTGGCGAACAGCGGCGCAGGCGGCTCAGGCGGCGGAGCCTCACTCAACGGGTCGGCATCTGGCGCGGGCGGCAACGGCGGTTCCGGCTGGGTCCTCGCCATCACGTATTTCCAGTGAGAGATGACCCCGATTATTTAGGTAAGCACGGTCCTGCCTGAGAGGGGCTGGTTATCATTCCGGCGAACACCGCTCCGATCTTCACCCTGACACCGGACATCCAGTGGGGCAGCGTCGACGACAACTCGGGTGCGACCGCAGGCCCGATCCTGTCCGCGAACACGGCGATGGACGGTACCGGGTTCGTCACTACCGTGTTCACGGCCGGGGCAAACGGGTCGTATGTTTCGCAGCTGATCGCACGCCCGGTCGGTTCGAATGTTGCGACTGTGCTGCGGGTGTTCATCAACAACGGCTCTTCGAACGGAACACAGGCGAACAACTGCCTGTATACCGAAGCCACTCTGCCTATTTCGACGGCGAGCGCTGTCTCGGCCCTTCAGGGCATCAGCATCCCGCTCAACTTCGCGTTGGACGGCGGATACAAGATCAACGTCACCCTCGGCACAGCAGTGCTTGGCGGATACCGGGTTATGGTAGTTGGCGGTGATTACTAGAAATGCCAGATTACTTCGGCCTACCGGATAATTCTGAGCGTTCGCAGTGGTTTAATTACACCGGTTCATGGCAGGTCTGGAATAAGCCTCGCGGCATCACGATGGTCCATATGCTCTGTATCGGGCCTGGCCAAGGAGGCGCAGGCGGTTATTCAGCGGGCGGCGCAACGTATGCAGGAGGCGGAGGAGGAGGTTCACCCGGTGGAATGTCAAGCCTTGTTATACCTGCTGCCTTTTTGCCTGACATCTTGTATATCTATGCGGCAGGCGGAGGACTAGGAGGAATCGCCGGTTCAGCTGCTGGAACCGTTCCGACAGCGCTATCAGCAATTTCTGCTTATCCCGTAGCTGCTGCTCTTGGACAGGCGGGGTCGGCTTACCTCTGGTCATCAGCGGCCCAAGGGACAGCTCCAGGCGCAGGGACGTCCTCAGGCACTTCGCCTGGTGGTACGGTTACAACTGTATGGACGCCAGTTAACGGGTTCCTCGCCACTGCAGGGACTTTTTCAGCCGCAGTAGGTTTTGGTGGAGGACAGTCCGGTACGCCTCCAGCTGCAATTAACTTTTATTACAGCTCATGTCTGGGTCTCGGGAATGCTGGCGCCATTACCACTGGCTCGGTTAACTTTGCTGGAGGAGGGTTTGTATTCCAATCAAGCGAAGTATTCCTGCCCACCGTCAACGGAGGAGCGGCAGGCGGAGGACGAGGCCAGGATGGGTTTGCTATCCGTCAGCCGATGTGTTTTATCGGCGGTGCGGGCGGTGGATCTAACTTCTCCGGAACAGGCGGTGCTGGCGGTAACGGTGCGATCGGCTGCGGCGGAGGCGGCGGCGGCGGAGGAGTTGTCGGAGGAGCGGGCGGCAACGGCGGTCCTGGCTTGGGGGTCGTAACCGCGTGGTTATGAAGAGTAATTCAACGAGCCTTGCTTGTGGGGAACATACCTCGCAAAACGTTGCTGACTGTTTGTTGGCTGCATGCGACTTCGTGTGCAATGGCTGCCTGAGACAGGCCCTCTGCTCGAAGTGTGAATATCCGTTCATCCCTGATTTTTCCAGCGGCTTGCTGTTCCAGGCTGCTTTGCCCTCCTGGGAGGGCACCTCGTTGCGAACGCATCGTTTCACGCTGACAAGCTCGGCAGTGACGCACGTCTTCGTACCAGTACGTGTTCTCCTCTGTGTATTCATGACCGTGCTTGCACACCGGGAGATTCAGCTTCTGTCGGAAGGGGCGTCCCTGCTGTCGTGTGTCCTCCCGGTTCGCCAGGCGCGTGTCCCATCGGATATTTTCCAGGTGGTTGTTAGCCGGGTCCGGATCTGGGTGATGGCAGCACTCCTGGCTGGCTGGGCATGGCCCGACGAACGCTTCCAGTACCAGTGTGTGAATGAACTTGTGCGCCTTGACTCCATCCTTGGACAAAACTACCTGGAGGTAGCCTTTCTTGTCAGGCTGTGGCTTCAGGATCAGCTCAGGGTGCCAGTGCTTGTTCTGATCTATGCGCGCCAAGCTCCGGACTCGGCCCCAGTTAGAGATGGCGTAGAAACCTTCGTAGTTAAAAGCTGGAAGCCAGCGTTCGGCGGGGTATGGAGGTATCTCAGTCATGCCCATAATATTATCACGTGCTGGTGATGCGCCCATGGCCGTAGTTCTGTTCGACGGAAGCACAGGGCCTGTCGCTCTCGTGCTCGGTACCGGTAAAACCGCCGTTCCGCAGTTCCCGTGGCCCGCCGGGCAGGGCGCTACCGTTCTGTATAGCGAGTCGAAATCCTCTGCGGTCGTTGTCACAAGTGCTGATACCGGATCTGGCTCTGAGAGTTCAGCTTTGCATGTCGCCCTTGCTGACGCCGGGTCGGGCTCTGATACAGCCGGTTTGGCAGTGATTACCGCAAGCCTGGATGCAGGGGCAGGCGCTGAGGTATTTGCCCTGATCACGTTTTCTGCTGCCTCTGATACTGGCTCTGGGTCTGACATTGGCAGCTTGTCAGCAGCCGTTTTGGATTCTGATACTGGCTCTGGGTCTGACATTGGCAGCTTGTCAGCAGCCGTTTTGGATTCTGATACTGGCTCTGGGTCTGACATTGGCAGCTTGTCAGCAGCCGTTTTGGATTCTGATACTGGCTCCGGTAATGATTCTGCTATCCTGAATGTCTTTGTTAACTCCTTTGATACTGGTTCCGGTAATGATTCTGCTGAGGTGGAGGATTCTGCCTCTGATTCCGGGTCTGGTATAGATACTGCTTCTGTTGTTGTTTTTGTGCTGTCCGCTGATGCTGGATCTGGTACAGAGGATAGTGCCCTGTTTGTGCTTGTCTCGGATGCCGGATCTGGCATAGAGGCCGGTTCGCTGACTGCTTATGTTTCTGACTCGGAGGCTGGTTCCGGGGTTGAAACTGCGTCACTGACACTTGCCACTGCGGATACCGGATCTGGCGCAGAAACCGCCGTTGTCATCGCCCTGGCCGATTCTGCTGACATCGGTTCAGGGGGTGAGACAGGCAGTCTGACAGCCTCAGTTGCTAGTCTCGATGCTGGTTTTGGCTCTGAGACTGGATCTGCCCTTCCGGTTGCCCCGGCAGGCCTGGCAGCAGCGGATCTTGTCCTGCTGGCCTCAGCTCCGCAGTTGATCTTGCACGTGACTGGCTCGGCCGAACTGGTTATGCTTGTTGCACAGGCTCAGCGAACATTTACGGAAGTGACGGTCTGATGACTCTCTACTCTGGAATGAGCATCGACCTGAAGGTGCGCGGGGCTGACGGGTTCACCCGGAAGATTATCACCGACGCGACTTGCGTGATCAACCTGTTCGGGCCACCGAAGAATCCGCAGGATAATCCGGCTGATCGGCTGAGCCCGGACTACGTGCTTCCGGCTGTCTACGATAATGTTTCCCGCTACTACCTGGCTTCGGCTTCAACAGCAGGATGGGCGTCGGGTACTTGGTGGATGCAGGGGGTTCTTACCGGCGGGGTGTCTGACTACGATGCGTTTGACTTCGAGTCCTTTACGTTGCTTCCATGAGTGGTACATTGCTGTGTAACGTCTGACATGGGTCAGGCTGTCGCGCGTGGAGTGAAATCATGGCAACTGCGCCAGCTATGTTCGGTGAGCCAGTCATGTTGGCGCATGTAAGCCTGACTACGATAGTAGTAGGAGCTGTTGCATTCTTCCCCGGTCTCCACCTGACTCCGGCCGAGATGGCTGCCGTGGCGACGATTATGGTGGCGGTTACCTCAATCGTCGCTGCCCTCCTGGCCACTCCGCACAATGTTGGTGCGATCAGCGCTGGCGTAACTACGATACTGACGGCGGCTGCGTCTTTCGGGCTGCACTTGACCCCGCAGGGAACTGCTGTGGCAACCACCGCTATCGTCGCCGTCCTGGGCTACTTGCTGCGCGAGAAACTCACGCCAACGGCAGGCGCTAAGTTATGGCGGAACAGGCTCTGGCCGATCCGTCCCCGGAGTACTTCAGCCCGGTGGACGCTTCTGAGGTCTTCTTGCGGGTAGGTGGCCTGCTGGCCAGTGTCAGCACTGTCACTGAGGCGTATGAGATCCTGGAGGAAGCACCAGGGCTCATGGTCAGGCAGCCTCTGGCTCACTACAAGAACCCGCTAGCTCGCTGCGATTACCATGCCGAGGCTGCTCCGTACCGGGAGCAGTACTACCTGAAGCTCAAGCATCAGGGGCTTCGGGGCGCGTCTGCTCCTCCGACGACTAAGTATGCGTTTATGCATGCACTGCAGGCACGGTCGCAGGCCGCCATGAGCATGGCTCCGCTAGTAAGAGCTATGCCGCTGGTAGCGGAGGCGTACGCGGCTATGGCTCAGGATTTCAGCTATGTGGCGGCCATGAGCCAGATGGCTACCAGCATCCTCGGGAAACAGCACGCCTGGCGGCTGCGCTCAGAGTTGCGGCAGGCCCAGGGTGAGGCCATGATCGAGTGCTCAGGGCACGAGTTCGTCTGTGAAGCTCAGTCAGCTTGCGGCACCGGAGATTGCAAGTTCGCGCAGGGAATTTACACTCAGCTTGCTTCGATAGCACAGCCAGGAAAGACGCCCCGTCCAGCGAATCATGCTGTTGGCGGGGCGTTCTCGTCTGACTCGTCCCTGGCGGAGCTGGAGAAGCTCGTGCCGTTCCGGGTAACCCACTGACATGATGCAGCAGCGCTGGTTTGATGAGGTGGACTACTGGCTGACGACAGGGCAGTTGTTTCCTCTTATTCGCACGCACCGGAACAGGCACTGGAGGAGGTACCTGTCATGCCTGAGCTGAGTACGCAGGTCCACGACGAGGGATGGGGCGTCATCCGTCCCGGCGACCGCAAAGTGCACTACTACCGCGACGGGCGTTCCCTGTGCCGTCGGGTCGGGTTCTACGGTGGGCCTCTCTACCCGGAGGACGGAAACAGCGGGAGCCTGGACGATCACAAGGAATGCCGGACGCTCCTGAACCGAGAGCGAGCTAAGGCGGCGAAGTAGTGTGTCTGAGCTGAATGCCCAGCAGGCAATGGAGCAGGCAGTACATCACGCTCGGGCTCAGCTGGTTAACGGGGCGCTGGTGCAGGGCACTCTGGAGCATCTGTGGAGGATCGCCTTCGCGGCCGGCGTGCGGGCCGGGCAGCAGGCCATGCTTTCCCCTGCTATCCATGAGCCGCTGAGGTCTGAATTGCAGGCAAAGATAGCCGCACGGGCCGATGGCTGGAAGTACGGGGCCTCTAATCCGCTGGACCGGAAGCCGGGAGTGCGGTTCATCTATGGAGGCACTGATCCGGAGAAGCCAGTGTGCGAGAGACAGGCAACGGTGATGGCACCGCAGTCTGGCCGGAACTGGATGCTGCTGGATGATACGCAGGAGCGGGTGAGGATACCTGCCCTGTGCTGGTGGCGTCCAGTTGCGGAGGAGGTGGCTGCGGATGGAGCCGGAGAAATGGGCACTAGTGCCGGATCAGTATAGTGATGCGATCACTTTCCGCGAAGCAGCGCGAGTGATCCGCCGGAGAAGGAAGCGGAAGACTTTTATGCCAGATGTGCTTATCCGTGCTCTTCAGAGCAGGGCGAGGCGGATCGAGCCAGGGGATGGTTGACTCAGGGCTCACTCATCGGGTGAGTGATGATTTCGCGGAGCGCCAGCGACTGGTGGCCGATGCGATCTTGCTGGAGCGCGCGGCTCAGGTGCTGATGCGCCGGTATCTGAGCGATGTTCCTGCCTACGCGTCGGAGCTTCAGATGCTCGCGCATGTCTGGCGGAGGCAGGCGGAGGAGTCACGGACCTGAAGGCGGGTTATGCTCGCAGTATGAACGTGAACCACACGGAGACCTGCCTCTGTATGGTTGCTGCTACGGTGACGGTTGAGTGGTCGTGCGGCTGGGGTCATCCTGCCTATGCAGCCTTGTGCCAGATGCATGGCCAGATCCATGTTGCCGCACTGCTGAGCGGGGCTATCATGTGCGGCCGGTGCCGTCGCGAGGATGGCAGGGAGACGGCTGTGATGCTCCGGCTGGTCAATGGCAGGAAGGTAAGTTCGAGGCTGGGCAGAAGGCAGGTGGGATGATGGTCAGGATGATGCAGGTGCCCGGGAGAGTACCGGGTGTTGATCAGAGTGTGGTGAACGCGGAACTGCGGGCACAGATCAAGGCGCTGCGGGAAGAGAATGCGAGGCTCAGGGCGGAGGCTGCTGATATGGGCGTTGAGTTCGGCCGTCTGGCTGCGCAGGTTGCTGTCCTGGAAGAGACCGTTTTTCAGGGGGAGTAGCCGGTATCATTACCATGTACCGTGGCCTGTATGCGTTTACCATCGTGCGCAGTCCCGGTACCGGCAATGAGAGGGGGGCGGTTGGCAATGCAGGCTTCTTCGGATGGCAAAGCCGCCGACTGTCCCCCTCAATTTGGAAGTAGGATAGTAACTGGTGCGAGATGGCGAAGCTGATGGGCATCAGGCGAGCGTGGTTGGTTGAGTGTGATCTGCGCTGCCAGCAGAGGCTGACTATCGTTCTGCGCAGCGGTCAGTCGGTCAAGGATATTGCGATTGACCAGGGCTGGGGTACGGTTTTTAGGGTTGACGCTGCTGGTACGCACATGGTCTGGCTTTGCCCGCGCCATCGGTACCTGGCAGTAGCTGCAACTGCTTTCCGGCCGGAGCCAGAGCATGAAGAGTGGTGTCCTCGCAAGACAAAAGCAAAACCGTGCTGCTGCTCGGCAAGAGGGAGCAGGCCGACTACGTGGGATCCCGCTGTTCATGCTGCGTGCGGGGCTGGTGTCATTGAGACTATTCAGGTGAAGGGCGAGATCCTGTGATTGCGCTGCGCAGGTGCTGGTGGTGTGGCAAGCTAACTGAAGTGGACACGGAGCTTCCTGAAAGCAATGGCTTGCTGCGTGATGACAGCACGTTCGACGGCTCGGAGTCTTGGATATGCCTGGATAACACGGCTTGTGTGAGCAGGGCACGGGCGAAGGGCTCACGGGTACGATGACATCCCCTGTACTTGACCCGGATTGGCTGCCGTCTGAGGCTTTGTACCGGATCGCTGAGACCGTTCGCACTAGCTACGATATTGAACTCCCTGAGCTGCCGAACTGGAATAGCGGAGCTTGTTTCCAGCATGGAGGGAGTCTCAAGGATCCGGTTCCTGGTTGTCGTAAGTGCGGTGTGCGCCCGAGGCGGCATCAGCGTATCGGGATCACCTGGCTGTGGCTGATGAAGCGGGCCGGCCTGTTTGACTCCACCGGGCTGGGAAAGACAGTGCAGATCGCCGGCCTGCTGGCCCTGATGCAGCAGGACGGGCGTCTTGCCAGGAAAGCGCTGATCATCTGCCGGGCTTCCACTATTGGTCAGTGGAAGGATGAGCTAGCCCGGATGATCCCGTCCTTGCAGGTGATCACCATGACGGGCACTGCTAGCCAGCGTGGCGCGAAGCTGGCTAAGGAGTGGGAGGTGGTGATCTGCGGCCCGGAGATGCTGGCGTCCAAGGTGACCAAGGGCGCTGCTCAGCTTGAGCAGTTTGATATCGGAACTGTCATTTGCGATGACATTGAGTCGCTGAAGAACCAGAACAAGACTTCAGCTACGATAAAGAAACTCTGCGCTGATGCTGACCGGGTGGTGATCGCCACTGCCACCCCCTTGGATAAGCGGCTAGGGCAGCTGTACGACCTGGGTACTGTCCTCGGGTGGGAGTCGGTGTTCGGCTCGCGTGAGGAGTTCCTGCACCGGCACGTCAACCAGCAGCAGACTTGGTACGCACCTCGGTTGAAGCCTGTAGTGTGCAAGTCTTGCAAGACCTGGATGAAGCCTGATTTCCGGCGGCATGTGTGGGTGGATGGCAGCAAGCAGACTGGCCCGTGCCCGAAGAGGCCAGGGCAGCCTCATCTGCCATTGTCTCGCTATAGGCCGGAGATGAAGTTCAATTGGGTAGAGCGCGGTCCGATCGCGGAGAACCTGCCTGAGTTCAGGGCGAAACTGGCTCCGCTCGTGCTCCGCCGTTTGGCAGCGGACTGCGATGACATGTCCATGCCGGACGTGGAGGCGTCTCAGATCTGGCTGGATCTCGGTGACCGGCAGAAGGCCCGGTATGACGAGGTTAAGCACGGCATTCTTTCCCGGATGAACGAGGCTGGCGAGCGGCTGAGCAAGCAGGAGATCGAGAACTGGTGGGTCCGTGCTTGGCAGGTCACTTCCGGGCTGGCTAACCTCGATACAGGTATCTCTGGCGAGAGCGTCAAGCTTGACTGGGTGATGGAATCCCTGACCGGAGACCTGTCGGCTGAGCCGGTGGTTGTCTACTGCTATTTTCGGAATACGCTTGCCGATCTGGCACATCGCCTTGACAAGGCCGGGGTGAGTAATGTACGCATCTGGGGTGCACAGGATCTGTCCCAGACAACCGGTGCCTTGTCCATGTTCGACTCCGGGGCTGCCCGTGTCATGCTGATTACCGATGCCGGCGGAGCAGGGCTGAATCTCCAGAAGTCCAGGAGGCTGATCCTGGTCGACACGCCGAGGTCGGCTGCCCGCGTGGCTCAGATCATCGGACGTGTCAAGCGTGATGGATCGGTGCATGAGACGTGCTACGTGACGCAGCTCCTGACGACCACCCCGATCGAGCGGGCGCTGGCGCAGATGATCTCGCGTGAGGCCTTGATGAGCGCCCAGGTACTGGATCACGGTCAGGTAGCCGGAGAGTTCGTTCCGGAGGATCTGATAAAGGCGGTGACTGGTTGATGGTTTGGTATGGCAAGGGGAGTAGGGTCGACAGGCTCGTATTATGTCAGTATGAGTGATGAGCCTGTCGACCCACCAATTTCAGAGCTGATGGAGAAGCTCATCGCTCAGTCCCGTGTGATCGCGTGGCGCTACTGGCATAGTGCTCCGTACGTGCTGGACTTCGAGGAGCTGGTATCCCTCGCTTACAAAGGCCTGGTTGAGGCTCATTCCCGCTGGCCGGCCTACTGCGAGAAGAACGGTTACAACCCGGATACTACTCGTTACTTTACGGAATATAGTCTCAGGCGTATGAGAGGCAGCATTCTCGACTACATGCGGGCTCAGGACTGGGTTCCACGTACGGTGCGTGACCGGTCCAGGGCCTTGCGCGACGCGGGACAGGATCAGGGCCAGACTCAGCAGCAGATGGCCGAGGCGACCGGCATGACCCGTCAGCAGGTCAGCGATACTCTGGCGGCTATGGCACGGCGGCCGGTTGGGTTCGATCCGGCAGAGCATGATGTGCAGGATGCGGCAGATACGGAGAGTTCTGCTGTAGTGGATGATTTGCTGGCGACGGCGGTAGGAGTTATGCAGGAGCTGCCTTTGCCCGTGCAATTCGCACTCGCATTGACGTTCTACAGCGGGCTGACGGTCAAGCAGGCTGCGGAGGCACTGGGCATGGAGGCAGGGGAAGTTCAGCAACTTCAACAGACCGGGGTTTTGGCAGTGCATTCTGTGCTTGCTCATGCTGCGAGGGAGAAGAAAGATGGCATTGACTGAGGTCGAAAAATGTGCGGGCCGTTTGTTCCGTGGTATGGCTGAGCAGGTGTTGGCGGTCGCCTGGACCGATTTTCCTGACTGTGCGCCGTGCTCTCCTCAGGTGAGCTTTTTCAGGCATGAATGCTCTGCTGCGAAGGGCCGGACGCGTGCGGTGCTGCTGCGGGATATGACACTGGTCAGCCCGGAGATCTGGGTGAGCTGGGAGAACGACAAGCTGATGTGCCGGTCTCCGAGAGAGGCTCAGCAGCGTATGGAAGAAGGCGTCGTCGCGGAGTACGAGACGGTGCTGGCAGGCAAGTTCGAGTTCACCTGGAAGCAGGGAAAGTGCGGGCGCTGCCAGTTGACGGTACTGTCACGTGAGGGTGTGCTGAAGGATGCCCGGCCGGCCTTCAAGATCAAGCAGGGAGACCTGGCTGCCTACGGCGGCAGTGGCAACGGCGGCATTGACTCGTTCAAGCGGGAGGGGGATTTGATATGACTAAGTGGGATCCGAGCGCGAGGCCAGTCGCTGATGCGGAGTCCGGTGTCAACAGTGCAGGTACGGAGATCACTCCCATAGAAGCGGTGCTCGATAGGAGTGCGACTAGGAAGCTGCACGCACAGGCTGACCTGTCAGCGCAGATTATCGAGGAGCGGCAGAAGCGCGCGTCTGAGCCGATCCATATGGAGGGCCTGAAGCCACTGCCGCTCGGCATGCCACGCCTGCCGAACGGTGTCATTCCCGGTGGTTCTGATGCTACGTCGCTGGTGCCTAGCATGCGGCGAGCCATCCCGCCTCCGTTCAGCCGGGAGTCGATCAGTATTGATCACCATGGCAAGAGTTGGCAGTATATGCAGGCCGGTGCGGTGCGAGCTGACGATATTGTGGTGGATTTCGGGAAGATCGCTGGCTGGTATGAGCACACGCTGTACGAGACGATTGCCGGTGTCAAGGCTGCGGTTGATGTGGAGATGTGTCTGGTCAACATAGCAGGTGAGATGCGTCCCTTCGGGTTGGCCGAGGAGATCCGGGTGTTCAGGAAGCACGGATGACTACTCCTCAGGACCCTGAGACCGTGATTCTTGGTGCCGTCCTGCCAGACCGGGTTGATCGTCTGGAGATGGCGACCCGCCGGTTGCGCCCGAAGCATTTCTCTGGCCAGGTGCTGCCTAGCCTCTTTGCGTTTTTCGGCAATTACCTGGATCTGACCGGCGAGGTGGCGACCCGTCAGGCGCTGGCCGGGTTCCTGGAGAATCGGCGGGTGCAGTCCGGCACCATCGCCTTGTGGCTGGAGACGTTCGACGCCGTGATGGCGGTGCAGGTCAGTGACGGCGAGTTCAAGTGGGCCGTGGAGCAGCTTCGCGAGATGGCCTCATCTAATGCTACTGGAGTGGCCCTGTCCGGAGCGTATGAGATTCTTACCCGGGGCGTGGAGACGCCTAAGGGCGAAAAGGTAGTGGGGCCTGATGCGGCCCGGCAGTATGTCATGGAGAAATTCGCTGAGATTGACGCTGACCTGAACCAGGCCGAGGCTCCGGAGGGGGACATCCGGCAGGAGCGGGCACAGATCATCAGCCGTTACGCGGCAACAGCTGAGCGTGTCAAGCGAGCCGGCGGGATGCCCGGTATCGCCACGGGCATTGCCCCTCTGGACAGGCTTCTCGGTGGCGGCGTGCAGAGTGGTGAGTTTGCTCTTGTTGCCGGGTTCTCAAGCTCAGGCAAGACCAGCCTCTGCGTATCTACGACCTGGAATGCCTGCGTGGTACAGGGCAAGAACGTTGTGCTGTTCACCTCGGAGACCTTGCGCCCCCAGGTGATTAACAAGATCATTTCCCGGCACTCACGCCATCCGCAGTGGGTGATGGAGATGCCTGACGGCATAGACAGTGCCCGTATCAGGGCAGGATCGCTGAGCGGCCCTGAGATTGCCCAGTACCAGGAGGTTCTGGACGATTTTACAGATAATCCCGCGTACGGCAAGTGCTTTGTAGCTCAGTTGCCATTCGGCGCGACTGTGGGGACGGTCGCATCCCGGCTAGCCAGGATCGGGCACCTTTTCGAGGTTCACCTGTGCATTATCGATTACGTACAGCTCCTGCGTGCGGATCAGCGGCGTGACGCCAGCCATGAAGAGGCTGCACAGATCGTCAAGGACGTCAAGGCTATCGCTGCGACGTTCGGCAGCGGGACCGGAGTGCCCGTTATCTCCCCCTGGCAGGTCAACAGGCCAGGACGGGACCGGGCGCTGAAAGAGGGCAGCTACTCTGGCGTTGATCTGGCGTCGACATCTGAGGCATTCAATTCCCCGGATATCGTGATCACGCTGCTGGAGCCGCAGAAGATCGAGAACCCGCGAGGTACCCCGGTCAAGGGCGAGCTGCTGAAGAACCGGGACGGCCCGCGAGGCGCTCAGATCCCGCTGAAGGTCGACTACGCTACCTCGTTCTTCCAGGCAGAGGATGATGTTCCCGGCGGGCAGTACTTCGCTCCCGGTACAGACTATGGAAGCAGTGTGCTGATGGGAGGCAGGCGATGATGGAGCTGAAGGTGGCGCTCGGCACTGGGAAGAACACGTCAGGCTGTCGAACGTGCGGGGAGGTTTTCACTTCCCTGGGCGGGTTTGACAGTCACTGGCGTGGATGGGCTAAGCGTGACGGGAAGTGCCGTCCTCCTGCTGAGGTCGGATTGGTGCAGCGTGCGGACGGCAAGTGGCACTACCCTGGCAGTCACGCTAGGAGGCAGAACACTGGTCCTTGATGGATGACGAGCTGCTGGCTGATATCGCACTCGATCCTGATGAATGAGACCTGTCTACGGCGGAGCAGGGCTCGGTCCAGCTTGGGCGGGAGGCCCTCAAGAGGACGATGCTGAAGATTAGACGTCACTACGTCATGTCCAGCCAGGTCAGCTGTACACGCAGGATGTTATTGATGCTGCGCTTGCGAGAGCTGCTGTGCCTGCCTCCGGCAGCCTGACTCAGTTTGCCAACCATAAGATTTCGATAGCGACAGCATGCCAGTGGGCTGGCATGCGTGTGTTCGAGGGTGAGGGCGAACGAAAGGTCCGGTGTCCTTTCGGGGACGTCGCTCACGCTGACGGCGGGGTAGAGGCCTCGTTCCGAATGTATGAGAATGACAACAGCGCATACTGTTTCGCGTGCTCGAAGTACTGGTCACCTGTCGGCCTGATGTCTGAGTTCTGGGACTGCACCAGGGCTGAGGCAGCGGAGCGCATGTGCAAGACGGCAGGGATCACCCCGCCGGACTGGCGGGAGCGGTGGGAAGAGCTGCAGCACCCTGTCCCGCCAGATACCGCGTCCCTGGCCGAGGCGTTGAAGCGGTGGTGCTCTCGGATCTACGGCCCGCTCTGGGGGGTAGATCAGTTCGAGCCACGGCTGGCTGTTCCGCTGATGGCCTGTCTTGGGGTTCTGCCCCTGGTGTCCTCCGGCAAGGAAGCAGACATCTGGCTTCACGGTTGTAAACTAGCCATGCTACCATTGCTTCAGGAACAAGGAGATGAGTGCAAATGACGACAATCAAGCTGCCAGAGAAGGCTCAGCCTGGAGTGCTGCCTGACCTGGAGGCCCTGATGACGATTTCCAGGGCAGCCGTGGAACTTGGGATCAGCAGGCAGGCCGCGCACAAGATGGCGAAATCTGGCAGGATCAAGGCGTGGCGGATCCCGTCGGCCGGGGACGACCGTCCGCTGGTGGTCCTGACGGAGGACGTGCTGGCAAGAAAGAAGGAGATGCTGGATCAGGGAGTAGTAGCGGCCCCGGACGGCCGGGAGTAGGCGGGCCGGGATCATGATGACTACTGTTCCGCCTGGACGGGTGCGTCAGGGTGAGAGGATCACTATTCCTGTGCGTTCCTCTAGCAGGAAGAACAATCGGCTAGTGGTTCTGCATGAGGCAGGGGCGGCGTGTCCTGGGTGTCCTGGGTTCCGGTTTCGCGGTACGTGCCGTCACATAGCTGTCAGTCGTGCCTGGCTAGAGGCTGTGATTCCTCCTCGGGAACTTCCTAGTTGACAACCGTCAGTGATGGGATTAGGGTTCAGGCAGGAGGTGGTATTAGTGGTCAGGGAAGGGTGCAGGCACCCAGAGGTTTCGGTGCAGCTCTCCAGCGGGGACGGCGGAGCCGGGGTGATCATCGGACGTGTGAGTGGAGCCCTGCGGAGGGCCGGGCATGCTGATGAGATAAGTGATTTCACGCAGCAGGCCATGGACGGCGATTACGATCATGTGCTCCGTACCTGCATGGAGTGGGTGGATGTGACGTGATCGGTCGTTGTCCTGGCTGCGGTCTGTCACATAAGGACAGTGATCTTGTGCGTGAGCACACCCGGTACTGCAGGAAATACAAGGCCCTGCTTGCCTACCATCCAGAGCGTGCCCTGGATCCTGAGGCTGAGTTCATCCGCTGGAGAGACGAGGACCGTTCAGGCGAGCGTGACGATCGCAGACAGGATGCTGTGGATGAGGCTGACCGGCGTCGGGCTGTGCAAGCCAGCCGGTGGGCCACGCCTGTGGATCTACTGGCAGATGAAGCATGAGCAGGACGTGGACTTATGTCCAAAGGAGAATTTGTGTCCGAGCCAACTGAAGATGAGGTCAGGCAAGCACAGTACGAGTCGCCCAGGAGTGTGGCGTTGCGGGCGGCTCGTGAGCAGCGGATGGTCGAGTGGTTTCGTGATCGCCATTGGCGGGTGTGCACTGAGCTGATGTACGAGACGGCTGATATTTCCGTCAAGCAAGGGGAATTCTGGATCCTCGGGGGTAAGGTGTTCCGCACCCCGTTCGGCAACAAGGGCACCCACGGGTACATCCTTCAGGAGGTGGAGCGGGGTACCGGGGCGGATATCTGGCGCGGCACAGAGCCTAGCCGGGCATCTTTCGGGTGGATTACCATCAGCCATGCAGCAGAGATGTTCCCCGGTTCTATCGCCGGAGAGGTACCTCCGCGCCCGTACGGTCAGCGAGGTGGAGTAGGCGCGCGGAGGGACAGCGGGAAATGAGTTACTGGCAGGTAGAAGCGCATTCGGCACGAGGTGCAGTGGTGACGTTCGGGCTGAGCGCGCCCGTAGAGGAGGCGGCTATGGGGGAAGCTCTTCACATGCTGCCGTTTGAGCCGCGCCGGATCCTGATCAAGCCGGTGCTGCCGCGAAGTGAGCGAGCAAGAATAGAGTAAGTAATTCCAGTAGGTGGGGTAAGAAGATGCGTGATACCGGAAGCTCAGTCCCAGCAGGGCCAGAAGAGCTTTTCAGGGTGTATTACGGCTATGTCAGGAAGGTTGTTGCGGCTACATCGGCGATCAGGGCGCAGGATGTCGATGATGTAGCCATGGAGATCATGACCAGGCTGATTGAGCGTGATGTGATAGGCATGTTCGATCCAGCCAAGACGTTCAGTTACGGGGATAAGCAGATTCCGGCGCGGTTCAGCACGTTTCTGACAGCACAGGTTTCGTTGTATGTTAAAGGGCAGCGAGACCGGCTTGGCCGGCAGCACAAGAGGGAGCTGTTCGTTATCGATAGCCCGCCTCCTGGAGAGGACGGCGGCTTGTCCTGGGCCGATGTATTCGGTGGTTCCGAGGACGACCTGTCTGGCCTGGACGCGGCTGAGTGGATCAGGCAGGCTAGGGGGTTCCTGTCAACTGTGCCCAGAAGGTCCGACAGGGATAGCTGTGATCTGGTCATGCTGTTTGATGAACTGGTCTCCCAGGTAGCAGCAACTGGCACTGTAAATTCTGCTGAGACTGCGGCGCGGCTCGGCGTGTCCTCAGCCGTCACTGGTCGCTGGGTGCAGTGGCTCCGGTCTAATCTCCGGCAGCAAGCGGCTCTTTCTCGCAGGGTGACTATAGCCGGGGACACTTACACCCTCGCCCATGTCAGGCAGGCTGTGGCTATCTTGCAGGGCGTGAAGGGACAGCCGCACGTACGGCAGCCGCTGCAGCGGGCCGGCAACCCTCTCTGGCAACTGGACTACCACAAGGTTGCTCGATACGAGCGGGCTACGTTCGCCATTGAGGTGCCCGCAGGAGACCACCACCGGCCGGCCCCGCACGTCCTGACCGCAGTCGTGCATCACCTTGAGCGTGTGGCTGCCACATGAGCGCCCTGCTTACCTTTGCCATCGAGTGCGCTAGAGAAGACTGCACCATCTGGATAGGTGAGGAGCCAGATCTTGCTACGGCCGAGAAGGTAGCCCGTCAGGCAGGGTGGCTGTTGCGTCCCAAGAACAAGGGCGGGGATCGTTGTCCGGGGTGCCGGAGCCTGGCATGACCTTCACGCCTGCTACTGAGGATGGATGTACCGTGATCGGGCACCCTGAGACGCGGGCTGCGCTGGAGCGGGAGCTGCCTTCCCATCCTGTGCTGTTGCTTGGGCCGGAGTCTATTGGCAAGTGGCCGATGGTCAAGTGGCTGGTCAGCTATCATGCCTTCTGGTACAACTCCTGGTCAGCGGAGCACCCGAGCATGGATTTCGTCAGGCGGATGCGGACTTTTCTGGCTTCGCCGCCGTCTCCTGCCCCGCGCGGTTCCGGGTTCAAGGTGGTTGCGCTTAACTTGGACGGTGCGAAGGCCAGCAGTGCTGTGCAGAACGCTCTGCTGAAGGATCTGGAGGAGCCGCCTGATTTTGCCAGATTTCTCCTGGTCTCTTCCAGGTCTCCGCTGGCCACGATATCAAGTCGCTGTGTTATCTGGAGGTGGGCCGGGCTGACTGACGAAGAGGTGGCCCGGGTGCTGGTGTCCAAGGGTGTTAGCCTGCGGGATGCTGCTGCCATCGCGCCAATTGGCAAGGGCCGGGTAGCTCCGGCTCTGGCTGCTGTGGAGCGGTTCCGGCCGGCCAAGTCTGCTGTGCTGGGCGCGGTGCGCGCTATGACTGCGCGGGACAGTGATCTTTTCGAGCGTGCGGTGAAGACATGGGGAGATACTGAGGACTGGATGCTGCGGGAGCTGCTCGGAGCGGCGGCTTCCGGTAATCCGACCTCTCTTTTCAGTAGTACCGAGCGGCAGATAATAGGCAGTTCGGTTGCCCGGCAGGGAATAGCCTTGCTGGCAGCCAGTGGCAGGGCCAGGCCGCAGCTAGCGATCCGTGCGCTGGCGGCCGAACTCATGGACGGAAGGCAGACATGACCACACCTCAGGATGTTCCTAGTGCTTCTGAGCTTCAGGCGGTGCAGAGCAAGCTGACTGACCTGGAGCAGTGCAACCAGGCTGAGCTGACGGCTATTGCACAGCTAGGGGCGCAGATTGACCCAGGTTCTCTTACCCTGATACGTGTTAATACGTTCGTTAGCTTTGTTTTTCAGCGTCTTGGCACCTCTTCCCCGGAGATACGGCAGATGCTTACTCTCTTGTTCGAGACTGAGTATCAGGAGCAGATAGCTGAGACGCTTAAGGATGTCAAGACTGAGGTCCGTAAGCAGATGCTTACGGCCGGACCTCCCCCGAGTAGGGAACAGCTGAAGGAGATGCGGCGTCGGCAGCAGGGCAACGGACATGGCTCACCTTTTGGTTCTGGGTAGTGGCTTCGTATAGCCAATGGGCGGCATTCAGGGACAAGCACGGCCCGTCCCGGATTACCTGGGTGTGCGGTGAGCAGCGTGTCTTGGTAAATGAGGTGGTAGGGGTTACGTCCAACGTCATTGGTGCCGATGACACGGAGCAGTGGTGTGCCGGCCAGGATAGTGAGCGCAATATCTGGGCAGGCATCCTGGCCATCCCCGCTTCCGGGTACAAGCGGCTAACAGTAGTGCGGGAGGCCGGGAAGCTGAAGGACTGGGAGTCGTCTTTCTGAGTATCTTGCCGCGCGCAGTTTGATGCAGGGGAGCTACGTGCTGTTTGAGGCTGAAGAGCATGACTTTCCGAAGGACGGGGACGGCAAGCTGGCACCTCCGGCAGATATGCTGCGGGATTCTACCCTCGGGCAGATCATCCGCTGTTCGCCATTGAATCAGGAGGATTCTGTCACGTGGGTAATCCATCAGCTTCCTGTTGTTTCTGACAGCCAGGCTAGGCATCTGCTGTCCCGGACGTCAGGCAATCTGGGAGAAGTACGGGCTGTGCTTGCCAAGGCTGGGCTCTTTAACGGGAGAATTACAGATGAGATTCTCGACCTTCTCTGTGCTGAGTTGCCCGGTGACTTCGCAGACAAGCTGATCTTTGGAGATTTGCCTGGTGCGATGCTGGCTGCGGAGACTATGGATGCTGCCAGTCTCGGGTATTCGATCGGGTATCTCGCGTCCCGGCTGGAGCTGCTGTCTACGCTGTCGCGTGCTGCACAGGAAAATGTTCCCTGGCGAGATATTGTTTCCCGGATGGGAGTGCCTGCTTTCCTTGCGCAGAAGTATTTTGGGCTGGCCAGGACAGAGTACGGGATTCTTCGCGTGCGCAGAGCATGGCAGGCGCTGTCGGTTGCGGAGGATGCGTATCGCGGCGGGGTATCAGCAGGTGTAGCGGAAGTTCTTGCAGCGTCCTGGTGGAGATGAGAGAAATGACAGACAGTGATCGGTTCTGGCGGGTGTACGGGTCTAGCTGGTGTGTGATGTACGTCTCCGATAGCGATGGTGAGGACGGGAAGCTGGAGTGCGTTCAGCGCTACAGGGAGCAGTACGCAGGCCGGGTTCAGGAGGGTGATTGGGGGCTGCGGGCGTGGAGCGATTCTCTGCCAGCTTCTTCCTGGCCGTGGATGCTCGTGCTGCGACTGTCGGTAATGCGCGGAGAGTACAGCAAGCGTCCGCCGGCACTGGAGCATGCGCACAAAATTGCCGGTGCGGTAGTGCTGGAGGGAAGCCGCGCTGAGCTGGCTCTCCTGAGTTACGGTAAGAAGATGCTGAAAGCAGGTTCTGTTGATGGTCAGGAACTGGAGGCTGAGGGTTCGGCGCGCGGAGCTGCGGGCCAGGCAGGCTGAGCACAAGTATGATCGCATGTGCTTTGTGGCTGCGTATGCGCTTAGCCGGCTGTCGGACGAGGAGCTGCTGGAGATGAGGGCTGCGCTGGCTGAGGAGGTTAGCGGTGACGGCAGAGGAAGTGCTAGCCGAGTTTGATGCCTGGCTAGCTGCCTGGCCCGAGTGTCCGGCTAAGTGGTGGGTAGAAGAGAATCCTCCTCGCACGTGTCAGGTGATTCAGGCTGTAAGGGAAGCCGTGTATGCCTAGCGCCAATACGGGTTATGTTTCCTCTGTCGCAGATCTGCGGCAGCTAGCAGACAAGGTGATTGCTGCCGGCCAGCCAATCGCTCTGGACTGCGAGACTGGATATGAGGGTGAGGATCGCAGTTACCGGAATACCAGTCCGTCTCTTCACCCGGAAGAGAACATAGTAGCCGGATACAACTTCACTAATGCAGTTAGCTGGGGCAGGTATGTTCCTCTAGGGCATGACGAAACCAGGTACAATCTGGATCCTGTGCCAGCAGCTCGGGCGCTGTGGGACATAACAGCTACCGGCTTGTGTGTTGTGCATAACGCTGATATGGAAGAGCGCAACCTGTCCAGGTTCATGCTGGAGCACTTGTCCGATGATCCTGAGGTAGGGGCAGCCGTCCGGGCTAGCCGAGGGTATTTCCCTATTTTGTCAGACACTATGATGGAAGCTCATGCTCTTGCCAAGTGGAAGTCGATCGCGCTTAAGTCTCTTTCTAGGGACGTGTTCGGCTATGAGCAGGTTGAGCTGATAGAGCTTTTTAATGAGGTAATGTTCGGCATTCAGGGAAAGAAGCTGCCGAAGAACAAGAAGAACACACTCAGGTTTAATGTCCTGGATCCTTCTGATCCTCGTGTGTTTGATTATGCCTGTGATGACGTCATCCAGACGCTGAGATTGCACCAGCGTCACTATCCGCAGGTCAAGGACAACTTCATTTACTGGCTGGAGATGAATAACTGGCCCGTCATCTGGGGAATGGAGGATGAGGGCCTGGAGGTTGATTGGGACTTCATAGATGAGGCTAGGGGGCGAACCAGGGATTTTCAGATAAAGATGCAGGCTGGTTTGGCTAATCATCTGATCGATCGTCTTGGCCAGTTGCCTCCTAAATTCAATCCGAACAGTCATCCTCAGATACGCAAGATCCTTTACAGCAAGCCCCCTGAGGGTTTTGGTCTATTTACGCACATAATGACTAAAGGTAAGGCCGATGGTTCGGGCAAGCAGCTTGCCACTAGTGCTCTTGCCTTGAAAGGTAACTCGGCTGATCCGTTCGTGCGCCGGATGCAGGACTATCGCGGTCTGACAAAGCTCCTGACTACGTACCTGGAGACCTGGAGACAGGAGTTTGGCTGGTGCGATGACGGACGGGCGCACTGCCACCTCCTGCCTCACGGCACGCCTACTGGGCGGTTCAGCTGCACTGACTTTAACTATCAGAACCTTCCTAAGAAGTACCATTACGAGTGTGATGGTGCTGAGTTCTCCTTTAACTTCCGTGATTCAGTGATAGTTCCTCCTGGTTACTGGGGCATGGGATTCGACATCAGCCAGGGAGAGCTGCGCATTATCGCCGCTGAGGCTGGCGAGCAGGCTATGCTCGATGCCTTTGCCAAGGGCGAGGATCTCCACATCCTGACGGCTATGCGATTGCTCGGCCTGACAAAGGAAGAGGTGCTTGCTGGCGGTGAGTTGAACGGCGTAGAGTTCCCGGCAAGCCAGGGCGGGTTCAGGCCGTTCGGCAAGGCTCAGCCGTTGAGTGTGCCAGTGCTGACACCAGACGGATGGGTCACGATGGGTGATTTGCGAGTCGGAGACCGTGTGTTTGGGTCGGGTGGTTTCCCAGTGCGGATTACGGGTGTGTTCCCGCAGGGCGTGAAGCGGGTTTACCGGGTCACCACGTCGGATGGTGCTGTTACTGAGTGCTGTGCAGAGCATCTGTGGACAGTGCGCAACATCAACAGTGTTGGAGGTAGGTGGAGGACATGCGAGCTGCGTGAGCTGTTGGAAAGTGGTCTACGCAATATCAACGGGCAGCCTAAGTACGTGTTGCCTCCACGTCCAGTCATCCATTATCCGGACCCGCAAGAACTGACTGGGATGGCAGATGTAGATCCGTATGTTATGGGGTTGCTCCTTGGGGATGGTGGGTTTACGCAAACCGTTTCGTTTACCAATGCAGACTCCGAGCTGCTGTCTGCTGTGAAGGTGGAGCACGAACGGAACGGTGGGAGGGTACGCACTAAGCAACGACCGGGCCGAGATGATTTGTTGCTTGACGCGGGGGTGCGATACCGGCAGGACTCAAATGTAATTCGTAGAGCACTGCGCAGGTTTGGTCTTTTGGGGTTGAAGTCTCACAGTAAGTTCATTCCGGTTGCGTATATGCAGGGGTCTCCAGAGAGCAGGCTGGCTCTACTGCAAGGTCTTATGGATACAGATGGCACAGTCCTAGCGTCTGGTGCACAGTTTCGGGTGACATCGGAGCAACTGGCTAGGGATGCGCAGGAGCTGGCTAGGTCACTAGGTGGTTGGGCATCGATCAGGACGTACCAGAAGGAAAGGTCTCCGCTGCACACCAAGTCAGACCCGTTGCCGACATGGGATGTGTACTTGCGGCTGCCTGACGGGATGTGCCCGTTTCGGCTGTCGCGTAAGAAAGAGAAATGGAAGCCGCCCCGGTATGTGGCGGATCAGCGCATTGTCTCTGTAGAGGAGGTGATGCCTGGTGAAGTTCGTTGTATTTCAGTAGATGCCAGTGATGGCCTTTACGTTACTAGTGACTATATAGTCACTCACAATACAATGAACTTTGCTTTAATGGGCACTGGGCTATCAGCTCACTGTGCAGGGCCTGGCTGACCGGCTTGGCTGCTCGATCGACGATGCCGCGATGCACTTCAACAACTACTTCGCTGCGTACCCGGCTATCGCTGCGTGGACCCGCCGTACTGTTGCCGAGTCCAAGGTGCGCGGGTTCACCATGAGCCGTCTCGGGCGCAGGCATCCCATCTGGGCGTATGAGTCGGACAAGTCGTGGATTTATGCCGGGGGCGAGCGCACGGCCGGCAATGCCCCGATACAGGGCGGCCTGGCAGACATGATGAAGCTGATCATGATCCGGGTGCATGCGGCTCTTAAGGAGGCCGGGCTGCTAGACGCTGTGCGAATGGTCATGAACGTTCATGACTCCCTGGAGTTCTACGTCCGGAAGGACATATCTCCGCAGGCGGTGATCGATTTGCTCGTTCCGGTGATCATCCAGCAGACACCGTGGACGCAGCACTGGCCGCTCATGGTGCCTGAATGGCATGTCTGGGAGAAGTGGGGCAGCCCGACCGAGCTGAAGCTGGATGAGAACCACCAGATCCTCGGTATGGGCGAGGTCATCGACATCGGAGAGCAGGAGGAGGATGACGATGATGACGAGGATGACGAAGCAGGTGTGGTTGGTGGCGTCGTGGCCAGTACGTCACACCAGCTACGCGAGCCCTCCCAGCACGTGGAGCCTGGTACGGGGGCGGGGACTGATCCTGTTCGGCATCATGATCCTGATCATCGCCATACTGGCTGCGTGATCGTCCGGGTAGATGAGATGCCCGAAGTGTCAGCGGTGCACCGGTTCCTGGGCATGGTCTCCGAGTTCCCCGGCCCTAACGTGATGGAGTTCCAGACTCCCGAGGGCGGTATGACAGTCAGCCAGGGTACGTCGCTGTCTCCTGATGACGGAGGCAAGATTTCCCTCTTGCTAGGCGGGGCGTCGGTGGTATGGTCTACTGAAACGGTAGACAGTAGTAAGCTAGCGCAAGGCATTACGTTCTAGGTCAGGTGGGGTATGCAGGTGTATCAGGGGATCGGGACCGAGTACGGGCATGACAAGTTCGGCATCACGCTGGACGAGACAGACCTGGCTCGCCTGGCTAACGAGTTCGGGTTCTATACAAGTCCGGGTGAGAACGGCGTGACCACTGACCAGGCATACAGGCTGCTGTCGATCGACGCGGAACGGTACGTGCTTGTGCAGGCTCCTAAGTTCGGCCGGAAGATTGAGGACGTCATGGCCCAGCTCTGGGGACCGGGCGGTAACCGCGAGCAGTTCGCGACGATCCTGGTGGAGGTTACCGGGCTGGAGCTGAGTGAGTGCAGGAAGCGTGTGGGATTCCAAGATGAGTCAGCGTAAGCTACGTGCCTTGGTCGCGTGTGAGATGTCCGCTCGTGTTCGTACGCAGTTTGCGCTACGCGGGTGGGATGCCACGTCAGCTGACCTTCTGCCAGATGAGGCAGAGATCTGGGCGGAGCCTGGTCAGCCTGTAGCCGGCAAGCACTACCAGGGTGACGTGCTGGACATCATCGAGCAGGACTGGGACCTGGTGATCGCTCATCCGCCATGCGAGGATATCTCGCAAGCTGGCGCTCGCTACTGGGCTCAGAAGCAGGCGGATGGCAGACAGCAGGCAGCGGCTGATTTCTTCATGAAGATGATCGACCTGCCACCTAAGACGGCGTACGTGGCGGTGGAGAACCCGCGAGGCATCATGACCAGACTGTACCGCCCTCCGGATCAGGTGGTGGAGCCCTGGTGGTTTGGTGATCCGCTGCGTAAGAAGACATGTTGGTGGCTGCGAGGCAAGGACATTCCGTGGTACAAGAACGATTCGCCTTTGGATGAGCGTGATCTTCCCTCACTGCCCTTGCTCCGCGCTGACCGGATGGTTGATCCTACTGGCCGTGTAGCTACTGGCGGTGGGTCATGGAGGACGGATACTACCTCCGGAAACAATGATTCCGGAGGTAGGCGCGCAGGCGGCGTTGTGCCTAAGGGAAGTAATGCTTATGAAGATAGTCAGGGGCGTGCACGCAGGAAGATCTTGCGGTCTGTTACCACGCCCGGAGCGGCTAGGGCGATGGCGGAGCAGTGGGGCTCGTACATCGAGAGTAGGCGTGGATGATTGACGATCTGTCGACCGAGGAAGAGGTTAAAAGGATTCTGTTCGCGGTTGCCTGGTACGGGCCGTGGGAGCGGTTGGAAGGATTCTTCTTCGGCGTGCGTAAGGATGGCACTCTTCGGTGGGATATTCGTGATGATGGCAGTGATTCCTTCTTGCTGGCCCTTCTCGGTCGGCTAGGTGCCTGGGCTAGCTACAGGGATTGTGCCTGGCGGCATCGTTATGTAGAACAGGGAATCAAGCCGTGGTTTGTATGGAGGCGAGGGCGATGACTGAGCAGCCGCAGTCCAAGACGTTCGAGGAGCAGGCCGCTGGCTGGATGGCTGCTATTGAGCACATGCGCAGTCAGGTGAAGGCAGTGTTCGGACTGGCCAGGGAGCAGGCTACACCGCAGGCATACCGGCAGGCTCTGATGGATGTGCGTACGATACAGGATTCTCTTGAGGAATATGTCTCTCTGGCGATCGTGGTCAAGGGTACGTTCAGCAGGGCCGCGTCGGCCGCGCAGACAGACTACGATGCGGCGTGGGCCATCGAGTCAGACCGGGACGGCAAGACGGCTGCCCGCCGGGACATGGAAGGTCCGCGTGAGCGGTACGCACGGCATGATGTGAAGGTGTTCAGCCAGCTCCGTGAGTGGAGACAGGCTGAACAGCGCCTCTCTACGGCGCAGGAAGTGCTGGATACTGTGTGGCTCAGGTACCGAGCCGTCAATGCGACCAGGGAAGACCTGCTGGCCATTCTCCGGACATATGCCCTAGAGAGTTCCCTGGACCGGACATGAAATGCGCGACGTGCAAGCGCCAGATCCGCCGGGGCGTGGAGGAGCAGAAGCGGGTGGAGTACCGGCAGACTCCTGACGGGATCAAGATTTTCGGATATCAGATGCCGGCCGGCCCTTTGAACGAGGCGTACGGTCCGCTGGTTAAGGTCATTCACAGTGTTCACTACTGGGCTGAGGTCAAGGCGGAGCGGCGCGGCGGGCCACATGCGGGCGGGGCCATTACTGCCCTGGAGCAGGACACGATAGAGGAAGAACTATGAAGATTTCACTGATCATTGCTGACATGCAGCGGATGTACGACGAGTACGGCGACGTTGAGGGGGAGATGGCTGACACGCTGGACATGGACATGTTCCAGACGATCACGGATGTCAAGTTTGATCAGGATCGCGGCCGGGTCCAGGTCATCTCTGAGCGGTAGCTCAGCGGCTGAATGTCAGCTCCGCGCGGTAGCATACTCATACGTGCCTACCCAACCCGGCACCCAGAAAATTAAGAAATCAGGTAGATCATGCCTCAGGCAGATTTCACAGGCGAGTACAGCTCCAACGGCAACCGCAGCACCTACCCGAAGCTGAAGCTTCAGACCAATGAGCGCGCCCGCGTGTGCGTCATCACCAAGCCTCACGTTGAGTACCTTCACTGGCTCGAAGCCCCCAAGATCGTCAACATGTCACCGGTCTACAAGAAAATCACGGATCGCGATCAGAACGTGCAGTGGGTGCCGGAGACGCGGATGGTGGACCGGGCCATCTGCCCAGGCACGTTTGAGACCTTGCGTGAGCGCGGGGTGGATGAGGCGCACTGTGATGCGTGCCGTATGGCACGCGAGCGTCCGGACATCTTCAGGCCGCCTAACACCAGGTACGCGTCAACTATCATCCGGTACAGCCTGCGGCCCAACGGCGGGTGGAACGATCTCACTGTCCCGTTCAGCATGGGTGCCCTGGTGTGGGCTTTCAGCGGCAAGGTCTTCGACAAGCTGAGGAACATCCAGACCATGGGTCCGGGGTACGAGGACATCCGCGCGGTGGACCTGTGCCTTGAGTGCACGGACCAGAACTTCCAGAAGCCGTACAGCCAGGGAGAATTCCAGGCCCTGACTCCGGCCGTCTGGATGCTGAACGATCAGATGCGCGATTACACGGTCAAGTTCCTGGAGCAAAACCAGGCTGCTGAGGCAGACCTTCTTGACGCGATCGGGAAGAGGCTCAAGCCTGACTGGATGGCCGATGATCTCCTTCGGATCACCCAGGCGTGGGATGTGGTGCGTGCTCACGAGGCACGGCAGCAGGGCGGTGCTCCCCAGCTCGGGCAGGGCTTCGGTGCTGAGTCCTTCGGTCAGGGCATGCAGAATCTCCAGCAGCAGTTCGGCCAGGGTGGTGGTCAGCCTAACCCCACTCCGCCTGGTGGCGGCTGGCAGCCACAGCAGGCACAGGGGTCAAACGGTGCTCCTCAGCCTGGTATGGGCGGAGGCGGTGGCGGCTGGCAGCCCGGTCCCGCCCAGTCCGCTGGCGTGGACATGAGCTTGCTCAACGGGCAGCGGCTTCAGCAGTCGGTTCCCCCGCCTCCGGCTCCTACAGGGCTTGAAGGCATTGAGCAGTTCCGGCAGCCGAATCCCACGCCTCCGGGGCCTATCACCAATATGCCAGCTGAAGCCTCGCAGAGGGCAGATGCCCTGTACGAGGCAGCTCAGCAGGCTCCTCCTCAGAGAGAGCAGACACCGTTCACGCAGCTTGCCGCCGCTGAGCTGGCACAGAATCCGATCCCGAACCCGGTGGCTGATGCCTTTACGCAGTTCCAGGCCCAGCAGGCCGCTCCGGCTCCGCAGCCTAGTCAGCAGGGGCAGGGCCCTGTGCCTGATGGCCTGAGCGGGCTCACGGAGTTCATGGCCAGTCAGACAAGTAATCCGACGCTGACCCCGCTGCCCGCTGCCACGCCATCGTCAGGAGCAGCTCAGGCAGCTCCTGCGGAGGCCAAGCGTTACTCGTTCGAGGATCTCAAGCAGCTGGCAGACGGTAAATAGTCCGATGCCTCAGTATGATGCTGCCCAGATGCAGCACATGCATGCGGCTCAGGCAGAGAAGCTGGCGGCCACTGTGCTTGTGTGCCCACAGTGCAAGAAGGAGTTTTCACCACGAGGCACAAGGCAGAAGTTCTGTACTACTCTCTGTGGTCAGACGTTTCGCACGAAGGATAGGCAAGCGTATAAAAAGGATTATTATCGAGCGCATCGCAAGGAGTTGCTGGTAGCTGCTCGCGATTCTGCTATTCGAGCAAAGGGAATTACACCTGAGTTTTATCGTGCGCAGGTAAAACAGTTGGGTCATCGGTGTATGATTTGTGGTCGTAAGACGAGGAAAGATCCGGCTATCGATCATGATCATTCGTGCTGTCCTGGTAAGAAGAGCTGTGGTCGGTGTGTTCGTGGACTTCTGTGCAGTGACTGTAACAGGCGTATCTTGGGCGGTGTTTGCCAGGAGACGACGAAGGGCACGGAGCACGCCATCATTGTCTTGTTGCGGGCAGTGGATTATCTTCGGCGTGAGCTACCTGAACAGCAGGTATGGAAGGAGCAAGGTGGGACATCAGATCATTAAGCAGCCTGATGGCCGGTTGGCCATCTACAGTGACGGCGTGGATAACGGCTGTTGGCTCCGCTGGGACATGAGCGAGGAAGACGTGGTGGAGTATTACGCCGAGCGGGCGGCTAAGAGCGCCAGGGAGAGCGCACGGAGGACCGTGAGGCATGTTGTGCAGGATGAGCCACGCAAAGCGTACTACCAGTTCACCATGACGTTCGCGGAGGCCAATGCGCACAACAAGGTCTGGCATGGAGATCAAGGTCCGGAAGGTCCGGTGGATGAGAAGACATACTGGGAGGAGACTCATCCAGAGCCAGGGGTCGTGCTGGGCAGGGACAGGATGGACAATCACCTGATCTTTGGGGCAGGGGAAGACGATGCCAGCTAAGGCCAAGCAGTCACTTCCCGAAGATCCTGTACAGGCCCTGCTTGCTGAGGTCAACACGAAGTTCGGTGCCGGCACCCTGATGGAGATGGGCTCGGCTCCAATCGTCCCGGTGGAGGTGATCCCATCAGGATCGATCGCCTTGGACAACGCACTTGGCATCAGCGGATTGCCGCGAGGCCGCGTGGTGGAAATCTTCGGGCCGGAGGGTACAGGTAAGACCACTCTGGCTCTTCATGCCATCGCCAGTGTGCAGCGCAACGGCGGTCACGCGGTGATGATCGACGCTGAGCACGCGCTTGATCTTGAGTACGCACATAACCTGGGCGTGGACACGGAGCATCTGCTACTGGACCAGCCGGACACAGGGGAGCAGGCCCTGGAAGTAGCGGACATGGTGATCCGGTCAGGGGTCATTGACCTCGTGGTGATCGACTCCGTGTCAGCACTGGTGCCTAAGGCTGAGATCGAGGGGATGATGGGGGATTTCCAGATCGGTGCCCAGGCCCGGCTTATGTCACAGGCGCTGCGCAAGATCACCCCGGCACTCAGCGGCACTCGGACCACAGTCATCTTCATCAACCAGCTGCGCGAGAAAGTTGGTATCGTCTTCGGCAACCCGGAGGTCACGAGCGGTGGCAAGGCCCTTAAGTTCTACGCTTCGGTACGACTGGATATTCGCAAGAAGGACACCCTCAAAGAGGGCGTTACTGCAGTCGGGCATACCATCAAGATTAAGGTAGTGAAGAACAAGCTAGCCCCTCCATTCCGCGAGTGCTTCGCGGACATCATCTACGGTAAGGGGATCAGCCGGGAGGCTGAGATCGTGTCTCTTGGCGTGGATTACGGGGTCATCGCGAAGTCCGGTGCCTGGTATACCTTCGGTGGAGAGCAGCTGGGGCAAGGCAAGGAAAAGTGCCGGCTAAGGCTGGAGGCTGAGCCGGAGCTGGCCAGTTCGCTGGAGAAGCTGGTCAGGGAACGGATGAGGGCAGCTCCGGCGACTGCCCGCCCTGTGCTAGTGCCGTCTTCGACGCTTGACCCGGCATCACTACTAGGCCCAGGATCTCTCGCAGACCTGGCATCACAAGAACCACTAGGAGGGAACGATCCAGATGTCCAATGACATTCTTGACCCGTCGATCGAGGAGATGCGGCCACGGCTGCTGACACTGGATCAGGCACGGGAGAAGCTGGCCAAGACCGAGCCGCTGAACGAGATGAAGTTCGAGGCGGGGGAGGCCGTTAACTTCATCTTGCCTGAGGATTGGGTCGATCGCGCAGATGAGCTGGACGGCATGGCCGATACGGGCGGCATCGTGACTCTGGCCAGCGGGCAGGAGTACCGGCTCACTAAGGATGCCCTGCTGGAGGCGGGAGCTAAGGTCGGCATTCCGCGCAAGCTGCAGGAGCGTACGCCGGCACCTCTGCTGGAGTCGTGGCTCAACTGGTGGTTCAAGGGCAACAGCGGCTGGGAGGGCAAGTCATTCAAGTCGTTCGTCAGCGGCGCGGACGGCTCGTCAGTGGCACCGCTGGTCATCGCGTTCGGATCCGGCACCATCCAGCCGTTCTCCAACCTGCAGATCCTGGATCAGCTCGTCGCCGGGGTCAAGCGGTTCTACAAGGCAGATGAGCAGGATCTGCTGGTGGACTACAAGTTCGTGCACTCGCTGGAGCTGACCCAGGCCAGGATCGTTGTTCCCGGTGTCGTCCGGAACATCACCGGCCCCGGTACGGCACAGCCATCCGATCTGTGGAGCACGGGCATCACGTTCCGCAATAGCCAGCTCGGGCTCAAGCCGACCAGCCTGGACGGCTACCTGTTCCGGTGGCGCTGTTCCAACGGCATGACCGACTCCCTGGTCACCAGCGGGAAGTACAGTCGCAGGGACGGGGCTGACGGGGACGTGTACTCGTGGGCCAGGGATTCGGTGGATGAGATCCTTGGTGGCCTGGAGCATGCCCTTGACGGCGTGAGCGCCACTACGCAGATCCCGGTGGAGCAGGATGTCGGCCTGGTGCTGGATGACCTGTTCCGGCAGCACAAGGTCCCTGGCAGCCTGCAGCGGTCGGTGGTCCGGAACATGGCCGAGGTCGGCGGGGACCTGTCCATGTACACGATCCTGAACGCCATTACGCAGGTCGCCAACGACCCGGAACTTAGCCCGGATTCGGTGGGCAAGCTGATGCAGACCGGTGGCCACGTGGCGCATAGCGCCGAGATGCGCTGCGAGGCGTGCAGGAGGATCAAGCCAGAATGACGAGAAATCGGATAGCCCTGCGTAAGGCTGCACGGAAGCTCAGGGTACGGCGGATGTTCAGTCCCTTTACCGGCTCAGTGTGCTCTCGGTGCGGGAGTTATGCGCGCATGGTCAGGCTCGGAGGCCATCGAGAAACTCAGGTCATCTGCAACAATGACAACCGGCACCGGAGATAGATATGAGCCTAACTCCTCCTGATATGCAGTACTTTGATCACGATGACATTTGGACTAAGCCACTTGGTCTTGTGGCTGCTGATGTGGTGTCGTGTGGCGGAGGTGCTGGCGGAATCGGCGCTGCCGGGGAGGATGGTGCCCTGGCCGTGCGACGGTATCTGGCTGATGAGCTGCCTGACAAAGTGCAGGTCACTATTGGCAAGGGAGGCAGGCCAGGCGGCCGGAACGGCTATGTGCTGATTGTCTCTCACAGGGCAGGGGAGGAAGTTTCGTAGTGGGCGCGCTCCACTCCACTCGTTTCTGGACGAAGATGTCTGACTCCCCTGTTGGGTTCCTGCTGGGCGAGAGTGACGACGGCATGCCGACGGTGACCATTCGGGTAGGACGAGTGTGCGTGCGAGTCGGGGCTGAGGCGTGGATCGGGAAGGAGCAGGGGCTTGATCCTTCCTGGGCTAGTCGACTGCCTGAAGTGTGGCACCACGTTCGAGGCAGTGTGGGAAGACGATGCGGATACGTTGCAAGACATGGATGAGGCTCCGGTACAGGAGCAGGTCTGCCCGGCCTGCGGTACTACTCAGCAGGAGATCTATCCTGGTTGGTGTAATCGCACGGAAGCTGGCTAGATGATACGTGAGATAGAAGTTACTAATTTCCAGTCACTAAAGCATCTTCAGGTCAAGCTCGGCAGGTTCACGGTGATTACCGGTCGCACTGGGGCTGGCAAGTCAGGGCTCATCCGGGCCCTCAAGGCTTTGGTGTTCAACGCTCGTGGAACGAGCTATATTACGCGCGGTGAGAAGCAGTGCTCTATCTCCATGACCGGAGGGAGCGAGACAGCTAAGCATGAGTGCGATGTTGACGGCTCATGCGATGTATGCAAGGTCTATGGCCTGTGCTCGCGGTGCGGATGTCCTGAGCACAGCATGTGGCAGGCCACCATTCAGCGTGGCACCAAAGATCAGTACCAGCTCGCGGTGGGGATAGCTCAGAAGACGTACACCAAGCTGGCCGGCAAGGTCCCGGAGGCTGTTTCCGATACGCTTCGTCTCGGTGAGATCAATTTCGCTGCGCAGTTCGACAAGCCGTACCTGCTGGACTCCACGGGCGGGGACGTGGCCAGGGTACTCGGCAAGCTCACCAACGTCACCGTGCTGTTCCGAGCAGCGCAGGAGGCGAACCGGCGTAGGCTCCAGGTGTCTGGCGAGTTGAAGACCCGGCAGGCTGACCTGGCTTCTCTGGTGGAGCAGATCCAGCAGTACGCTACGCTGCCGGCCGAGCAGGCTGCCGTGGAGGATGCTGAGACGAGGATGACTCACCTGCATCTCTTGTACGGGAAGCAGGAGAGACTAAGTTCTCTGACCACTGCCCTGGAGCTGGCGCAGGCAAGGCTGGGCCTCATCAGACCGGTGCCCGAGCCTCCGTCGCTGGACCGGCTGGCGGATGCTGATCGAGCAGCATATCTGGATATCGCAACTGATGAGATCTCTTCAGCAGAGGGAGGCGGACCTGGTTAACGCTCGCTGGCGTGAAGATGGCTGCGTACGAGAGGTATCAGATGCTGAGCAGGAGCTAGCCGGGTATGTTAGCCAGTGGGGTATCTGCGAGACTTGCGGGCAGCCAGTTCAGAAGAAGCATGCGCATCAGGGAGAGAAATGACAACCTACCAGGCCCAGAATGGCCGATCACCAAGCGGTTATTATGACGAGAACATTCTAAACATGGCTAGGTTCCTTATGGCCAACGGCTATTCGCGGATAGGCGCGTCCGGTATCGCCGGTTGTGTTGCCGGTGAGTCTGGCGGCGACCCAGAGAGTATGGAGATACCAGAAGATGCTCCAGGCACCGGCAGTGGTGGTGGAGGACTCATCCAGTGGACGCCCATCAGCGCGTACCCTGGCCTCGTCACCGGGAACCCCACAGCGGACCTGAACAACCAGTTCGAGGCGATCCTCCGGTTCAACAACAACAGCGGCAGCTCGATCTCCCAGCTGAATGCTCAGCCTAGCCCGGTTGCTGCGGCCGACTTCTACTCCCAGTTCTTCGAGAGGCCGCTCAACACCAACTCTGACGTGCGAGCGTCGGTTGCCAATAGCGTGTACGCAGCACTTGGAGGCCCGCCCCCACCCCCTCCGAACCCGTGGCCGCTGAAGCAGGGCGATAGCGGTTCGGACGTTGTGACGCTTCAGGAAAACCTGAACAAGTGGAAGTGCGCTACCCCGCCGCTGACTAAGCCATATGACGGGTCGTTCGGACCGCTGACGAAGGCCGCTGTTCAGACGGCGCTCAGGTACTGGGGCTACAATGCAGCGGATGTGGCAGGTGCTGTTGTAGGTGAGTCGCTGTGGAATCACCTGAAAGGCACGCCTCCTCCGCCAGTGGCTAAGGGCACGTATCCGACGCCTATCGGACTGAAGGCCGTTACAGGTGCCACTACCGTAGATCTTTCCTGGTACGCCGTGCCCAAGGCTTCCGGTTATCAGGTCGTTGTCTACAATGACCCGCCAGTCCTGGACGCGGAGAAGCACTGGACGCCTATCCGGAATGACAAGGTGCTTGGAGCCAAGGCGGATATCACTGGCCTGGCGAGAGGAAAGAGTTACCAGGCTCATGTTTGGGCGCTCGGGTCGCCGGTCAGCAGTGAGCACAACTACGCTACCGTGAAGTTCAGGACCGGGTGACATGGAAGAGGTTCCTGTAGTGGACGGTGGTGATGAAGTTCCTGTACGGATACTTGTGTGCGAGCCTTACGCAAATGGCCAGGGTTGGTGGCACGTACCGTTCTGTGTCCATATCAATTGGAGCGATTGGTGAAGGCGCTACTGCTCAGTGATATCCATCTGTCGGACAGGCCACCATCCAGTTGCACTGAGTCCTACATGGAGGATCTGCTCAAGCTGCTAGGCGAGACGGTGGCCGTGGCGGAGGAGTACAAGGTAGATGCCGTGGTGTGGGCCGGGGACGTCTTCAACAGCAAGGCTCCGGCCCGGAACAGTCACTGGCTGGTACAGCAGGTCACCGGGGTTCTTCTCGCCTATCAGCGGCCTTGCTACATCGTGCCGGGCAATCATGACGTTCAGCACGATGACCTCTCCAGCATCTGGAAGACGCAGCCGCTCGGCGTGCTGTTCCGGACTGGCGTGGCTAAGCCGCTGATCGGGCAGTGCCGGGAGTTCGCTCAGTTGTACGGAGTCCCATGGCAGCAGGAGTGGTCTAACGAGAGCGTGGGCGAGGCACTGCGCGTCTGGCGGGAGGAGTGGACTCAGACGAGGCGCGGTGGCCTGGTTGTGGCGCACGCTCCGCTCTATCCTCCGGGCTTGGAGCTGCCGTATGAGTACTATGACACGGTGATGTGGGCGGCTGCCATGGGGCATCAGGGTTCCTGTTTCTACGGACATGTGCACGAGTATCACGGCTCTTACGACGTTGCCGGAGTCAAGTTCTGCAACAACGGTGCGCTGAGCCGTGGATCGTTGCACGAGCATAACTTGACCCGGCAGGTGATGTGCACTATCTGGGATAGCGCTGATGCTAGCTTCACCGAGGTACCGCTGCACGCCAAGCCGGCGTCGGAGGTGTTCCGGCTCCGTGAGAAACAGGAGGTTGTCGACTCCGCACTCAAGCTGGACGAGTTCCTGTCCGGGGTCGGGAGCACGCAGTTCGATGTGCTGTCGGTGGAGTCTGTGCTCGCGCATGTCCGTGGGCTTGGTGTTGGCAAGGACGTTGAGGATGAAGTAGCCGAGCTGCTGGACTGGAGCAGTCACCAGACATGAGCTGGCGGCGGAGAAGAGATGGTTATGACCCTCCTCGGGACGTGCGTATAATACGGCCAGGTCTGCCTGACGTTAAGTGCGGTGTTTTGCGTGATCTGAGTGGGGATAAGAAGGGCGACGCTGCTTGGGTTGCAGTACCTATTGAGCCTGTTATGTTCAGGGTAGGCATAGATAAGATAGAGATAGGATATGTCCCTGCTCACTCTATAATTTCTCTAGAGATGCCTGTGGATTCTGATGAGTCATTACGGCAAAGAGACTGGACTGGTCGGCGCATCAAACATGACTGATGTAATCGGGTTTGATCTGGATTCCACTATCTGCAATACGGAGCAGCGTCAGTGGATGGTGCCTAAGATCAAGGCAGGGGAGGCTTCCTGGGCTGACTATAGTATGGCTAGCGCGGATGATGTTCCAGTAGATGGCGTGGTTAGGCTGCTTCTGGCTCTCCACGATCACTATCTGATCTTTATCATGTCTGGTCGTTCGGAGAAGGCGCGTCAGATTTCTGAGCACTGGCTGGAGAAGCATGGAATTCCGTATGACAGACTGCTACTGAAGCCAGAGGGGGAGGACACAGAGAACGGCCTTCTTAAGGTCCAGTGGATTAAGCAACTGGAGGCCGAAGGGTTTCATTTTCGGCTGTATGTTGAGGATTGGCCGGCGACTGCTGATGTTATTCGCGGCGGGGCTCATATTCCGGTGCTTGTCGTTAATCCATGTTACGAGGCGGAGCTGGCGGCGGCTAAGGCTATACGGGCAGGTAATGTCTGATGATCGACATGCTTTTCCGGAGGAGGTGATGCTACGTGAGTCACTATGATAGGGAAACTGGCCTGATTAAGATCTCATGGTCTTTAAGATACGAACCGCCGAGGAGTGCAAGCAGAAGGCGTTTTTGATAGCCGAGGGTAAAAAGGCAAAGGCTTCTGATGTTCGGATCTTCTTCCAGGGGAATGTCGTTGACCAGGCTATGCGCAGGCGGTTGTCCATGGATCACCCGCCTATGCACTGGATGGCGCAGTACATTGACCAGATCATGGATGAGACCGAGGCGAAGGTCAAAGAAGAAGATGGGGTGCTCCGGTGGAAGCACCGCGATGATCGTAAAGAGGTCAGGCAGTTCTGCTATGAGTGCGTGATGCGCCTTGAACCGATTTTGGGGCAGCTGATCCTCCCGTACGAGTACCAGCCCGCTCTCCGGTTCAGTACGAAGATGAACATCCCTGGTCTGGATGACCAGCCGACGCCCATCCTGCTGGTGGGCGAGATGGACGTTCTGACCTGCTACAAGCCGCCGCTGCCGGACATCGAATTTGATCAGGATCCTATCGTTCGGGCACTGTGGCGTCCGGAGTACCGGGTGTGGGACCTGAAGGTCACCAAGGATGCCAGTTACTGGCGCAAGACAGCCGCGCAGCTAGTGTTCTACGATATCGTCTGCTCGTGCATGTTCGGCGTGCCGACCGTGGAGGTCGGGCTGATCCAGCCCATGGTGGAGGGGTATCCGTGGATCTCGTTCCGGCCGTCTGAGGAGGACCGGACGCAGATGTACACCCGGATTGTCAGCGTGGCGCAGGCCATCATGCGGGCTGACCACTCCCCAAAAGCTGATAGCACAGGCTGCAGCTACTGCGAAACCAGGAACGCCTGCGTCAAGTACGCGCCCGAGCCAGGTACCAAGACAATGCCACTATTTTAGGAAGAAGCTACGCTATGGCTAGACTACCGAGCACGATGTACCTCATGCAGCAGATCGGCGGGGAGGTAATTCTCTTCGAGGACTACACCGAGCGGGAGATCGTCCGGTTCGATCCGGGCGACGGCAACGCGGCGGCGGATGCCCTGAATGTCATCCGCGACTCGGAACTTGGTGACGAGGACAAGTGCTTCGCCTGCTTCTGGGCAGGCTACTTTGCCGCGTATGCGGGCGCGGACCCCGTACAGCGTCCAGGCTACGTCTATGAGACACTGGACAATCAGGTGGTTGTGATGTGCACGGGGAACGATGCTGTCGTCTTCGATCCGCGTGACGCTAACGCATCCGCTATGGCGCAGAAGCCGATCCACGACTCCGGTCTGAGTCAGGACGAGAAGAACCGTGCGCACTTCTGGTGCGGATACTTCTACGCGCACGCGAGTGGTGCTTGATGGAAGACGTGACCGCTCACGTGGCCAGCCTGCGCGCTCGCGTGGATGCTGCGGTTCGTGCCAGGACCGGGGCTGAGTATGCCCGTCAGCAGGCCGAGCAGGCTGTGCAGACGGCCACTGCTGCGCTGAAGCAGGAGTTCGGTGTGGAGACGCCGGAGCAGGCGCAGGCTCTGCGAGCTGATCTCGATAGCAAGATCGCTGCTGAGATCCAGAAGATCGAGCAGGCGCTAGGAGGAACATGACTGACGAGCAGATCCTCGGGTTTACTGCAAAGCGGTTTCATCTGCTTCAACTGGTCAAGCGCGCAGTCGTGGCCATCCCAGGCAAGAACATCTATCCGCTGCTGGCAAACTTCCAGGTCGTGGTAGGGGACGGCAGGCTCCAGGTGACGGCTACGGATATGGAGCTGAGTGTCGTCAGTGAGTCTGAGCTGGTGGTATGCAGCGGCTCTGGCACTCTGCTGCTTCCGGCTAAGCGCTTCCTGGAGATCCTGACTTCGGCTGCCGAGGGAGATGTGAGCGTCAAGGTCTCTGCCGGTACTGCCTCCATCACGGCCGGCACTGCTTCATGGTCGCTGGTGCTTCAGTCTTCAGAGGACTACCCTCTTCGTCCGGCTGTGAAGGACATCGCTTTCACGGAGGTCAGCAGGGCGAAGTTCCTGGCTGCTCTCGTCCTGGCCAGGAGTGCTGCCAGCCGGGACGGCACCAACCCCCGCCTGATGGCGATCAGCATTTCGGGCGGGAAGGTGATCGCAGGCTCGCACGTGCGCCTTCACCGGGTCATCCTGTCTGGCATAGTGCTTCCAGATATTCAGATCCCGATCGGCGCTGTTGATGATCTGGTGCGCCTGCTGAAGGACAGCAGCCTTGAAGAGATCGGCATAGGCGAGGCGGAACATGACCTGGCCTTCCGGATCGGGTCAGACGTGTTCATGTCCGGCAAGCTGGCCAGCGAGTATCCAGATATGGAGAAGCGGCTGCTGACTCCTCCGCTCCTGTCTAACAAGGACGAGCTTCGGGTAGACAAGAGCGACCTTGTGGCAGCTATCAAACGGGTCAGGATTACGGCTGACGCAGGTTCGGCAGCTATTGGCCTGCGGATAGTGCCCGGCGCGATCAGGGTTATCAGTCAGGATCAGAACCATAACACTGCCTGCGAAGAGATCCCTGCCCAGTGGAGTCATAGGCAGCGTCTGCTGGTAGTTAATCATGAGCACCTGGCAGACCTGCTAGGGCTTGCTGAAGGTCCGCAAGTGCTTTTCGTGCTAGGCGAGGACTCAGGCAAGCGCCGGAGTCCTCTGGTACTGAAAGATGATAAGGCCGGCACTGCCGGTGTTATAGGCCAGTTGGCCGTAGTTCTGATCGAGTTAGCGAGAGTAGAAGCTATGTCAGCAGGTGTTGTAAAGACCTGGATGGAAGACCGTGGTTTCGGGTTCATCACCGAGGATGGCGGTTCGGATGTGTTCGTGCATGTTAAGCAGCTGCCTCAGGGCGTCAAGCAGCTTCAGCCGGATACCAGGGTGATGTTCGAGAAGAAGCAAACGAATCGCGGGGTGCAGGCGTTCGGCGTTATGCTCGATGCAGATAGCGGTCCTGATGATCCTCCTGACTTTCTCACTGAGAGGGAGTTCCTCAGGGATCTGAACGGACTTCTCCCTCCGCTCAGGGAGGTCCACAAGCAGGCTCTCATGGACATCGCCAGAGATCACGGGTGGGTGGTTGATTTATGCCTGAGCTGCGTGACTTGGAAACTCGCGTGAGTGCTGCTAGACATGCGTATGAGCGCAGGGTCGGTGCTGCCCAGCAGCTAGGAGAGGCCGGCCTGAGGATGCAGGCTGAGGTGACCAGGCTGCAAGATCTTCAGGAGAGGCACGCTAAGGTCTCTGCCCTGCTGACATCGTTGGGCGAGAAGGCTCAGCAGCAGGCGCAGGAGCGACTGGAGGAGCTGGTCACCCGTGGCCTTCAGGTCATCTTCGGCACAGAACTCTCATTCCATGTCATCCAGTCGGTGAAGGCCAATCAGGCAGTCACCGAGTTCATGATCCGGTCGGAGTACGACGGGATGACAGTGGACACTTCGGTCATGGATGCCCGAGGCGGAGGGATGGCCGCTGTCACAGGTTTCATGATCCGGCTGGTGGTACTGCTGCTTACTCCGCGAGCCCGGCGTGTTCTCTTCCTGGATGAGACGTTCAGGTTTGTGTCCAGCGAGTACGAGGGACGACTGGCGGAGTTCCTGGCTGAGGTGGCAGAGCGAGCTGGCGTACAGATCGTGCTAGTTACCCACTCGTCAGCGTATGACGATGTGGCCGATGCACGGTACCGATTGGAGCTGGGGAGCAATGGAATCGCTACCATCGTCTGAGCTGGAGCTGGTAGTTCTTGATCGAGCTGGGTGAGTAGCAGGTATAGTACAGGTAAGGGCAGGCAGCCAGCAGCGTGTCCTTACCTGGTTCCTGCCGTGAAACCTAGGGTGGCGTGCCCCACCTCGTCATTACGGCTCTAGCAGAGTAGCGGCAGGAACTCGTATTACTGGTGGGAGGTGGGAATTATGTCTGACTGGAGCCCGGAAGCTATCAGCAAGTTCATCAACACACATGCCTATAAGCTAGATGGCCCGGCCCAGTGGGCAGGAACAGAGCCTAACTCCCGGCATAAGGATTGGGATTCAGCATCGTTCCGGATGCTCATGGCTGCGTCCTGGCCTTACGATCAGGCGGCTGGTAATCAGTCGATCCCTGCTGTGTGGAAGGCAATCAATGATCGACGAGCCGATTACCTATGCGATCGGTACTACCTTCCAGCTACTCCCAGGGATATGCGCATATTCGAGCGGTCAGGTGTTCCTGTTTTTGGCATCGAGTCAAGGCACCCTCTCCGCGATTTCGATGTGGTGGGGACCAGCATCTCTTACGTTGTTTTGCTAGTTAATTTCACGAAATACCTGTCCATGTCAGGTGTGCCGCTGCGCTGGCGTGACCGTGTGCCGGAGGAGCACCCCATGATCATGATCGGCGGGCAGGCGTTCTGCAATCCGGAGGCCATGGCCCCGGTAGCCGACTGCATCTTCGTCGGTGAGGCTGAGGATGAGCCGGGTAATGGCGGCATTGGGCAGGTCTGCCGGATGATCGAGATGTTCAAGAAGGAAGGTATCTGGAATGAAGATCGTGTCGCTTGCTATCAACGGCTTGCCCGTACCTTCAACTACCTCTACTTCCCGCGTTTCGTGGATGTGCGATACTCCGTGGGGTCCGGCCTGGACGGAGCCCCTACCAAGGCCGTATCCGGATATTCCAGCCAGCTAGACGGGATGCGGATGCCGTTCCGCAAGCGGCACGTCATCGACCTGGACAAGATCAAGCCGCTGGACGATCCGCCGCTGCTGTACGTCGATCCGTCACTGGGCTCGGGTGATTTGGAAGCTCAGCGGGGTTGTCCGGCTTGGTGCAGCTTCTGCAGACTTTCTTTCGCGCAGAAGCCCCCCCGGCAACGCTCGGTGGGGTTCCTGACAGAGTTTGCGCAGCGGCTACAGCGCAATGTTGGTGGTGTGGAGATTAGCCCGTTCGGTCCAGATTGGCCATTTGTTACCAACAAGAACCAGGTTCTTAAGTCGTTGCTAGAGAATGTCACTGACAAGACAGATACCGTGGCTCAGCGAGTTGACGACTTTATCAGTGATGAAACATATCTAGTCCTTCAGGCAGTTGGAGGTGCACGCTCTATTACCCTCGGGCTTGAGGGCGTTAGTCAGCGGATGCGTGACTTGGTTGGCAAGGCCACGTCTGACGCTGAGGTGCGCGAAGCTGTCACTCGTGGCATCCGCGCAGGGTTCAAGAAGTTCAAGCTGTTCATGATCGTCGGCCTGCCGGGGGAGGACACCGGGGACGTGGCCAGGATCATGCAGTTGGCCCGTGACCTGGCAGACATTCGTGATTCGCTGGCTACTGACAAGGTGCAGATCCAGTTCAGCTTCACGCCGCTGCTATATGAGGCGCAGACTCCTTTCCAGTGGTTCCCTACGTGGCCGGTGCCGGACCATGACCTGATTGACGTGGCCAATGAGCTGAAAGAGCTGAAGATCTTGTTCAAGATTGGCACTAAGGCCGAGACGAATAAGGTTCACTTCTTCCAACTCTGCCAGAGGGCCAGCCGGGACGCGGGCGAGGCCATTATCGATGTTCTGGAAGAGATGGACATGGGCTGCTGGGGAGGCGTGCCCAAGGACATGCAGGCAAGGCTGGATGCTGCCCTGAAGAAGCGACGGCTTTGTTAATGGGTTCGGTGATCTGTTCGGGGAGCGTGACCGTGGGGACATGCTCGGCTGGGAGTTCATCGATACGGGCATCAGCCGGGACCTGTTGTGGAACACGTTCGTCAAGATGCGCGAGTTTGCTGAGCGCACTGATAGCGCTACCTACGATACGAAGTTTGATGAGAGGTACCATGGGCAAGAGTGGATCGACCGATGTGACGAACGCTGTATGGGCCAGTCATGCGGCGTATGCACGGGAGAAGATCTGCGACTGCGGAAGTCATATCTTGGAGCGGCAACTGCCGACCGGGCTGTATCGGTGCGGGATGTGCAAGCCGGTCGATCAGACCACCGTTGCCGTACGTGTCCGCGCTAGGCTGGCACGTCCTGCCGAGTTCCGCTACGCCGACAACGGATTCAGGCGACACCTGCTGCGGCGTGCCGGATACCGGGCTCAGGAACTGCTCGGCGGGCCGTGTGTGTCCAAGAATGCCATCTGGTTCGCTTCCGATGCCCATGGTTACCGGGACTGGACCTTCGGCACTGATTACGTGGACTTCGGCCTGACGCGGCGCATCCGCAGGCTGAACAATGCCGAGCATGACTGGATGATGAAGCTCCGGACTGAGCTGGCACCGTGGCTGGAGCTGAAGGAGTGGCAGGTCTATCCGGCTACGGTGTCCATGCGGTCAGCGTCGGGGGCCAGCCTGCACGAGCTGGAGATCAATGACGCTCCCGATACGGTTCGCGCCCGGCTTCGTGACTGGGAGATGTCCGAGCACGTGAAGCTCCTGATAAGGCAGGAGGGGTCCTACTTCGCGGCGGCCACCGAGGAGGTCAACGCGAAGGACTACGTGGATGACCTCTGGCTGGTGCGGGACGGCACCCGGCTGCTGCTGAAGATGCTCGCCAGGCACCGGGCAGGTCCGTACCAGGTGTACCAGGCGCTCATGAGCAAGCCGAGCTGGATCGAGGCGGCCCAGTTCCCGGCCCGCACCCTGGACGTGTTCTCGTGCCGTGATGAGTTGGAAGGGAGAGTGTGCCCGCGCTGCGGCAACTCTCTCCCGGAATCACTGATAGGCATCCAGTGGGATGGTGTCTACTGCGCACGGTGCAAGGATGAGCGGGCCAGGATCGTCCTGGCCGGCCTGACGAGGGAGACAGTCGGATGATCGCAGTAGTAGGACCGCAGGAGCTCCGGGCGGCAGCGGAGTTGATCCGTACCAAGGGCCATTGCAAGCACGAGCTGCACGATGATGAAGGACGGTACTGTGCGGTAGGAGCCATTTTTGCTGTGACTGCTGGCCTTGATTCGCTGCCGCCGTTTCTGAATAGCATTTCCGGTGAGCTGTTTCCTGGACAGTTTGAGTACGGGCAGGAAAATCTCGTGTGCTTCAACAATCACCCGGACACCACGGCAGAGGATGTCATATCCGTGCTGGAGAAGGCAGCGGCTCGGCTGGAGGAGGCAGTCCTGTGACGGACCGGGAGACTCTCGGGAAGCTGCTGGCCAAGCGCGCTCGTGTCCGGGTGCAGAATCCGGTGATCGAGTCTGCTGTGTGGGAAGGCACCATCATCGCGCTGGCTGACACACCGGGCATCATCATAGAGTGCGATGACGGTCTCCGGATCGATCTCCCGCAGTCGTTCAAGGTTACCGAGGTGATTCGTGTGACAGAGTATGGCAGCTGGCTTGAGATGCGCCAGCGGCAGGCGGAACTAGCTATGGAGAGCAACGTGAGTTTCAGCGGCAGGCCACAGGCGTGGACAACATCATGTGGGACGCCGAGCCCTGGTGGCACGTTGTGCTCGTTCCCGCCGCATAGTGCGCCGGGAGGTAGCGCATTGCATTCGTGGTCGGTTCCGGAGGTCTATGGCACGGACGCAGAGGTGCAGGCGGCGTTCGCGCAGCCAGCTCCGAAGCACAACGACGGCCCGTCCATGCATGATCTGGTGATCAAGGACATCCTGTCGCGTGACCTGCAGTGGGACTTGTCGGTTGGTTCAGCCAGGCACATCAGGGATCAGGTGGCTGAAGATCTGCTGGCCCGCAAGGCGTTCGGCCTGGACAAGTACAAGACGATCCTTCAGACCGGTAATGGCCGGAGCTTTCTCCTTGACCTGTACCAGGAGCTGATGGATGCTGTGTGCTACGCACGGGGCAGGCTCCTGGAAGTGCCAGAGGACGGCTTGGAGTGGCTGATCTTGTTCGAGATCTACGATCACGTGGCGACAGACCTGGTGACGCTTCGGAGGCTGCTGAACGCGGCGGAGGCTAGCACCGAAAGCTTATCCGTGCGCTCGGTGTCGCTAGGTGGGAGGCAGGCCGTGGCAGACAGCGACTTCTCGAAGACGTGGCAGGAGATGCCTGGAGGCCAGGACATCGGTGACCAGTACATCATGGAGCCTGGCGCAGACACTGCGTTTGAGTGCTTCATGGAGACGGCGAGAGATGCCTTTGACCGGCTGCAGGCGCGTCGACACGAGGGCAGGTTCGCTCACCTCACTGGCCAGGTCGGCCGTGGGTTCGAGCGTCCGGTTGATGACGGAGAGCCGACCTGCTACCGGAGTGGCATAGGAGTCATGGTTCATGGTCCTGGCTGTCATTGCGAGAGCACTTCGTGAACATTAGTGATTCTGCCAAGTGCCCTGCCTGTGAGGCGATGGTTGAGCCTGAGCAGGACGGGGACCTGATCTACTACCCGTGCGGCTGTGGTTTCGAGTTTAACTACACGCGCATACCGCAGCAGGATGAGGCCTGCCAGGCAGGCATACCGGAAGACATTCGCAGGGCGGCGCAGCCTGCGCCTGAGGCTACTAGCCTGCCCCTTCTACAGATAGGCAGGCGTCCGTAGTGAGTCTCAGACAATCTATAACTACTCCGCACGGGGTGCTGACTGTTGTTCAGCCCTACGCTTACGTCGCAGACGAATGGCCGGATGCTTCTCCGGATGTCATGGTGTCTGAGCCGCCGTACGCCCTGCTGAACGACAAGCCCATCACTGCAAAGCGTGCTCGTGAGATCCTACGAGGGATGCAAAGGAGCGCCAAATGAATCTTGCGCTCGAATTCCGTCCCCGCAAGTTTTCTGACATAGCAGGCCAGCCATGGGTCAGCCTGGTGCTGGACATGATGGTGCGCGAAAATGAGGTGCCAGAAGCTCTGATCTTCCACGGTGTCCGTGGCACAGGTAAGACATCAACCGCGCGAATCCTCGGATCGGCGCTCAACTGCGAGGAAGCAGGAGAGCGTCCTTGCCTGGAGTGCGGTTCGTGCAAGTCGGTGCGCAGCGGCAATTCGGTTGACGTGATCGAGGTGGACGCGGCTACCAATGGCCTGGCAGAGGATATTCGTCATTTGTGCGACATGGTGACTTATGACGTCGGAAGTCGCAATCGCGTGGTAGTGCTGGACGAGGCACACGGTGTGACGAAGAAGGGTTTTGATGTCCTGCTCAAGACATTCGAGGAGCCTCCCCCTCGTGTGACGTTCGTGCTCGTCACCACTGAGCCAGCGCAGATTCCAGAGACGATCCACAGCAGGGCCACCAGCTTCGGATTCAGGCGAATTGGGTTGAGGCACATCATCGAGCGGCTCGTGATGATCCGTGATGCCAAGGGCCTGATAGTTGAAGATGACGTGCTCGCTGCTATCGCTGACCGCGCGGATGGCGGGATGCGCGATGCGATCATGCTGCTCGATCAGGCGTCCCGGGCAGGTGCAGGGACGCTGGAGCGCTTCTACGCGCAGACTGGAGAGGGTGACTTCGCTCCCGGTCTCTTGTCCATCATGGCGTCAGGCCGCCTGGGTGACTTGTACGAGCACCTGGAGCATCTTGTCTGCGAAGTAGGCGACTGCCGATTGATTGCAGCCAGGATTGTCCGTTGCTTGCGGGATATCCTGGTGCTGCACGCGGGAGGCAGTACTGTCATTGCTCAGGGTGAGGCGCTGGCAGCTCGGATGAGCCTCGCGTCCCGTCTTACGGATGTGCAGGTGGTCGGAGCGATGCGCGTTTTCTGGGACCTGCAAAAAGTGCAGTCTGGTAATGATCCGCGCATGGTTCTTGATCTTGCCTGCGTGATGGCCAGTGAGGCGTTCGCTCCTCAGCGCCAGGCGGTATCAGTGCCTAGCAACGGTCATCGGAAGGCGACCATGAACGACATCACGGCGCTTATCGGATCCTGAGAACCTCGGAGGCCAAGTGGATCCCCTCAGAATACTTTTGGTTAGGTGCAAGCAGCACGGCAACTGTCCTCTTAAGTTTGTTGTGTTTGCTACGTCAGTTGGTTCAGATCTTCGTAGGGAGAGCTGTTCTGGATGTGGCTGTGCCATGCTAGAGGTTGTTCGTGCCTAGTGGTGAGAACAATCGCAAGCTGTCTGACGCTCAGGTGGATGAGCTGGTTCAGCAGTACCTAACTAGGTTGCCAGATGGCACTTGGAAGGGCGCTACTTTGCTGGCTCGTGAATTTGGTGTTAGTCAGCCTGTTGTCTCCAGGTGGCTTCGTATTCGCGGAGTCAGTATTCGCTCAGCGCAGGAATCACATTCTGGAGGCAAAGCATGCAAGCCAGTTAAGAACCTGCCTGTTGGCGAGCCTCCAGTTTGTAAGTGTGCTTGTGGTCAGTTGACTGCGTGGAATCGTCGTAAGAATAGGTGGAATGTCTATGTGCCAGGGCACTATGTAGGGTCTCAGCGTGTAAATAAAGGGAATACTGGCGGCGTTGGCCGTGGGGCAAATAAGGGTCGGGCCGACGATCTTCTTTACAAGGATAGGGTTTGGCTAGACAGAGAGTATACTATCCTCTGTCGGAGTTCGGCTGATATAGCTAGGCAGTTCGGTGTTTCTTCTGGTTCCGTGCGTAGGTATCTAGATAAGTTTTCTATTCCCAGGATCGTGGATAATTCCAGGAAGGGCAGGAGCGGTCCCGATAACGCTGCTTGGCGTGGTGGCGTGTCTGAGTTTGAGTACTGCTCTGACTGGAAGGCACTAGCAAGGTCTATCAGGCAGCGAGATAAGTACACGTGTCAGGACTGCGGTGAGTGCCGTAAGAACTGGGGCATTGCTCTGCACGTACATCACATCGATTGGGACAAGCAGAACAACGATCGTAGCAATCTGGTATCACTCTGTACGGTGTGTCACAGGGTCCGGCACGGCGGGAAGCGTCTCCCCAAGACACAGCTAGGTAAGGTGCCGTACGCCGTAGACAAGACTTGTCATCAGTGCGGTAGTACATTCATGTCCAATCGATACGACAAGACCAGGCACTGTTCTCAGTCGTGTGCGGCTACGTGCCAGCACGCAGGGCTTTGTCCGGCTAAGGGGGTGGTTAACGGTGCGTATACTTCTAGTCTCTAATGCCCCATGGGCATGCACTGGTTATTTATGGCACTCAGATTAGCCAGTTGGCTATCAGGCTGAAAGCTGCCGGTCATAAGGTGGCCCTGTTCGCCAATCATGGACTCAGTGGCGGAAAGACCGAGTGGAACGGCATACCTGTTTACCCCTCTGCCATTGATCCCTCTGGCAGCGATGTCCTTCACGGTCATGCCAATGACTGGAAGGCTGACGTGGTGATCATCTTGTACGATGCGTTCGCCATGAACGGTCAGGTCATTGGGCGGCTGTCACAGCATGTCTGCTTCTGGCAGCCAGTGGACTGTGAGCCGCTCGGTCGGGGAGACAGGGAACAGCTTAACGCTTCGGGTGCTCGGACCATCGCCATGAGCAGGTTCGGTGCGCGGATGCTGAAGGAAGGCCGGGAAGGTGTTGGGCTGGATCCTATGTACGCGCCGCACGGGATCGACACGGAGAACTTGTTCGTGCCAGCGGAGCAGCAAGTGACGAGCAACTTCGTTGTTTCAAGGGAGAGGGCTAAGAACATTCTGCGTGAGCAGGAGAACATCCCGGAGGATGCTTTCGTGATCGGGATGAACTTCCACAACAAGGACTCCGAGCGCAAAGCAGCCTGGGAGCAGATGAGCGCGTTCGCTCTCTTCCATCACAGGCATCCCGACACCCTGCTGGTGCTGCATACCATGCCGCATCCGGTGATGAGTGGCCAGGATCTGATCGGCATGGCTGACTTCCTGGGCCTTGGGTCCTGCACCCGGTGGGCGGATCCGTACAGCCTCCTCGCTGGCAACTACACGCAGGAGGACATGGCAAAGTGGTATGCCCGGCTGAACCTGTACTCCGGGGCGTCTCGCGCTGAAGGATTCGGCCTGCCATTGATCGAGGCGCAGGCGTGCGGTGTTCCGGTGGTGACGACCAATGCTTCCGCCATGACAGAGCTGGTTGGCTCTGGCTGGCTGGTGAGCGGTCAGCCTTACTGGCACAAGGGGCAGCAGGCGACCTGGATTACCCCGGACATAGGGGACCTGGTAGTCGCTTACGAGGAGGCGTACGGCGGTCAGGCTGAGGCCAGGTCGGATGCCGCCCGTACGTTCAGCAAGAGGTTTAATGCCAACGTGGTGTTTGATATCTACTGGAAGCCGATCCTTACTCAGCTAGCAGAGATGCTTGAAGAGGGCGTTCTCCGAGACGCTGACCAGCAGCGAATCGTGCGGAGCGCAGCAGGGCAGTCAGGGTGATCAGCAGTAAGATGGCAGAAAGCCTATCTCGATAGGAGTTGCTGTGACAGATACGCCTGAGCCGGAGGTTATGTGCCCAGAGGGCTGCGGGTGTCGTCTTGGCACTGAGGACGCTGACGCTCGTGAGTGTGGCTGTGACGGCCCCTGTACTGGTGAGACTGAGCCGCAGCCTGAGGTCAGGCATGTCTCTGATGGGGACTTCGGCTTCGGGGTGGCTGGACTACAATGACAGGCGCGGCGGTTACTTCCGGTGCCGGCAAGGATCTGGTCTTCAGCCAGAGGCCGCAGGATCTTCCTGATGCCAAGTACGCCATGTGGGATGCCCTGATCACGGACATGCGCCGGGAGTCCGCCGCACTGCCCATGAACACCATGATGACGCTGCTGATCGAGCGCATCGCCACCATGTACGTGATGGTCAGGTTCCGTGAGGATGCCGGGGAGACGGACTGGGATCAGCTGCGCGGGATGCAGAAGCTCTGGCTCAACTACATGACGGAGTTCGCCTCTCAGTTGCAGCGGAACAGCCAGACCCCTGAGGAGCGGTTCCTTGCCAGGTTCAAGGCCAGCGTGACTGCTGCGGTGCGCAAGGTAGGCCCGGAAGCCACGGTGCGCGAGCTGCTGCCCGTCCTTGCGGAGGAGCTGAGTGAGTACGGTGTATGATGCGTAAGAAGTGCAAAGCTTACTGGTGGAGGGGTACCCCGAACTTCGGAGATCTTCTGGCTCCCCTGCTGCTCGATCGCTACGCCGGCATCAAGGCTGAGTGGGCCCCGATCTGCGGTGCCAGTATTGTATCTGTCGGTTCCATTTTGGAACATGTCGCTCCATTGTGGCCCGGGTACATCATCGGCAGCGGCAAGCTGTACGAAGACAGCCGACTCCACCTGCACACGGGCACTGCGACGATCCTGGGCGTACGCGGGCCGCTCACCGCGAGGCAGTGCCCGCCCGGTACCCAGATGCTCGGCGATCCCGGTCTCCTGGCGGCCGAGCTGATCGACGACCCGGAGCCAGAAAAAACCTACGACCTCGGCATCGTGCCGCACTGGTCGGACGCGCATCTCGCCACGGACAAGCGCTTCTTCAGCGATAACTGGCACACCCAGGTTATTGATCCGACTCAGGACCCGATGACGGTCATCTGCCAGATCAGCCGCTGCCAGAAAATCGTCACGTCCAGCCTGCACGGGATGATCATCGCGGACAGCTTCGGCATCCCGCGCCGGTTCGAGCCCGCCAAGAACTGGGATCAACAGTCAGGGCGGCATGTTCAAGTTCCGTGACTACCTGGCGTCGATCGGTGCCCCCTGGGTGGTGGGTGAGCAGACTACGGTCAGTCGTCTTGCGGTGGCCGACAGATGTTACGAACTCCTGGACGCGTACGACGAGCTGGGCAGGCTGGTGCGCAAGAGATGAAACGTTTCTTGGCGTGGATGAAAGGACTTTTCTTGAGTCTCACAGGTCTGTTCAACCGGCAGTTTCGGCGTGGGCAGGGTATATCTCTCCTGGTACCGTTCAGGTCAGACGGCGCGCACCGGAACCCGGGTCTGGGAGTGGCTGCATGCCTACTGGGAGAACGAGCTACCAGGCGCCGAGATCGTCATGGGGCCAGTGACGAGCACAGACCCTTCTGCAAAACAGCTGCAGTCAACCGGGCATTCCGGGACTCGCATGGTGATGTTGTCGTGATTCTGGATGCTGACTGCTATCTGCCAGGCAGCGTCATCCTCGACTGCGCCAGGCGCATCCGGAGTGCGCGGCGGCGCGGCAGGAAGCTGTGGTTCATCCCGTATCGTCTGCCGAAAATAAAACACACTCATCACTGACTACTCTCAACCACAGATGGCCAGTGATCACGCGTTACGGAAAGAGGGTCTGGCGCACATCAGCTACGCTCGATTCACATGACCGAATCCCTGTCGCAGCTGAATGCGCAGACTTGCCAACCACAGCTAAGTACAGCGATGACGTCGTCGCTCTGGCCGGGTGGTTCTGGACGGAAGGGCATATCCGACGCGATGTAAGTATTAATATTACCCAGTCGCAGGACGTTCATCCGGAGAACTGTGCAAAAATCGAGGCATCTCTGACTCGCCTGTTTGGTCCTGAGGTCCGTGTTTCTCCCGGACGGCCTCTCGGTCATGCTTCTCCACGTTGGCAGCAAAGCGGTGACCACTTCTTGCTGAACTCCGCAGCAAGCGAGCTGCTGCTTGAGCTGGCCCCCGGAAAAGTTCCAACTCGCGAATTCTGGTCATCAAAACGTCCATGCTCGGCGACGGTTCGAAAAAAGGAACAGGTCCGCGTAGCCGCAGCGGTGCAGCTCTTGAGCAGAAGAACCCTCTTGCAGTAGAGGCGTTTGCCTTCGCTCTTATCCTGTCCGGACGAGACGTCTCCCTCACCACCAGAGGGACACCGGCTCAGCGGACAAGATTCAACTACCACATGACTGTCGTGAAGATCCACGAACGAGTACTTCGAGGCATCGTACCGGTTAGCAGGGCAACGCCCCGCGGTATGGATGGAACGTTCGAGAGGGTCAGCTACACGGGCGACGTCTGGTGTCCAACAACACCTAACGGAACGTGGCTAGCTCGTCGGAACGGTAAGGTCTACTTCACGGGTAACAGCGAAGACGTCTCGTTCATGATCGCCGTCGACACGCTGTACACGCTGCACCGTACGACAGGCAACGGCGTGTTCCATCTCTGGCACCCGCACACTGGCACCGAGCACTTCGAGCGCATGTGGGAGGGACAGGCTGCTCCGGGTGCTAACAACAAGCTGGCTACCTACTACTCGATGGCACGCGGGCGGTCTAAGAGGATGCGCGCTCTCACTCGCGAGCCCGGTGCAGGCGAGCTTTGATCTGTGTGGGCCTGGCATGTCATTTATGATGTGGGTGTGATTAGTGATCCAGGGAACCGGGAGACATGGTACCCCGATTGAATAAGCGTGACTGAATCCCCGCTAGACAGGCTGCTGCGGCTGGCTGCCAGTGTCAGCCTGCTAGAGCCGACTGCGCTTGGTGAGGTGGACAAGTCCGGCGATGAGGGCGATGTCCATGAGCATCTGATGCGCGAGTGTCCCTGGTATAAGGCTGTCAGTGCCGGTGAAGGCGCTACTGATCCGGGCAAGCACTGCAAGGGCGGTCATTGCGGTGAAGGACACCTCGGCGCGCTGATCAAGTTCACTCCGCACACCGGAGAGGCGTCGACCGTAGACAAGCCGACCGTTCCGCCTGGCGGCCCTGGCCTGTTCCATGTCAAGGGGCTTCACTTGCCGCCGTACTTTCAGCACCTATATCCGCATCTGGTTGCCCGCTACGGTAAGCAAGGGGCGTATAAAGTTGCCGTTGGCGTGGTCAAGAAGTGGGCTGCCGGTGTTAATCCTGGCGGGAAGCACCCAACTAAGACGCACCCGGATGTGAAGGCTGCTGCTTCGAAGAACATAGCTCAGTGGGAAGAGGATAAGGCTAAGGCTCATAAGCAGTCTGCCTCTCATGTGAAGGCAGCGGCTCCGCAGCCGAGTCCTATGGAGGGCGGTACTGTGAAGCTCCTTCCGCTGCCGCCTCCGCCAAAGAAGACCGCAGCGATGATGACCGCGCACCGGGTCAACGATATGAGGCTGAGCCTGGCACATGCGATCGAGCGCATGGATGCGGCGTGCAAGACCAAGGATCCGGAGATCAGGAAGTACGAGGCCGTCCATATCCGGAATCATCTGGCCAGGACGATTAACGGCGGGCACTTGCTTGCGGATAACCTGCGCCGTAATTACCCGGCAGAGGGGCGTGAGCTGGACGCTACTATGAAGACACTCGGGCTGGCTAAGGCTTTGTCTCCGGCTATGATGTCAGCTACTACAGCACACTTGCTGGAGACGATCCTTAACGAGTGCACTCATGCTTCCAGGCATGCTCAGTTCCTGAGTAAGCCTGAGCCGTTCGCTGAATGGGATTTCAACGCCCGGCATGTCTCAGACCATCTGAATGGCGCGCTGAAGCACGCTGTTAAGCTGAGTGAGCACATCATGGACAACTATCCTGCGGAGGCCAAGCTGCTGGCTGAGCTGGAGTCGCTTGGCACGACGATCAAGGCGGCAGCTCCACTGCCTGTCACGGTAGACTTGCCGACGCCGCAGGAACTGCGTAAGTTTGCCAGCGAGATCAAGAAAATGACAGATGATGCTGATTATCATCTGCGCGGTGCTCAGTTGCATCTGGAGTCGGCAGCTGAGCAGATGGTGACTAATCCGGTGAATGCCCTGATGAGCCTGCGCTCTGCGCAGACAGCTATTCAGCAGGTGTGGCGCCGGCGAGTGCAGCTTGCCGTTCCCAGTGCTGGGCAGAGCAGTCAGCAGCAGGCGTGGGCAAAGGTGCAGGCGCAGATAGGCGAGATACAGGGAGTTGCCGCAAAGATTTCCTGGTTCATCAATAGGGTGCGCCGTGCCTACTACGGGAGAATGGGCCTGGAGTCCAGCACTGACGGAGGCGGCCTCGCTGGTTTGCACAGTGCGCATCCGTAGCCCGATAGAGGTAGTCTGAAGATCCGGTCAGGAAGGCAGAGACATGTCGTCAGCGCTTGAGAAGGTACTTCGCCTTAAGGCCTCGCCTCAGTCAGAGCGGGTTGAGGCTCCTGATGAGATCCGGGTGCTTGTTCAGGCTGCTCATGTTGCGCTGACCGGGGCGTGCGGGTCCGATGATCCGGCGGTGATGGCAGAGCTGGTGCAGGCCGCAGCCGCGCAAGTGGCTAAGCTGTCTGAAGTTCTCTACACTGTCGGCGTGCCCATGGATCTGGTGTCCGCTACCGTGACTGGCCATCCGCTGGCAGATGACCTGGTATGCCTCTCTGTGCTGACGGCTGAGGGCCGCCAGAAGGCCAAGGCTGCCGGGTACACGATCGCCGGCAGTGACGACTACCCCATCCCTGACAAAGTTCACCTGTCCGCTGCTGTTGCCCGGTACAAGCAAGGCAAGTTCGCCGGTCATCCGGCGTCTGTGGTCAAGTCCCATATTCTCAAGCACGCACGGCGTCTCGGAACGGAAGTGGACCTGGCTGCTCCTTCTCTCCTGAATCAGTTCCGTGATGGCGAGGCTGCAGTGTTCCTGGCAGCTCCTCCGCCCGGCGCTCAGGACATTCCCATGCATCACGCGCCGTTCACCGGCACGCATTCGCACGCGCACTCGGTGTCCATGGTCCACGGGCACGATCATTCCCATCAGGGAGATAACATGCATGGCGGCGGGGCGCACGGCAGCAATGCAGCCAGCCAGAAGTCGTGGGCAGCCAAGGGCCAGTCGCCTCGGGACTACTAGCCCGATAGCGCTGCGCATGGCAGAGATTTCCGAGCTTTTCGGTTCGTGGGACTGGACTGAGCCGGAGAAGCCGAGTGAGTCCGCAGCTCCGCTGGCTGTGCAGTGGGTGGAAGAGCCTGTCCCGCTGACCGTGTTCGTCCGGGATCAGCGTTACCTGAAGAACCCCCCGTTGTCAGATGAGCAGTTCGCGGCGGTGCAGCATGCGGAGCGGGTCTATTTCCCGGCCACCTATGCCGAGCTTGCTGCCAGCTCTGAGCCGGCGATTCGCGAGTACTGGTCTGAGCCAGTGCATATGGTCAACTTCATCACCCTGGAGTGGGGCAAGGGCGGCGGGAAGGACCACACGTGCCGTGTCATGTCCATGCGGGTGGCGTACCTGCTATTGTGCCTGCCGTCTCCGCAGGACTATTACGGTTTTGCCCCGCAGGATGAGATCCATTTGCTGAACGTGGCGTCCTCTGCACCGCAGGCTAACCGTGCGTTCTTTGGCCCATGCGAAAGGCGGTCACTCGTAAGGGATGCTGGCTGGACTCGTATGCCGATCCGCTGGTGGGCTCTGTCAAGTACGCGAATGGCATTGAGGCGATCAGCGGGCACTCGGACGCTGAGACTCAGGAGGGCCTGAACCTGATCCTTGCCGTGGCTGACGAGGTAGACGCGTTCAAGCGTGAGGAGGAGCTGGAGGTTCACCGGTCAAGCGCATCACGTGAGTCGACCAAGAGCGCTGAGGCCATCCTCAAGATGATGCGGACGAGTATGGTCACCAGGTTTCCCTTGGTAGGGAAGAATGTTCGTATTTCCTACCCTCGGTACAAAGGCAGCGATGATCCAGCAGCTGGTGGCAGATGGGCGCAAGGAGCAGGTACGCGGCTTGGCGAGACTAGCCGACATTATGTGTCCGGTCCTCTGGCCACCTGGGACCGTTAATCCCGCTGCGCAGCCGTAGTGACTTTGATGCTGAGTACGAGGATGACCCGGTGCTGGCCAAGGCCAGGTACGAGTGTGATCCGGCGGCGGCTATCCATCCTTACTTCTCCAATGAGGTAGCGATCGAGAGCTGCATCCTGGAGGTGGATCAGGAGCCGCTGCTGGTGAAGTACGAGCCTGAACGGCATCGGATCATTCACCCGGACGGGGACACCTCTACCGTCCATTCGTGGACGACTGTCTACGATTTCGCGGCCAGGCTGCTGCCTAAGACCGGCGCTATTTATTCGATGCACGCCGACCTTGCCGTGAATAAGGACTGTGCCGGCCTCACCATGTCACATGTGCGCAGCTGGGATGAGCAGGAGGTTGTCGGCAAGGATCTTCAGGGCGGGGACGTTCGGATGCATGAGCGCCGGCCGTTTGTTGTCGTGGATTTCATGATCAAGTACGAGGCTGACCTCGGCGCTGACCCTCCCCGTGAGATCCAGATCAGGTGGGCCAGGGAGCTGTGCCTGGAGATGCGGCGGCGCGGGTTCAACGTCCGGTGGTTCTCGTACGACCAGTTCCAGTGCGTATCAGGAGATGTGAAGGTTCCCCTGCTTAACGGCACTACTAAGACCATGCAGGAGCTGGAAGGCAGCTCTCCGTTCTGGGTGTACTCGATACGTGACGGCCGGGTGGTTCCTGGGTTGTGCACTAAGGCGTGGTGTACTGGCCAGCGAGACGACATGGTTGAGGTAGAGCTGGACAACGGCGAGAAGGTCCGGACTACGGCTGATCATCTTTGGATGATGCGAGACGGCACTTATCGGCGTGCTGATGAGCTTCGACATGATGATTCTCTTATGCCGCTGTATCGGCAGATGAAGCCGTTGTCTAAGGACACACCAGAGGCGTTGTATGAACAGGTCTGGCATCCTGAGCCGGATGGTTCTGGCAAGCGCTGGCGGTTCACGCACTCTATGGTCTCGCACTACTGTTACGGAAAGTTGCCGCGCGGATGGGTGACACACCACAAGAACTTGCGTAAGACGGACAATACACCTGACAACCTAGTGCAGCTGACCAATCAGGCACACACTGAGTTGCATCAGCAGATGGCAGGCAGTCATTTCGTTGACCTCTGGGGTGATCCTGAGTGGAGTGCAGCTCATCGTGCGCGCTTGTCTCGGCGCAGGTCTGAAGAGCAACTAGGTAAGACAGGTCGCGAGTCTAAGCGGTACAGGCAGGACATCACGTTTGAGTTGGTTAGACAGACGGCTGCGAGTGTGCTGGAGCATGGAGAAAAGCTGGCTTGGAGGGCCGTGGCACAGAAGCTGGGCTGTTCTCAGGGTCTTCTCTTTGCGAGGCTACGGGAGGCTGGGTTCCCATCTTGGAAGGAGTTTAAGTGGTCTGTTCAGCCTCGTAGTTATCACGCATTGGCTACGGCTAAGAGCAAAGTGAAGAAGGCGGCTATCAATCACAAGGTAGTGGCGGTGCGTCTGTCGTATCCGGAGAAGGTCTACGATCTTCAGGTGGAGGAGCATCACAACTTCGCTATAGACGCTGGGGTTTTCGTTCACAACAGCGTGGACTCCATGCAGATTCTCGAAAGCAACGGCATCGAGACGAAGCGGGTGTCTACCGACCTGACGGTGGAGCCGTACCGTGGACTGCGCGACCTGTTCAATGAGGGCCGTATCGAATTGCCGCTGAAGTACAGGGAAGGGACAGAGCCGGCTATTCTGCGCGAGCTGTACGGGCTCAATAAGCAGTCGAGCGGCAAGCTGGACCATCCGGTGGGCGGAGCGAAAGACCTGGCGGATAGCCTGGCTTGCTCGGTGCAGGGGGCTGTCCAGCTGGGAGGCCAGGAGGACGGCGGTGTTACCGTGCTCGGCGGCCAGAACTTCTACGGCCGCGAGCCTTGTCCCATGCTTGACATGCCGATCGGTTTTGTTCCTCCGGTAGCTTCCTCGGCTGACGGGTTCAATCCCTATGAGGTGATGCAGAGCCGGGTTGATCTCAGTTACTGGGAGGATGTGATCTTCGGAGGGGATGAGGAACGCGAGCTGGAGATGCCCAGGTTCTATGGTCCTGGCAGCCTTGAGCAGGACTAAGGCGCAGATAGATATTACACCCGATAGCACCATGCATGACGGATGGTCGTGATGACGAGGTTGTCGATGTAGTAGCACTGTCATCACGGGTCACTTCGGCCCCCGCCTTCAATCTCCCTCCGCCTGGCGGTGGCTACGGAGCCAGTCCTCCGGGCGGGATGGGCATTTCACCGCAGGGGTACGGCCAGGAGGGTTATGTCCTGGACGATGCGGCTGGGGAGGTACAGCCCAGGCCGCGTCCGGATGAGTTCTCGTTCGCTTCAGGCGTTCCGTTCTATTTCCCGTTCTCCACGCCGTATCGGGACAGCTGGGAGATATTCCGCGATGATCCTGTCAGTTTGCGCCAGCTACAGGCCATGCGCAGGCAGGATGGCCAGGCCAGGGCGCTGTACCGGCTTGTCACGATGCCGATCCTGGCCGCGCTCAAGACAGCTGTTATCACTCCGCCTGAGCAGTACGAGCCTGCAGGCGGTGCTGCTGTCACCCCTCCCGGCCAGCCAGGTCCCGATGACGCCAGCGAGGAGACCGAGTACGTCCATAACCTGTACTTCCTGCCGAAGTCCCAGGGGGGAATGACTCACACCTTCGAGCACTTTATCCGGCGCTGCCTGCTGGCTACGTTTGACGGGTTCAGCGGCTTCGAGATGATTGTCTGGGTGCCGAAAACCGGTCCCAATAAAGGCAAGATAACTCTCCGGAAGATAGATAAGCGACCCACTGATACATTGACCTTCCTGCTCAATAATCAGGGTGAATTCAATGGCTTCAGGCAGCGTACGTTTTTTGAGGGCCGCACGATTGACGTTAAGATCCCCAAGGAGCGTGCGTTTTATTTCGCTAACAGCGAGGAAGAGCGTCCTTTTTACGGTGTCTCGCTATTCGAAGCGGCTTTCTACCATTACGATAAGAAGACCAAGCTTTACTTCATCACGCACCTGGCTGCGCAACGGGCTGCTGTCGGTACCAGGATCGGCACTATGCCTCCCAACCCGGCGGCAACTGACAAGAATAACTTTGTCAAGGCTGTGCGGGATCTTGGCATGACGCAGTACATTGTCGTGCCGTCCGAGGACTGGACTGTCACCTCTTTGAACGAGACGCAGGGCGCATCGTTCGATTTTCTTGGCCTGATCAATCATCATAATAGCCAGATGTCCAAGTCGGTGCTGGCTGCCTGGTTCGATGATGATACCGGCAAGGGCAAGAGCGAGTCGACTTTGGTTGATTTCGGGACGCAGAATGATGAGACTTTCATGATGATGGAAGTGGCCATCATGGATGACATTTCCTCTAAAATAAATAACGACATCACTCCTCGCTTCATTGACTGGAATTTTGGCACTGGGAGGTACCCGCAGTTCCGGTTCGGCACGCTGACCGAGGAGCAGCAGTCTGCGATCCAGGACATCTTCGAGAAGATCTCTGCGGCCCCTCCTGGCACCATCAGCCCTGAGTTCGTGCTGGCCTTGGAGAAGAAGATGGCCAAGATCTGCGGCTTGGAGATCGACTACGCTCCGATCGAGGCAGACGCGGCCACGGACAATGACCTGAAGCAGCAGGCCAGCCGGGCGATGCTGAAGTACCAGGCGGCACATCCAGAGGGGCCGCCTCCTGCTGCGCCGAAGCCTGCTGCGCCGACTGCCGGCAAGTCGGCCGGTTCGTCGGCAGGTAAATCATCCAGCTCGTCCTCTTCGTCGTCCGCAAAGCTGAGCGCGAGAGATACGGCCATGGTCGGGCTTGTGGGGGATGTGCTGGTGGACGTGATGCGGGAGCGGGTAGGAGAGGCGCGAGCGGAGGAGCTTGATGAGTGAGTATTGCAGTTCCGGGTGCGAACGGCCGGAAGAGATTCCGTATCCACTCCTAGCTCGCATGTTCTGGTCCGCGTGGTTCTGGCTCCGCTGGCCTTATGACGCTCACCTGCTGAAGAAGGCAGGCTTCATGCGCAAGGGCTGGAAGCACTGGGAGGCATCGTGAGCGAGTCGCTAGCGCAGCAGTTGTACGAGGCGCTCGGGGATTCGGTAGGCTGGCGAGATCACCAGGGATACCACATGCCTCCATGGGAATCACTGCCCCTGGAGATTCAGAACGGCTGGGGTGAGGTAGGCCGCAAGGCAGCGGAGATGCTGCTTTGAAGCTTCAGTCTGATGTCGCTGACAAGTTCGCTCCCTGGATCGAGCTGCTGTCCGTGGCACTCAAGGACAGTCATCCGCTCAGCGATATCTACGATATTCTTGCCAGTCCTGACTCGACACGCTTGCTTGAGAGAGCTGTGACAGAGGCACAGGGCTTGGCTGAGGCTGCTCTCGATAAAGCCTGGCCGCCTGATTCGTCTCCCTACCGTGCCAGCCTGGCAGAGGACATTGCCAGGGCGTACGCCACGGCAGCGGCTGACCTGCGAGCGGCGGCCATCACTGGTTTCCGTCTCAAGCCCCAGCAGGCAGTTCGCAAGGTAACGCTGGCTGTCTGGAAGCTGGCTCTGCGCAATGAGCTGACCGTGGTCGTGGCGGAGACCAGGCAGCGGGGGGAGAAGATGCTTGATGAGGCTGAGCACATCGGCCCTGACTGGCTGAAGAAGTGGGTGTGCCGGAAGCTGCCCAACGGCCAGCCTGATCACCGGGTGTGCGGCTGGTGCCGGCGGCTGGATGCAGCGCCTCCCATTGAGATCTGGCAGGAGTTCTCGCTGGGAGGATCCATCAACGGACGGAAGCCTCCCCGGATCTACCGTGACCTCAAGTGTCCCCCCGGACACCCACGTTGCAGATGCACCCTTGTTCTGGTGCGGACATGGCCTAGTGAGGGCCCTGTTCTGGTATCTTCAGAGACAGCCCCGTCTCTCTTCATCTCGGCTCAGGACATCCGGGACATGCGCGCGGGCAGGTATCGTGCTTTGACGGATTTTCACCGGGCAGCTCTGCATGAGCTGGGTCAGGTTATTACCAAGTACCACAGAGTGGGGAAGCCATGAGTGAGAAGTTCAAGCGCCGTGAGATCGCGATCAGGCGCGTGGAGTGGGCGGTTAAGCCTCCTGACCCTGAGGCTGAGGGCGACGATTACGATCGTTACGAGACTGATCGTCTTGCTGTGATGAACCTGATCAAGGAGGAGTGTGGCAGTGCTACTCCGCATGACCTGCGGGTGATCGAGCAGCCTGACGAGACCATCATCAGTTATGAGATCAAGCGCGTAGTCCTGAAGTGATTAAGCCTGTTTACGCCGACGAGGACTTCGTTCTGTTTCATGAGAACTGCCGCAAGGTGCTTCCTATGCTGGCCGACGACAGCATCGACTCGATAGTCTGTGATCCTCCGTATGAGCTGACCGCTGGAAAGAAAGGCGGAACCGGAGAGGCATCCCTTAATTTGAACTCGCCCGCAGGCCGGTCCCGTATCAGCACGGGTGGTGGCTTCATGGGTCAGCAATGGGATGCGACCGGAGTGGCGTTTGATCCTGCTACCTGGAAGGAATGCCTGCGCGTCCTGAAGCCAGGAGGTCATCTCGTAGCCTTCGGAGGCACCCGTACCTACCATCGCATGGCGTGCGCTATCGAGGACGCCGGATTCGAGGTGAGGGACTCACTCCACTGGCTGTACGGCAGCGGATTTCCTAAAGGGCTAGATGTTAGTAAGGCTATCGACAAGGCGGCCGGGGCGGAGCGCGAGGTAGTTGGAAAAGAACATAGGGCCTCAGGTAATGCTGTATACGATAAGCGGCCTTCTCGTCCTGATGGTTTGTATGCTTCGGATGATTACAATCTCACGGCTCCAGCTACTGATGAGGCGAAGCAGTGGTCCGGATGGAACGTAGCGCTCAAGCCAGCCCATGAGCCCATCATCCTCGCCCGCAAGCCCCTGTCGGAGAAGACCGTAGCCGCCAACGTCCTCAAGCACGGCACCGGGGCCATGAACGTCGACGCCTGCCGGGTTGGCAGTGCAGACAAGCTGGTACGTCCTTTCATCCAGAGGGATGACAATGAGGTGTTCGGTAAGGGTCTTGGCGCGGGAGTTCAGGAAGAGCCTTCTGGCCGCTGGCCTCCTAACATCCTGCTCACCCACTCCGCTGACTGTGTTCCGATCGGCACGCAGAAGGTCCGCAACTCCAGCGGCAGCATCAAGGGCGATGAGCCAAGCGCGGTGACGGATGCTGTGTACGCGGAGCGGGAGCGGGTGCCCTGGCAGGCGCACGGGAGACGCTGACGGCATGGAGACGGTGGAGAAGTGGGAGTGTGCTGAGGACTGCCCGGTAGCGGGGATGGACGGTCAGTCTGGCATCAGCAAGAGTACGGTAGGCAAGCCTCGCAAGTCAGCTGCTCCAGGCGAGGGGTATGGGATGACGCATACTGGGGCTGAGCATGCAGACTCCGGTGGGGCGTCCAGGTTCTTTCCAACGTTCAGCTGGTCACCGGAGTACGACCTGCCTTTCTTTTACTGCGCTAAGGCTCCGAAGAAGGAACGCCCCAAGGTAGCAGCGAAGGTTATGCGATTGCGGGATGGTCTGACTGATGAGCAGCGTGTTTATGTTCTGGATGAACTTAGGAAGGCTGGCGTGAAAGACATTGTCTGATTCTTGCTGCGCAGCCTTCAGGGTTTGTCTTCAGGTCCGACTCCCAGATCCGTATGACCTGCCAGTCGCAGGCATGGATGTAGGCGTCTTGCGATTGGTCGAGTGCAACGCGGCGGAGGATTCGATCTTCTGCGCTGGTGCCCTTGCGGTCGTGCCAGTAGTCCCCGTCGAACTGGATGACCAGTTTGGAGGTTGGTACTGTGGCGTCAGGCGTGAACTTGCCATTGAACAGGGTTTGACGTTCGTACGTGATGCTGAGACTGTCAAGCAGGGCGTAGCCTGTCGCTTCAAGGTTTGTCATGCGTCCTGTTTGTTGAAGGGCGTTCATAGCCAGAAGTCGGGCTTGCACTTCTGGATCGGCATCGCGGCAGGTGAGCGAGCAGTAGATGCGAGGCTGGCTTGTCGAGTGTTTGAACTCCTTGCTACAGGTCTTGCATACATCTTCGGTCTTGTTTCGGCCTTGCCAGGTGTTAGCGCAGTCTTGCGAGCAGAATCTTGTTGCAAGAAGCTCGGTACGACTCTTAATCACGTAAAACTCTGTACTGCATTGCGCACACAGGTATGTAGTTCCGGTTCGTCGCTGTGGTCGCTTGTGGTTTCGGTAGCAGTCCAGCGAGCAGTAGTGCTGGTTCGGTCTTGTGTGTTGGGTAACTGTCGTTCCGCAGCCATCGCAGATGAATGTACGTATCCTGTATCCTGCCGAACCTTTAACCATAACTCTTATCCTACTACAACAGCAGGACCGTTTGGGGTGATAGGCTAGTGCGTGATCTGAAGCCAGAGGAGGTTCCAGCACATCTGCTGGAGTACTTCGAGGGGGTGAGGCCGAGTGGCGGTGGGGAAGTTTCCCACCCCACTTTAAAGCCGTGAAGCCTTTGACGCTGATGCGCTGGCTGGTGAGGCTGGTTTCTCCACCAGGTTCGGTCGTTCTGGATTTGTTTGCTGGAACAGGCACTACACTTCAGGCAGCCAGGGCGGAGGGCTTCCAGTCGATCGGCATCGACTCCTGGGCAGACGCTATCGCGCAGGCTTGCGCACGACTGGGGATTGAGGTGGAGCATGATGGAGACACTGAAGGAACCGGAGACGCAGACCCTGAGGTACCGGGCGGTGATGAGGCTGGCGTACAGCGTGGCCCTTCTGGAGCTGATGGAGTACGCGAGGGAGAGTAAGGCCAGTTTCGAGTTCGGGCCGATGAACCTGGATGCCCTGGAGAACCAGGGCCTGGTCATCAGCGGGGACGTTGCCGGGGCCGCTAAGGTACTAGCAGGGGTAGAGGGTCTCTTCCTGTCGGAGGATTGATGAGCAACATTCCTGCGCTTGTCCAGCCGGCCGATTACTTCTGTGTTTTCGTTGGTACTGAGATATCAAGGCTGATCGCTCTTGGCGAATGGCTGAACGGTGACAAGTTCGCGCAGACTCTCGGCAAGGAGTTCTCGCACGCGGGCATGGCTGTTGCTGTTACCAAGGGACTTGACGGTCCTCTGGTGGATATCGTGGAGGCATGGCCGAGCGGGGTGCGCCGGCTGCCATGGCACTACGACGGCCTGGCGAACGTCACTCTCTGGTCTACTGGAGTGCTGGAGCCCAAGGACAGGGCCGCTACGGTGAACAAGGCCAACGCCATGGTCGGGGAGCCGTACGGGTGGCTGAACTACCCGGCGATCGGTCTCAGGAGACTGCATGTTCCGGCACCGCTGCTCGACTGGTACGTCAGCAGAGGGAAGTCAGTGATCTGCTCTCAAGTGGTGGACCTGTCGTGGCGGGCCGGAGGCACGGTGCTCCGGCCTGATCTGGCTCCCGGGTACGTTACTCCGCAGGAAGAGGCTGATCTGCTGATGGATGCCGGAGCTGTGCCGCTGTCTGGGCAGTAGGCCCGATAGATTTGTGTATGGATGGTACCTTCATTGTTCCCTCGCCCACTGGCTCGCGGTGGACCGAGATGGATGCTGTGTCGCTCGAACTGGCACGGCAGACTCAAGGGCGTCTTTTTGAAAAACATATCCTCTCCACGGGTGACCTTATTCACCCCAAGACCGGCGAGAAGATCCATGTTGACGATGCGTTCCTCGGCAAGATGGTCACCAACTTCAATAACAATGTCTGCGACATCGTTCAGGTGCCATTGGCGAACGATGATAACAAGCACGTGGAGAACGCTGACGTCAACAAGGGTGAGGTTACCGAGCTGCGTGCACGTGGCGGCAAGCTGTATGCCGTGGTGGATGCTCGTGAGGACGCGCACAAGTTCGGCAAGACCTACCTCGGTGCGTCTGCCTTCATGTCCACCAACTACACCGATTCCCGTGACGGCAAGAAGAAGGGTCCGACCCTGCTGCATGTCGCCATTACCAATCGTCCGTATGTCGTGGGCCTAGAGCCCTTCAAAGAGATCATCGCAGCTACCGCCACCTCCGATAGTGATGCGGAGATAGTGGTGCTGACCCAGCAGGAGGAAATCACCGTGCCAACGAAGGAAGAGCTGCTTGCTCAGCTGAAGGCAGAGCATGGCATCGACGTGGAGGCGCTTCAGGCGTCTGCGGCGGTCCCGCCTCCGGCATTGCAGGGCATTGACCCTGCCAGCCTGACCGCAGCTCTCACCGCCGCGCTTCAGGCCAACCCTTCGCTTCAGCTGTCTGCCAGCAACCCTGAGCAGATCACCCTGGAGGATGTGGTCGGCTCGGTCGTGGAGCTGAGCCACCAGAACAAGGTGCTGTCCGAGGGCTACAACGGCATGCGCCAGGAGCGCGCAGCTGAAGTGGTGGATGCGCTGATCGGCGAGGGCTACATTTTCCCGAAGCAGCGGGCTTTCGCCATCAGGCTGAAGCTCACCGGTTCTGCGGAGGACTGGACGGAGTTCGTGCCGGCCGACAAGGTTGTGCCGGTGAACGAGAGCGTCGGTTTCACCGCTCCGCGCGATGAGCAGGAGGTGCAGGCACAGGACGCTGAAATCCTGCGGCTGTCCGAGGTTTACACCAAGCACGTCGCCTCGTCCAGCAACGGGCGCCGGCACTAACAAGTACGGGGGCGCAGAGGCTAGCAGCCCGCCCGAACGTTTGAGGGAGAGAAGTCAGTGCCTAGCAGGGCAGCGCAGTACGGAAGGATGGCTCTCTAATGGGCGCGCAGGACAGTTACCAGTTCGATCCAGTGCCGGGCATGGTCAAGCCGACGCACCAGTTCGGCCGCAGCTTCGGCGATGAGTTCCACGCTCCATCCGATGACGAGCTGCTCGCCAGCTACGCCGCGTTCACTCAGCGGGGCGTGACACTGGCCGGCGGTCAGGGCGTCCTGCCTACTGGCTGCGCGCTGGCGAACCACACTGCCTCGAAGCAGTACTTCGTGAACGATCAGCTAGCCACGGACGGGCGGCAGACCGTTCTCGGCCTGCTGCGTGACGCCAGGGATACGGGCGGCAACGGTTCCACCGGCCTGCCAGGGTACACCTTCTCCGGGCACACGCCTGTCTTCCCGGCCTCTCCGACTGGCAAGGTGGCAGCTCCCTGCCTGGGCAACCTGGTGATCCGTGGCATCGTGAACCTCTCCATGGTGTCCGGCGGCGACTCGTATTCGCTGTTCGGCGGCGTGACCGGGTACGGCGGCGGCCAGCCTCCGGTGAATACCGGCGGGGGCATCGGGTCGTACGCAGCCGGTTCTGCCGGTGTCGCGGCGGGCATCATCGCCCAGCTGAACGCGAGGATTGACCCAGTTGCTTTTGAGTTCATTTTTTGATTGACAGTTGTCAACCTAGTACGAAGCTCCCGGCTTGGGCGTCACACCACGCAAGCCGGGAGCTTTTACGTTGTTCAGCAGGTCTCGGGTTGTTTGGCGTGCTATACTTCTCTTGTATCGTCTAGAAGTGGCTGACTTTTATATTATTGCAGATGGGGATCATGTCAAAGGGAAGACTGTCTGGAGCAGAGCCGCGCAAGTGCGATGTCTGTGGAAATGAGTTCATTCCATCCCGTAACAAGCAGTTCTTTTGCGGTAAGGACACCGGGCGCAGGTGCAAGGATACTCCTAAGGCTGCGATGTTGACTGCTCAGCGTCGGATGGAGCAGTACGGTAACGAGGCTGTACTGCCTGATCGTATCTGCGAGAAGTGCAGGTGTTCTTATACTCCTCGGGCAGTAGATCAGCGGCTGTGTGGCCCTGGCTGTGCGGGCAGGCCAGACTACGATTTGCTGTGCGCTAATTTGGATTGCCTCCTGCCGGATCGTGTGTTTACGATCAAGGGAAGTAGCAGGGGTAAGGGCAATCAGCAGTACTGCTCTGAGAAGTGCCGCGATCATGTAGCTCGCATACGACAGGGCCAGAGGTTTCGTCGTTATGGCAACCTCTCCCGAGAGGAGTTTGTTGCTGAGGGAGAGCAGCGCTCGTGGGAGTGCGACATCTGCGGTAGTGTTCCTGAGCCTGATCAGCGTCGTCGGATGACGGATGAACTTCCGTACCTTCAGATCGATCACAATCATGAGACTGGCGTACGTCGTGGCTTGCTTTGCGGAGAGTGCAACAAGGGTATTGGGATGTTCAAGGACGATGTGTCTAGACTCCGCGCAGCTGTTGCTTACCTTGAACTCTGGCAGGATGCTTTGTAGTAGATAGTTTTCGGAGAAGCCCTCACATATGTGAGGGCTTCTTTTGGTTAAGCCGATAGATACATGCAACGTAGACCAGCCATGTGGCTTCTTAATGAGGCGGTGCAGGTCGGGCATTTCGGTGTCGCTGCTGATGAGGGTAATGTATATCTCAACGAGTAGGAGTCGAGATGCCAGATATTTCACTTTTGGAGCCCGTGGTCCTTAGGGGAGTAGTTGAGAAGTGGACAACTCCTGAGTCGCTGACCATGCTGAGCCGGATGGACCAGACCCCGTGGCCTTACCCGTCTGCTGTGTGGGATGTGGTCAAAGGATCGCGCATGATCGCTGTCCCCAACGTCCCGAACTCCGAGGCGCACGTTGTCTCCCGTCTCGGCCGCCAGCAGGAATCGGCTGCCTTCATCTACCTCAGGGAGAAGAAGGTCTTTCAGCCCACCACGCTGCACTGGCTGCGCGAGGCTGGCACCCTGGCGGGCATCAACGCCGAGCGCGCGGTGCTCCGCGAGATCAACGACCTGAACATCCGCTTCGACAACTTCGCCGAGTGGAGTGTCTGGCAAGCTTTGACCGGCTCGCTGTCCTACAACTACCCGGACGTGCAGGGCACCGTGTCCTACGGCTTCCCCGCCTCCCACATCATCACGCTTGCAGTACCGTGGGCCACCGGTTCGTCCAACCTCGGCACGGTTGGAGCGGAACTGGCCGGCACGGTAGGCAACTACAAGAGCCCTCTGGCCATCATCGAGGACATCCGTTCCTGGAAGCGCATCGTGCAGGTGCACGGCCGCGTTCCGGCTCGCGAGGTGTTCGCCACGCAGGTCACCATGGCGGCGCTCTTCGAGGCGTGGGCGGCAGCCACTTCCGGGGCCACCATCTCGATCATGGGCTCGATGATGAGTGACCGGATGAAGGACCAGTACTACGGCTCCGGCATCATCGACGGCTTCATGGGTCTCACCTGGACCCAGATCGAGCAGGTCTACGAGTCAGTCACCGGCAACCTGACCTTCTACGTGCCTGACGGCGTGCTCTACATGGGCAACTACACCGATCAGCGTCCCATGGAGATGATGATCGGCCCGTCCGCTGACGACGAGGCTGGCAACGGCTTCACCGGCAAGTTCGCGAAGACCTGGAAGGAGAAGGACCCATCGGCCCGGCAATATCTTTTGGAATGGAGCCTGTTGCCCGTCATTACCCGCCCGGAGCAGATGTTGTTCGTGACCAACGTTGTCACCTGAGTCCTATTCTACCATAGACAGGGAACCGTTCGCAAGGGCTGTTCCCTGTCTGTCTTTCGTGGTAGTATCTGTATATGGACAACGACAAGGTTGACTGGAATGACCCGGAGCAGGTGCGGGCGTACAAGAACCAGAAGTCTCGCGAGTGGTATGAGCGCAACAAGGAGACTGCCCGCAAGCAGAAGCTTGCTGCGGCCAACCTCCGCAGGGCAACCGATCCGGATCATGTACGCGAGCTTGACCGACAGGCTAAAGAGAGGGCACGCCGCAGGAAGGGTGCATCGGTCAGGGTTCCGTGCCAGATAGAGGAGCATGGCAGAGAGTGCTCACGGTGCCGACAGTTCAAGGGCTGGACTGAGTTTGATCCTGATGTAGCGGGCGTGCATGGGCATCACTCTAGATGTAAGGCATGCCGTCGAGAGTTGGCACGTAACGCAACTAGCTTGATGTCTGATGAGCAGAAGGCTCGTCGCAGTGCACGGCAGGGAGAGTATCAGAAGACTCCGGCAGGCAAGGAGGTCTCACGCCGTACTCGTCAGAAGAGCCGGTACGGCATTACTGACGAGGATAGGGCTGTTCTGGAGGGTATGTTCAGCGGAGCCTGCCACTTCTGCCAGAACCCTGAGTCTGTCCCTCATCACGCGACAGGCGAGATTATGCGACTGGCTATTGATCATGATCACGGTTGCGATCAGGGCCATGCAGAAACTGATGCCTGCAAGTACTGCATTCGCGGACTGCTTTGCTACAACTGCAATAGGTTCCTGGGTCGGGCAGAGCGTAGTCCTCTTGCAGCCAGTCCGACCTTTGCTGATTACCTGGCTCGTCGTCCGTTGCTAGCCCGATAGTTACTGTTATGCAGGTACTGGATACTGGCAAGCCAATCACCATCGAGCTGCTGCGCAAGGGAACAGCCAAGCCCGAGACGGTCATCGTTGCCGCTGATGACAGGATTGTCCTGGACATGGCCGGCGTGGAGTTCGAGCACCGGGCATCCGGCCGCCGCCGGTTCATCCCCTGGCCGTCGATCGCGGAGATGTACCAGTCTTTGTTACCGGCGGTCCCCGATATATCAGGGGTAAGTTAGTTCCTCTGAAAGGGGACTGCCGTGAACCTGAACCGTGGCTTTTTCTCCACCCTGTTCATGCTGCTGGCGTTCGTGTTCTTTGTGTGGTTCGCGCTCATCGAAGGAGCGGTTGTCACCTCGTCCGACACGTGGCAGCTCGGCGGCGGGCTGGCGTCGATGGTCCTGTCGTTCCTGCTCGGGGACTACTGGTACAACCGTGAACACCGGTCCCTGACGGCCTGAGCACAGCGTCTACAGTGTAGACTGTGCTTAGCAGAAGGAGGTGGGCTGATGTTTATCGGCGGAGGAGTTATCGTCTTCATTCTCGTTGTCGTGCTCATCGTCTGGCTTGTCAGGCGGTAAGTAGTAGGGTGAAGGCATGCCTGAAGATAATGTGGTAGATCCGCTCCAGTCACAGCCGAAGCTGAATTCCGGCGAGGAGATCCTCCTTGAGCCAGACCCTAACCAGGTTCCGGCCAGGGCTGTGCTGGAGCGGAAGCCAGGCCAGGAGCCGAAGGTGACTCCGGTGAAGGCCACACGGCGCAAGCGCGTGACAGCTAAGGCGCGTCCGTGCTGCCCTAGAGGGCATTCGGTTACGCCAGGCATGAAGTTCTGCCCGGAGTGCGGGTCGGAGTGCGTCCAGGCAGGGCCGCTCAGGTGCCGGAATATGCACGAGGTTCCGCAGGGCGCGAAGTTCTGCCCGGCTTGCGGAGCGGAGATGGACCTTGTGCTCGTGCACACGCCGGACGGAGGCGTGGCGCAAGCTTCTTCAGTGCTGACTCCGGAAGAGCAGGTGCGCAAGGCACAGGAGCATAAGCTTGCCCTGGAGATGGGCCAGCAGAGCCCGGTGATGGCGTACGCACCAGGGCATGCTCCTCCTGGGGCACAGGTCACGCTTATCCACTTCCTCATTGACGGCTGCTCGGCGTTCGGGAACGTCTGGTACCGGGGCCAGGAGATCGAGCTATGGCCCGGTCATCCTCGCTGGCGTGAGGCGCAGCCGTGGATCACCCTGGACGTTGCAGGCCAGTATGCCCGGTGGGGCCGGCAGGTTTTCGGGTACGGCCCTTGGCCTGGCGCTCGGTCGTACACCGCAGGCGCAGGGCGGTTCGAACGGCTGAAGCAGATCGGCGGGGAGGGTGTTGTCCCCGGTCCCTCTGAGGAGGAGCTGGCAGCGGCTGACCGCAAAGAGCAGCAGCGCGGGCGGCGGGTGCCGGCACCGATCGGCTAGGCGTTCCCGATATTTAAGGCATGACGGAAAGTGTGCTCGCCCATGTGGCATTGCAGGGCCATCATTACGTCGTCCATTTCCCCCCGCACCCGGCTCGGGTCAGCGATCCGCATTACACTGATTTCAATGCTTACCACCGCAAGACCAGGGCGACTGCCCGGTGCTACGTCGGTGAGCGTGTAGGATTCGGTGACTGCCTGGATGAGTTCGGTGCGCCGTGCCCGCCTCCTGCCGGCGGAGGAGAGCAGCCTGGCCTTGAGCTGCATCATGCCCACATCGAGTTCTCTCTGCAAAACGGGATAAGCCTGACTGCGCTTGAGGTTGACTATCCAGGTATTTCTGATCCGGCTCAGGTTGGAGCATGGGTGGAGTCGGGAGCTAACTTCCGGTGGCTCTGCGTGTTCCATCATCGCGGAGCCGGCGGGGCCCACACTGCTACGCACAGTGACTGGGAAGCGTTCAGCAGTACGTGTTTGGCCTGATCACGAAGGGAGCTTGACATGTACCCGGTTCCGGCGGTCAGTGATCTGGCAGCTTTCAGCGGCCGGGATGAGTCTACGTATACCAGCTACGCCAACGCTGCTCTTCTGCAAGCTACGATACGATTCACCTTCCTGACAGAGGTTACCGACCCGGCCTCGTTCACCGGCTACAACGCCCTGTCCGCGTCAGATCAGCAAGTGCTCGCCCTGAATGGCATCTGCGCCCTGGCAGACAGCATCTACCTTCAGTTCCCTTATCAGGGCGTGAACGCCAGCCCCCTGAACTCTGAGACAGTGGGCGCCTGGACTTATACGAAGAATCCGATGACCGGGGCCGGTGCCCGTGCCCTTCAGGCCAATGCCATGGAGCTGTCCCTGGCTTCCACAGGCGTTACGCTGTTCGACATGGCTGTTCAGCTGCTGGCCTTGCGCACCATCGCTTCCGGTGTCTTCCACGGCAGCATGGATGTGTTCAATGGAGGCGATCGGCGCGGTGTGCTTGATGAGGTCATGATTTACGAGCACGGGGACGGCCGTCGCTCTGTCATGGGGCCGGCGGACAGGAACCTGATCGACTTCCCGTTCGGCGGCGATGTCAATGGCATGGCCTATCCTGGGGACCCTGGTGTCTTATGATCCTCGGAACATGTATCTGGTGCGGGCACGCTCTGTGCTTCACGGAACCAGGCAGTCCGCCAGGTGACTGCCTGGTGGGAGACCTTGGGGACTTCTACCACCGTAGTGACACATGGCGGGACTTCACGCTGATCGATACGCCACTGGTGTACGGTAAGGTCTGTCCGCTCGCTCAAGGTCAGCCTGGGCAGGCTGTCGGTCAGTTCGGCATACATGAAGTGCGGGCGTAGTAACAGTAGAATAAGGTGTGGGCACAGAGGATAGCAGGAGGATCAGATGGTGATCGTGTGGGGTCTGTCAGGTGTCGTTGTCGGCATCTCCGTGTACATATTCGTGCGGCACCTGTTTGACAGGCTGTCAGATGAGTAAGTGGCAGGTGCATATCACATGCACCAGGATTATCCGGCAGCACCCTGACTGGACTGATGAGCAGGTGCTGGCAGAGGCCAGGCTCCATGCCTTGGAGATCGATCTTGTCAGAGAGGCCCGGCGCGAGGTGGACGGCGAGATTCAGGCCAGCGAAGTGCAGTCCGAGCGGAGCTTCTGATGAGCAGGGCCCGGGTAGATGAGTCAGCTCGCATTGTTACCGCCCTCATGTTCGGTTACGAGGCAGCAGCTATCTTCTCCGGGCACAGGCTGCCCACCATCTCGGATCTGTGCAGCAGGCACCGCTGGCTTGCCGCCGCTGCCGTTCTCGGGCTCGCTGCTCATCTGATCATGAGTGACCTTTCAGCCCAGGCAGCGATAGTAAGTGCGTGACCTATCCTGCCCGGCCGCCGGTCCCGTCCCAGCCGTTCGCCATTTCGAGTCCGCTGCGGGTTCATTACCTGTCGCTGGTGCAGGTCGTGCGGCTGCGGAAGAAAGTCGTTCAGGGAGCTGTCACGCTCACCTGGTCAGAGCTGCCGTCTGTGATCGATCCGTTCGTTAATATTCCCGGCCAGATGATGTGCTGTCTTCAGCTCGGGTTCATTCGCCGTACTGACATGCCCATGCCGATTACGGCCGGCGCTGCACCTCAGCGGCAGGGCATAGTGCTTTTTGACGCAGCTCTTGATCCCGATACGGGAGCCCCTTACGTTCTTGCCGGCGACCGCCTGTTCTGCATCGGCGGCCCGATCATGGGGACGTTCGAGATCAGGTCGGTGCCGCAGGCGGCGGTCAGCTTCGGCGGGGTGCATCACATCGAAACTCTGTGCTGGGAAGTGGCAAAATCTATCGCTGCGGGCAGCCAGCAGCCGTTCCCGGGATCGGATCCGGCGGAGACCTGATGCCGTCAGACGGGAGCCGTCCCTGGCTAGGCTGGCTGTCTCCGCTTTATCCAGTGGTTCTGTGGCACATGCTGTTTGATGGTACCTGGTTGTGTCGATGCAAGCACAGCCAGGAGTATCGAGAGGCCCTGCGGAGGTACTCCTGATGTCCTACATCCGGTTTGAAGTAGACCTGAATGGCGCGGGCGCTGAGCTAGAGCGCTTGCAGCATCCGCCTGTCAGGGAGCTGGAGGCTGTGCTGGCAGCTACGTTCGTCAGGACCGAGGCCCGCGTGCACGTGGACACCGGGGAACTGAAGGCGAGCGGTCATCCAAGCTCTGAGTTCGCGGCTGATGTGTGGAGCGGCACCATCTCGTTCGACCGGTATCCGGGTATCTTCGAGCTGGCACGCGGTCCTCACCCGACGCCTCATCAGGGCGGACCTGGCAGCCATTTCTTCATGGACAGCACGCAAGCTCCAGGATACGGGGATTACGACGTTGAACACGGAGATGCTTACAGGATGTATTCGCAGGTCATCGAAGACTTCTTGATGGGCTGACGACGTGCTAGTCTTTGAATATGAAAGAAGTAGTGATCGGCGAGCGGTACGAGATGCTGGTCATGCTAGGTGAAGTTGAGCGCGTGCAAGATGCCGCTGGCCGGTCTTGGCGGATGGTGGCTGTGCGGTGTGATTGCGGCACGGAGAAGGCGATTCGGTTTGCTAACTGGCAGCAGAAGACTATCTCGTGCGGTTGTTTTAAGCGCGAGTCGATGCGGGAAATTGCACGGGAGCGGTTCTCTCTCCAGGACGGGCTGGCTGTTGCAAATCGTATGATTTACGGGATGTGGGGCCGCATGTTGTCTCGCTGTGAGAGCCCTGCTGACAAGTCCTACTGCAACTACGGCGCTCGCGGTATCAAGGTATGTGAGAGCTGGCATGACTTCAAGGTGTTCCTTGCTGACATCCAGCAGGAGCTAGGTCCGCGCCCGGCACGGTATGTGTTTGACAGGACTAACAACGACGGCAACTACGAGCCGGGTAACGTCGGGTGGGTATCTCATCATGAGTCGAACATGAACCGGCGGCCTAGAGAGCGGTGGGGTGAGCATACCTGATGTGCACGGTCATCTGGAATGGTGAAGAGTATCCGGTGGAAGGCTTGACTGCCCGCAGGGTGCTGGACAGGTTTCTCATGGACCACCAGGGGCTTGGAAGGCAGCAGCTGCGCCTGTTCTCTGCCGGCGGGATCGAGCTAGACCCGCAAGATAGCGTCTGGGACGACGATGAACTGATCCTGCGTCCGAGGGTGATTCACTGATGCCTGAGGCTGAGTTGCACTACTTCGTCGCTATCGAGGGCGAGGAAGAGCGGGAAATCACTCGGCTGGAGTGGCTTAAGTTCTGGCTTCCTCCTACGGATACTCGCGAGTGGCAGCTTTCTGCACGGAGGTCAGATGCCTGATAGGCCATCCATCCTCGGAATGTCGTTGGATGTTGAGGATGATGATGAGATCGTCACCTGCCAGCCGGTAGTCGGGTTCGTTGTCGTCAAGGCCCTGGATGGGGAAGGCAAGATCGTGTACCTCGCTGCGGCTACGGAGGGTCTGAAGTCCGTGGAGTGCCTGGGCATGGCCAGGTTCGCGGTACTTAAGCTGGAGCACGGGCTGACGCAGGCCATGGAGGAGGAAGACGATGCCTGACGACGTTGGAAGCGGCAGCTACTGGTACGTAAGCTCTTTGCCTGATGTACTGGCACTTGTTGGTTCGTTTCCTGCGGACGATCCAGACAATGCAGGCATCCCGTGGGTGTTCACAAGGAATCTTTATACCAGGATGGAAGCGCAGTCGATCGTCAAGGGCAGCCAGGCGGTTGCGCTCGTGTGCATCAACGCCGGCCAGAGTTCGTCCCCGCTGGACTACAGCACCGTGCGGTGGCAGCGCCTGGAGATCGATTTGTGGATCGACCCGCTGCGTGATCAGTACGGCAACATCACCTCGCCGTCAGAGACCGAGGGGCGTGGCGATGACGTGTTCAAGGCTCTCGACAGTCACCTGCACCGGGCATCGTCAGGTGATAAAACTGAAGTTTGGGGCGATTTGATTACTGTTAACAGCATCCGGATGACTGCCCCTGACGTGGTATCCTGTTCCTAGCGGAGATGGTCTGATCCGTGGCGTCTGCTTCTATGACGTCGGTACATTCGGTAATGTGGATGTTACTGTTAGTGTTGGTGACACAGACACAGGTTCGGGCGCAGACACTAGTACTTGAGGGCATGGCTATGGAACGTTGGCTGCCAGTGGTGGGGTATGAAGGCCTATATGAGGTTTCCGATCGCGGGCAGGTTCGGTCGTTGGATCGTACTGAGGAGTACGTCGGTCGATGGGGCCATTCAGTTATACGACAGCGACGTGCCCGTATGATGCGTATCAGCTTCGATGCTAAGGGATATCACAAGGTAACTTTTTGCCAGGATGGGAAAGAGGAGACCTGTAGGGTAAGTAGATTGGTGTTGACGGCGTTTGATCAACCTTGCCCTCCTGAAATGGAAGCGTGTCATGGTACGCTCGGTAAGCTGATTGATTGGTGGCCTGAGAATATCTATTGGGGAACCAAAGAGACAAACAGTGGGGCAGATAAGCGTCGTGATGGTACTGATAATGGAGGCAGTCGTAATAGTCAGGCAAGATTGACGGAGGATGAAGTTCGTGAGATCCGCAGGCGTTACATTGCGGGAGGAGTAACTCAGTTGGAGCTGGCTTATGCGGCTGGTGTTAGTGAACCTGCTATATGGAAGATTGTGACTTACAGGACATGGAAGCATGTCCAATAGGAGGTGGGTTAATATGATCGCTTCACCACTTAAATGCCTTATCAGGGGGCCACTTGGCGAGTACGGCGGTTACGCAAAGGACACTTGCGGCCTTGCCAGAGCTTTGAGCAGGGCTGGAATTGATGTCTATCTGGAGCCGACTTACTGCTCCCCCCCGCTGACGCAGGACATCGCTAATCTGCTGACCAAGCATTTGCAGGCTCCGTTCGACCTTCTCATCCACCATTCTGACCCGGACAACATCGGCATCACCAAGGCTGCCGCAGCGTGCAGCGATGTCGTGGTCGGCTGGAGCATGTGGGAAATGAGCAAACCCAAGCCCCTGGCGCAGCGTTCAGGATCCTTTGCCAGGCGGCTTGGCCCGTTCGATCTCTTCCTGATGTATGACCAGGTGGGGCTGGATGCCTGGAAGCCGTACGGGCCGAAGACTCAGGCATGGGGCGTACTTCAGGGCGGGTACGAGTCAGCCGAGTGGAAGTACTTCCCTGACAGGGACTGGTTCGGGGACCGGTTCATGTTCATCCAGCACGGGCAGCTCCACGGCAGAAAGTCTCAGCCTCTGTACTCCAAGCTTCTGACTCCTGATGGGTGGAAGCAGATGGGTGATATCGAGGTCGGGGATGTGCTTGTTGATCCGGACGGTGGAGATCAGCATGTGACTCAGATCAAGCCACGCTGGGCAGGCATGGTGTATGAAGTGGAATTTAGTGACGGTGCGAAGACCAGGTGCACTGGAGACCATCTTTGGTTGACTGACCGCAAGCATTGGCGAGGCTATTGGCCAGGAGAGTGGAAGGCTCGTACTCTGGATGAAATAGTTCAAGATGGTCTGAAGAATAGTGGAGGTGGGGCAGGAGGCAATTGGAGATACCGAGTTCCTCTGCCTGCTGTGGAGTTCAGTGCGAAGTACCTACCCGTAGACCCGTACTTGATTGGTGCGTTGTGCGGGGATGGTTGTCTGAGCCAAAGTTCTCCTTGTTTTACTAATGTGGACGAGGATTGTCTTGATGAAGTTCGGGCCGTTCTTCCGGATGGTGTGCGCCTAGTTCCTCAGCGCACTGGCGGTAAGGACTGGGTACTGGTCGGACAGACTCATTCTGTCGTGGCATGCCGTAAGTGCAGCCAGGATCGGCGTCAAGCAGGGCGAGGGCTTTGTGGTACGTGCTTTACTCAGGAGCGGCGTGCTGGGACTCTGGAGATGTGGCCTAGAAAGGTTCGTTCTGGTCGAAGGTCAGTCCTCTGGCAGCTCCTTGACGCTTCCGGACTCTCTAGCGAGATAGCCCCACACAAGTTTGTTCCTGAAGTGTACTTGTATGGCTCGCTGGAGCAGAGACTCGCGCTTCTTCAGGGACTCATGGACACAGACGGCTGCTGTACTGGGCCAGCCTCTAGTTTTAGTTCGTCTAGTCCTCGTTTGATAGAGGCTGTGGTGTGGCTTGCTCGCAGTCTTGGCGGTACGGCTAGCGTACAGACGTCGCGCCTGGTTGGTTACCAGTATGCCGGAGAGAGGCGGGTGTCTACGTTGCCGAATCAGGAAGTGTCTATTGTTCTTCCTCCCGGCATGAGTCCATTCCGTATGGCGCGTAAGCGTTCACTGATGCGTCCTCCACAGCAGGACTGGCTGTCCAGGCGAATTAAGGCCATTCGTGAAGTAGGTCAGGAAGAGGTGCAGTGCATTAGCGTGTCTGGTCTATCCGGTACGTACGTGACAGATGATTTTGCTGTTACGCACAACTCGCCTTACGTCACCATCCAGGCGTTCAATGAACTAAAGCACGAGCATCCGGATAGTTTTGCCGGGGCACGGCTTGGGCTGCACACTACGATCGGTGACCCGCTGGTGATCTTCGGGGATCTCATTCCGGCATGAAGGTCTGGCACGAGATGTGGGAGAAGCCTGTCCTGGAGGAGTTCTATCACGCGGCGCATGTCCTGGTGGCTCCGAGTCGCGGCGAAGGGAAGAACCTGCCGGCGCTGGAGATGATGACGACGGGCGGAGCGGTCGCAGTAACGGCGTGGGGAGGGCATCAGCAATGGTTGAACGAGGAGTACGCCTACGGGCTCGACTACACCCTGACTCCGACTGAGGCACGCTATCCCGATCAGTCACACGATGCCAAGGTCAGCACGGAGACCATGAAGCAGTTTATGTATCATGCGTTTACGCATAGAGAAGAGGTGAAGCAAAAAGCAGAGATCGCGGCGCGTACGATACCTCTCATGTGTGACTGGTCTGTGGTTGTCGAGAGCTTCTTCAGGCGAGTACGGGATCTTGTGCCGGGAAAGGGGGAAGTCTTGTATAATAAAGCTATGCAGTGCCGAAAGGAGTAGGGATTGAGACTTGTTCCGGTTGGCAGAGATCATTTCTCTCAGGTGGATGATGCTGACTATGGTCTAGTCAGTCAGTATAAGTGGCACGTTATACGCACTAGGAATGGTGTACTGTATGCCGGGCATACCATTAACTTTTATCTTCCTGATGGAAGGCGTACGTGCAAGATATTGCAGATGCATAGGCTACTTACTGGTTGGCCGATGACTGACCATGTAGATCGTGATGGGCTGAATAATCAGCGGTGCAATTTGCGTCCTACAGGCTCTGCCGGTAATAGAGCCAACGCTCGGGAGCGTCGTGAGATAGGGCTCAGTTCTAAGTTCAAGGGCGTGTCGGCTCATCAAGGTCGGTGGAGGGCTCGCATCCGTCATGAAGGCCACGAGATTTTGCTAGGAGTCTTTGCTGATGAGCGGGACGCTGCTCGTGCGTATGACGTAGCAGCGCTCCATATCTTCGGAGAGTTCGCCTGCACCAACGCAGACCTCGGTCTGCTGTAACAGCTAGCTAGAGGTGGGGATCATGAGTGATGAATCGTGCCTGGACAAGGTGACAGGCAGGCAGCGCTTGCTGTCTGAGCAGTGCTCGATAGTACTGTGCGTGGAACTGGATGCCGGAGGCGTGATTACTGAGGTTCGCTGTCCGTCCGGCCCCGGGCGACTGTTCATGCGGATGAAGCAGGCCGGAGAGAAGCCAACCTATATCCAGCCTGAGAACTGGCTGGAGTTTTCTTGCTACGATTGCCGGCGTGAGATGGCCAGGCACGGCAGGCATGTTTCACGGGTACTTCACCGGTATAATTTCGCAGGTGAGCTGATGGAGACGGTGGTAGCGGAGTAGTAATGTCACGTGAGGATGGGCACAGGGACCGGCCTGCTTCCGGGGCTGTCAAGTGGAAGGACAGCCAGGGAGAGGCCGGGGCTCCGCACGGGTATTACCTGCCGTCCGACGACCTGAAGTGGAAGTGCCTGACTGCTGACCATCACGAGGTGTACCTTCTGCGCAAGTCCAAGCCGTGGCATGAGCGGCGCAAGCACATCCTCATCGGAGAGCTGCGCAGGCTCACGGGGACAGGACACAAGGATCAGCGGTTCTGGCGGGCCTTTCCTGTGAGCGGGACAGAGTTCCCCGAGGTGCTGGACAATCACATGCTGGCCCTGGAGTACCTGAAGAGCCGGTGGGAGGCAGCGTCGGTGACGCCTGAGGTTCCGCGTCCCAAGAGCAATCATGCCCGCCCCCGGGTAGTGCTCCGTGGTCCTGAGAAGCCTGCCGAGCCGGCGGCATGGATCAAGTTCTTCGGCGAGGATCCTTTTGCATGAGCTGCACCAGCTGATCCGCTGCTGCGGAATCTTCAGGTGCTCGTGCCAGTCATGTGATCCTTGCCGGGTTCGCGTAGGCCTGGCGTCGCTTTGCGATCCTCGGATAGAGTTGACAACTGTTAAATCGCAGGTATACCCTGACAGGGAAAGAGGTGGGGATCATGGACGTGTCAGTAGACGAGCGTGAGCCGAAGCTGCCTGCGTGGGTACAGGAGAAGCTTAGGGTCCTGCGTGAAAGACTTCGGCAGGAGGCAGCGGGCGCAGAGCTTGCGGAAGAGGAGAACGCACGTCTTCGCACGCTGATCGAGGGGAAGTTCGCTGGCGAGACTGACGCGGATACCTTCCTGGTCAATGAGGAGACCGGTAAGGAGGTGCCGATTGGCAAGGGGTGTGATATCCGCTTCGCTGACTTCTACTCAGCTCGGTACGGCAGGCTGGATCAGGGGGGCATCAGCACGGGAGGTGCCCGCGTGCTGATTATCGAGACCGACAAGCCCATGCAGATCCGTCCGACTTTGGACCCGTGCGTCATCATCGTTGCGAGGGCAGGATGAACATCGAGCCTGGGTTCTACACGGAGCTTGAGTTTTCTGATCACGTACACAAGTGCTGTGTTGGTGGTGTGCCTGTCGTGATCGGCCGTCTCACCCAGGAGAGTAACCTCGGTCCGGTGGTCTACGCCGCTGCCCTGAACGAGTGGGACCTGCGCCACTGGAAATGCGGCTTCGGTGCGAGAGAAGCCGAGGCTGTGGCGTCTCTGTTTAGCAAGATGCACTTATCGCGGTACCATTAGTCATGAGTGCAGCGAGCATCGTCTTGCTAGCCGTGGTTGGCGGAGAGCTGGCCACGACAGATGCGACTGATGCTGTCCTTGTGCAGATGGCTCCTAGCAGGCATCACGATCCGACCTGGACAGAGCTGACTGATGCCCTGCTGGACCAGCGGAACAGCATCAGGGTGAGTACCTGGAAGCGCGTCCCTGCCCTGTCCCGATAGATATTGCTGTGCCTACTATCTTCCGGCGTGCCCTGCTCCGGTTCCGGAGCTGGTTTCACTACCAGCTCCACCCGAGCGCGATACGCGGGGTGCACGGGCGTGACCGCCGGCTCCGTGACAGGCCTCCGGAGTTAGCGTGAGCACTCCCGAGCAGCAGGACTGGCTGCCCCGGCCTGACCCTACGCATCTGACTGATGCGGCAATCGCGCGGGCGACGGAACAGCTCCGTCGTGACCTGGCTGCTTTGCGAGAGCTTTTCGAGGCTCGCCTGCGGGCGATGGATAAGGCGACGGAGCTGCTAGCTGCCACGGTTGGCAAGGTTCCGTCAGATACAGATAAAGCGGTTAGCGCACTGAGAGATTTGCTGGGTGCCAGGATTGACGGCATGGACGTGGCGACGAAACTGCTAGCTGATAGTGTGCTCCAGTTTCCTTCAGCCACAGATAAGGCCATCGCCGGACTGCATACGCTGCTTAGTGTCCGGTTTTCCAGCGTGGAAGAGGCTATGGCCCTGCTGTCTTCTGGACTGGACAGGGTTCTGGTGGAAACGGCTAGAAGCATGCTTGGGCAGCGGGAAATCCTAGTCGGGGAGATCAGGAATGTTCAGGATGTGGCGACGCAGAAGTTCGAGGCTATCGAGGGTACGTTCGCATCCAACGCCCTGGCCCTGACTGCCGCCCTCGCGGCGCAGAAGGAAGCGGCGGCCGAGCAGAATAAGTCCAACACCCTGGCAATCACCAAGTCCGAGCAGGCCACCAAGGAAACCATCGCGGCCAATGCGGCGCAGACGACCAACAGCCTGGCTTCCCAGGCGGCCACCATCGCGGACCTGAAGGACCGGGTAGTGCGAATTGAATCCGGGGGCCTGGCCTCGGCTACCGCTCGTACCGAAAGTCGTGCAGAAAAGGACGTAGGCCAGAACGCCAGTTACTATCGGATAGCCTTGGTCATCGCTGGGCTTACTACCCTGATCGCTATCATTTCCCTGGTAGCTTTTGTTGTGAAGAAGTAGATGATGGGCCTCCCGTACGTACCTGCGATAGAAGATCCCACGGCTGAGCACCAGATCGTGATCCGGAAGGACGGTGCGGGCATCACGGTGAGCTGCAACTGCTTGCGCCGGGCAGCACAGGCTGAGGATCGGGAGATCATTGAGGAGCAGTCTCGGTGGACCACGCCGGAGGCGCTGAACTCCTACCGCGAGTGGCACTGGGTACACGGTATCGATCTGTATGGACCTGACTAGCACGACCACGCATACCTTGACCTTCAAGTGAAGCGCGATGTCACAAGGTTGACAACAGTAACAACACAGGATAGCTTCACAGGTCACAGCAGTCATCACAGCATCACTCATGAGTGGGGAAGAATGAAGAATCGATTCATTAAAACAGTTGTGGCCGCAGGCAGCTTGGCGCTGATGTCGTTCGCGGCAACAGGTGCGGCTCAGGCTGCTCCCGCAGTCCACGGCGTGGCACCGCCCGCTATCAAGGTCTTTCCGACAGCAGGAAAGCACATTGCTCTCTCGGGCGAGGGCAGCGGCAACCTGACCTACCTGGGCGGACCGGTTCAGACCCATCCCCGCGTCTACCTGGTCTTCTGGGGCAAGTGGTGGAAGTCCTCCTGTGCCGGGCAGCAAGGTCACGGCGCGGCTGACGAGAGCTACCTGACCAGCTTCTTCAACGCCAGGGGTCTCAGTTCGGACATGCTGTCGGCCGTCATGACCCAGTATCACGGGACAGCCGGCCAGCGCTCTGAGTTCGGCAGCAAGGTGCTTTACGGCACGGCGTTCGACTGTTCGAACCCGCCGCAGGCCGCGACGCAGACCCAGCTGGGCAACGTCGCTGTCACGTATGCCAACTACTTCAAGTCGAAGGGGCAGCCGATCAATGTCAATACGCAGATCGTTATCGTCAGCCCGTCCGGTACCAACCCCGGCGGCGGCTTCGGCACTGAGTACTGCGCATGGCACAGCTGGGCCCCGGACGGTTCGCTGGAACTGTCTTACACCAACGACCCGTACATGCCCGACCAGGGCTACAACTGCAGCCTCAGCAACGATCCCCACCCGCTGCAAGGGTGGTCGATCGTCGCCGGTCATGAGTTCGCGGAGTCGGTGAACGACCCGCAGCTTAATGCCTGGCTGGATAATGCCGGGTACGAGATCGCCGATAAGTGCGCCTGGGAAGGACTCTTCACCCAGAGCATCGGCAGTAAGAAGTTCGAGGAGCAGCCGCTGTGGAGCGATGCGAGCAGCGCATGTGCTTTGTCTGATCATGTTTTCGTGGCAAATCCAGGAAACAAGAGCATTCACGTGAATCATGTGGCAATCTTGCAGATCCACGCGCAAGCTTCTACTGTTTACTGCCCGACTGGCTTCGGCCAGTTCTGCTCCTCTCCCAATACCGTTCACCGTCCGGTGAGCTTCACGGCTACTGGCCTGCCGAACGGCCTTCATATCAGCAGCAGCGGCGAGATCACCGGCAGGGCCACCAAGAAGGGGTCCTTCACCGTCCACGTCACCGGAACCGAAGCGGTGACCACGGTGCATTCCTCTGCAACCTTCATCTGGAAGATCACATCATGAAAAAGCTCATTCCTATCGCCTTCCTGGCAGTTGCCAGCGCGCTGCCCATGACCATCGTTGCCTGCTCTAGCTCGTCCAGCAGCACGAGTACTCCTCCTGCTACGCACTCCGCCACGCCTACGCCCCGGACCGGTGCGGAGGTCATCGTCGGAGACACCGCATCTGAGGCGAACAACCCGAAGATCCCGCTGCACGCTACCGGCTTGTTTGCCGATACCGGCAGCATTGTCCTCACCGGCAACGGCAGCAGCGGGACCGGAAAGCTGACCCTCAGCAAGGGCGTGCTCAAGGTCCATCACTCCACTACCCGCAGCCCTGGCACGATCTTCGACTCCAAGACCTGCGCGGTCAAGGTCACCGAGGCAGGGACGTTCCAGATAGTGCCAGGCAGTACCGGGGCGTACAAGAAGCTCACCGGCAGCGGTACCTTCCTCGTCACCTTCACCGGAACGATGCCGCGATTGAAGAGCGGCAAGTGCAACAACTCGCAGAACGCCAACCCGGTCGCCGGTTCCTCCCTGACCGTCTTCAAGCTCACCGGTACGTTCACTGAGCACTAGGCACGGCTTCTACATCACCAGGTCCGGGAGCGCTCCCGGACCTGGTGATAGTGCTGTGCCGCATGATGCCATAGAGGCACAAATAAATCTGAGGGGTTTATGAGGGAACGTATAGACAGTTGACAGTTGAGGCAGTAAGGTACGAAGAGAACGGCCGGGGAAGTGGGAACTGGCCAGCTAAAGTCTCGGAAAGGGACAAGAATGCTACGCAGGAAAATCTTCACCACAGCAGTCGCCGCCGCTTCACTCTGCGGCCTCGCTCTGGCCGGTACTGGGGCAGCGAACGCCTCAGTCCACCCCAAGATCGTGGCGAGTCAGTATCAGGTCGTCAAGGACGGGACCGCCGGCTACTACGACGTGGCCGGCCTGAGCGTGCACAACATCGGTGCGTCAGTCACTCCGCAGCTGGCCGCCGAGAACATCGGCGGTGTTGGACAGGGCGGGATCGGGACGCAGCTCTGCGACCCGAACAACGGCTGGGGCATGCAGGAAGGCCTGGTTTCCAACGGCTCAACGTTCTCGGTCGACTACGCGGTCGGAACCCTGGCCGGGGCGAGTGCTGACGGCTGCGTCGGGAACGGCGTGCTGGCCAACCCGCATGTGCTCAACGCGAACCTGACCGGCCTGATGCCCGGTGACACGGTGCAGCTCTACATGAGCTACGGTACCTACAAGAAGACCAACGGGACCAAGGCTCAGGGCAAGGGCAAGACGTTCGGCGCGGCGACGTTCCAGGCGTTCGACGCGACGACCGGCTTCGAGGTCTACACGGACATCGTGTGGAAGCTGCCGGTTGACGGAAGCCTCAACTCGGCCGGGGCCGGCATCCAGCAGGACACGACCGGGCTCAGTGCCAACACGCCGCTCAACTGCTCCTACTACGACGCCGCCGGGGAAGGCTGCTCCGGAGCCAGCAACGACGTGGCCGACTTCAGCGGGGTCTTCGTGAACGGCAGCCACGGCATCTTCGGCGGCGGGCACGGCCTTGCCACCTTTGGTGACGCGGTTCAGGTCATCACGACCGGCGGCGGGCTGAAGATCAACGCCGCAACCGTCGCGCCCAACGACTCGCTGACCCCGACCTCGGGGTTCGGCGAGTCGGACTTCAGTGTTTACGCGGGGCAGGTGCTTTCGTAGACACTGGCGGTTAGTGCGGAGGAGCCCTGGAGCGGGGCCGGAACAACCTGCTCCAGGGCTTCTCACTTCCCAGTCAGAAAGAAACGAACATGAAGAATCTAATGCGCAGGGCCTGGGGCTTCATTGTCTCAGTCACCCGAGGGCACATCACGAATGCTGAGGCTAGCCGACTGGCGAACGGGACCGGACCACGTTCCCGGGATGACAAAGACTGGCGCTTCAGGGGTTGACAGTAGTCAAAGTTCTGTTAGTGTCTGGGTACAGGAATACATCAGCGTTATGAGCGGGGAATTTATGATCAGGCATGGCATTGCCGCAATAGCAGTCGGGGTCGCACTCGCAGGCATCATTACCGCTTGCGGGGGTGGCGGCTCATCCGCTCCCCCGAACGCCCAGTCCGTTCTCAAGGCGGACGGCTACACGTTCAGCCAAACCCTCACCACGGCAGCGCAGGCCGCTTCTATGCCTGCCGGGGCAACTTCAACCGCAATCGGAACGAATGGCGGTAATATCCAGGCCGTGATCGTGTTCAGCAGCTCGGCTCTGGCGTCCGCAGGAGCAAGCGGGTCGGCGGGGGCCGGGCTCACGACGGCACAGAACGGCGATGTCGTTACGGTCACCGGCAGCTCTGCCGCATTCGCCGCCCAGGGTTCGTGATGATAGTCGCAGCAGTGGCTGGCGGATTCATCCTGGTCGTCTTCCTCTTGACGCTAGCCGCAAAGGCCGGCAGCAGGAGCAGGGACCGTGCGGTCATCGAGAGGATGAACTCAAAGGCGTTCCGGAAGCAGCAGCTTCGTGCCCGTGAGGTAAGAGACAGCATCGACGCCGAGTACCGGCGGCGTACGAACGGGGAGCAGTCATGAGATTCAAGATCACTCGCGGCCCTACGATCACCAAGGCCGTCATCCTCACGGTCGTGTTCGGGGTCATTTTCCTGGCATCGGCCAGCAACCTGCCCTCGTGCAGCGATCCTAATTTTCAGGCCAATGCCCTGACTAGCGGGTTGCTCGGAGGCAACGGCGGCGGTCAGTGCATCGAGAGGCAGAGCTACCTTCACACGTGGTCCGGCTGGCTGGCGGTGCTCTTCCTGATTACTGCCGTGGCTCTCTGGGTCATCAGGTACGGGGCCAGCGCCTTGAAGTCAGTCAGGGCATACGGGCAGGAGCCGGCGAAGACGTCCGGCGGGGATCCTTCAGCGGTTTCTTCCTGGTCCTCGCCTTCTCCGCCTTCTCCGGCATCCCAGGCTGTCCCTTCTTGGCCGCCGGCTGCTGAGACCATGCCGGAGATGGGGAGGATTCAGCCGTGGCAGCCTCCGGAGGATGTTCCCACTCGCCCTGACACGCTTTAACTGAAGGAGCAGAAATGGTTGTCGCCATCATTCTCGTGGTGATCGTGGTCCTTGCGCCCATCGCGTTCTACCGGAAGTTCATCAGCAGGAAGACCCGAGGTCCGGTGTGCCCGGCCTGTCATGGATTCGGGCAGTTCTCGGGCGGCCGTCCATGCAACGTCTGCGGGGGCGGGCAAGTTCAGCGGTAAGGGCATCATGCAGGGGGGCCGGAATCTCTTCCGGCCCCCCGGAACCAGGCAAGCAATCATTCTCAAGAGAAGAGCAAGGCCGTGAAGAGATACATTCCTGTACTGCTCGGCATTCCGTTCGTCGGCCTTATCCTGGCGAGCATCCTCGTGATGAACAACGCTCCTGGCACGGACAAGAGCGGAGCCGTCATTCTGGCGTGGTACAACACCCACCAGCATGTCACTGACGTCAGCGCCCTGCTCGGAACCATCGGTATCGTCTTCGGCATCGCGTTTTTCGCGCTCGTCGTGAACCGCATGCGCGAGCTGTCTCCGGGACTAGCGATCGCGGCGTTCGGCGGGGCTCTTGTCTTCGCTGTCGGCGGGGCTCTCTCGTACGGTGTGGACTTCGCGTACACCGACACCCCGGCGCACGGGGGCATCGCCTCGATCATGGCTCCGGCTACCGCGCAGATGCTCAACTACGTGAACAGCGACCTGTCGTACCCGTTCACCTGCACCGGGCTCGGCGTGTTCCTCCTGGCGGCCGGCATCTGGTTGTGGATGTCTGGGACAGGCCCGCTCGCCTACATCTGGGCCATCCTCACCATCATCGTCGGCCTTGCCGCTGTCTCTGTCTTCCTGGGCTTCATCGCGTTCATCGGGATCGGCGTCTGGGTCCTGGTTATGGCTATCGCGATGACTATCAGGCCGGGCAAGGAGGATAAGCCGCCGGTAACCGTGAAGGATCCGGTGACTGATTCGTGGAGTGCGCTCTGATCCCACCAGGCTTCCCCTGCTGTAGCCTGTAACTGACTGTTAACCTAGAACATCGGAGCATCATGTCCATCGAATCAGACGTAGAGAAGTTCCTTCAGCCCATCGAGGGCGCAGTCACTGCCGCTATCGCAGACCTCAATACCAAGGCCGAAGCCGAGAAGACCGCCATCGCGTCGGACGTGAAGGCCGTGGCCGCTGATGCGGTCGCCGCCGTGAAGGGCAGCGCCCCGGAGGTTGAGGCTGCGGCAAAGGCTGTCTTCGATGCCGTGATCGCCTCGCTCAAGGCTCACGGCCTCTAGCGCGGACGGCTTTAGCGGAGGCCGGCTGGGAGAGATCCTGGCCGGCCTTCTGTGTTATATCCTGTAGGTATGAGAAAGATTGTCGTTGCGGCTGTCATCGCTGGGGCAGCAGTAGTTACGGCTTGCAGCAGCACTTCGAGTACCACCAGTCTTGCCCCTAGTCTGACACCCAGCTCTTCGTCATCGTCTGCTACCCCGGCACCGACTACCCCGGCACCGACCACCCCGGCACCGACCACCCCGGCACCGACCACCCCGGCACCGACCACCGCTCCTGCTGTTCCGGAGTGCACTACGGCAGATCTGTCAGCGAGTATCAGCTTCAGGGATGGCTCGGCAGGCAGCGTCTACTACAACCTGACGCTCACGAACGTCAGCAATGGCTCCTGCGAGACGGCCGGGTATCCCGGGGTGATCGCGGCTAGCAGTATCGGTGCTCTCGGTGCGTCGGCTGTGCGCGAGCCTATGCTCTACGACCGGATTACGCTCGCACGTGGCGGCGCGGCGGTCGCGCAGCTCCGGTATGAGGAGGCTGCGACTACTACCCCTGGCTGTGACATGACGATGGCCACGGTGCTGCGGATCATCCCGCCTAACCAGTACAGCTCGCTTACTGTTCCGTTCGCGAACCAGGTATGCGCGGGTGTCTCTGTTGCTATCTTCCAGGTCTGGCCTGTTACGCCTCGCAGGCTGTAGATGCTGTTCTCAGAATCACCTATCCCGCTCCGCATCGCCGAGCCGACCGGCCTGCTACCGCCGGTCATTGCGCCGCTACCACTCCAGCGTGGCGCCCTTGACGGACTGCCCGTCCGGCGGCTACCACAACGCCAGCACCGACATCGGGGACGTGGGCGAGGCCTGAACGGGCGGAAGCGTCCGGGCGACAACTGGCCACACGACGACCACCGCTGGCCGGAGGCGTGCGCCTGCGGCTACGAGTTCACCCCGGATGACCGGTGGCAGCGGAACGACAGCGGAATCTACCGGCTGCCCGACGGCGCCGAGTTCACCTTCCGGGGCTCGTTCGGGAAGGGCTGCGCCCCGCCGGGGCGATGATCCGCGCCGCCTGGTACGACGAGTACGCCGGCCAGCCCGGCGAGTCGTGGATCATCGCACTCCCCGACGGCGGCGAGTGGATCACCACGCAGAAAGCCAAGGGCGGCGGCTTCTGGACGGTCGCCGGCACGCCGCCGGACATCACCGCGAACCCGTCGATCTGGCACAACGCGCCGTCCGGCTGGCACGGCTGGGTCCGAGACGGCAGCCTCGTGGAGCTGGTGGGCGCATGAGACAGGAAGCACCCGACCCGGAGCCGCTGGCGTACCTAGTCGAGCGGCTGGGATACCGGCCCGGATGGACATTCGAACTGGCCGACATCGACCGGGGGCAGGGCAGTGCGGGCCTGACGCTGATCATCACCACGCGCGGCTACGACAGCTACCACCCGGCGCGGCGAGAACTACCGCGTCAACCACTACATGCCCGTTCCCGCCCGCCGCATTCGACGTCCGGTCATGGCAGCGGTGGCTATTCGATCAGCTTCTGCTCGTCGAGCGGCACGAGGCGATGGAGTTCTTCGCCATCCATGACTCTCCGGGCAGCGAGCACGCCGTCAGGCCCTACGCGCCGAGCCACGGCTTCTGGCCAGGATCCTTACATCGTGCGCGAGATCGGCACTCGCGGAGGATCAGCGGACGTCGTTTCGGAACGAGCGTAATCCTGCCTGACCGACCACCTAAGGAGCTCTCATGTATCCCAGGAATCGCCGGCCGTCGCCGCCGTCCTCGCCTTCGCCGTAGCTCTCTGATCCTCGACCTCGCCGACATCGACCAAGGGCCGCGTCAACGACACCGCGTTCCTCATCGTCGGGCTGCTGTGCCTCGCCATCGCGCTGGTGACCGGCTGGGGGAGATCCTGGCTGGCCTTCAGTGTTCTCAGTACAAGTCCGTTGTTTGGTAGATTCTATATTTAATGCTATCATTAACGTATGACAGAGATGAGAGCATTCGGTATGGCAGGGCAGCGCTTCGGACGCCTTGTGGTAGTCCGCGAGGGTCCGGGTAAGCCAATCAAGAACAAGACCTACCGTCGCCGGACGATGATCTGCCCGCTGTGACTGCGGCTCTCCGGACAAAGAAATACTGCTGGAGCTGCTCACCGCTGGGGGGACTAAGCGGGGGCGCGGTACGAGGTCATGTGGGTGCCTTCGTAGGGAGGTTGTCTCCTGGCAGAACTCGCAGATCAAGAAGACGCACGGGATGCGCAAGCATGAGCTGTACGCCACGTGGACAGGAGAGCGTGCTAGGTGCGGCACTCCTACTAACCCTCAGTACAAGGGGTATGGAGGGCGTGGGATCACGTTCTATGAGCCGTGGCAGGACTTCGCCGTGTTCGTGCATGATGTGGAGGCAGAGATCGGTCCACGCCCGGAGGGCAGGCACCCGAACGGTAAGCCGAAGTACTCGCTGGACCGTAAGAACAATGACGGGAACTACGAGCCAGGCAACATCCGGTGGGTGACAGACCATGAGTCAATGTTGAACCGCCGGTCAGTTCACGTGCTGACAGCCAGGATCATGGAGCTAGAAGAGGAAAACCGCAGGTTGCTGGCGGAGTTGGGTGCTATGACGGCGGAACTGGATGTGGAGCGTGAGCGCTACCGATAGATAGTAGCGACAAGAAGAGGCCACGGAGCCTGTACTTCTGTAGCAAGAAGGGACAAGTGGTTTCCCTCATGTCGACTACGCCGACCTTCGAGGGCTTTTTAGCCTCAGTCACGCAGCCGTGCTTGGACGCGTCTAAGTACGACCGTCTCTGGCGCACTGGCACTGGTGCCGAGTCCCAGACCTCTCTACGGCGTGCCGCAACGGCACTCTGGCCACCGACTCGCGGCACGTTCGAGAACACGGGCGACGACTTCGTCCTCTGAGTGAGTGGTTCTGGTTCAACTTCGCGAACCTGACCATTGAGTCCGGCTTCGTCACCTTCTCCACGCTCGCCCAGGTCACCGGCCAGACCGTGATCAGCTCGTCCGGCACCAGCCCGAACGACTACTACGGCCTGCCCCTGTGGGTGTACAGTCGTCCCTCAACCAGATCACCCGCCCGGTGGCGCTGCGCGTCCCGGCCCGTGACTCCGCAGGGCGCGGTGCAGGACGCATGGACTTCATCCTCTACCGCGTGCAGTTCATGCCCTTCAACTTCACCGGTCCAAGTCCTACAAGAACGGCCTCACCGTCTCGCCTCGCAGGACGCGCGCTGATGTCGCTTTACGATGAGCGCGGGAATGCTCTTCCTTCTAGCTATCCCCGCTCCCTCGGGCGTATCGTGAACTCCCCTGGTGCGCTCAGCGGTGCCTTCGTAAGCGAGCCTTTCCAGGGAATATAGTATTTGTAGCGGTCCAAGGCTTGTGGTAGAGTGGAGACACTTCATCACAAGCCTTGGAGGCTGTCGTGCGTACTATCCCTCTCGTCAACACTGATCTTGTTGCTCGTGTGTCTGACTGGAAATACACGCTGGTCATGGAACACGGTCCTTGGTACCGGCATCTCTCCAAGAGCAAGTACTCCGAGCGCATGTATGCTGCCCGGCACTGGACAGATGCCAGCGGTGGGCACACTCAGCTCATGCACAACCTGGTGACAGGACAGCTTCGTAGTACTCTGCGTTGA